TCTTAAAGCTCCGGAGGGATTCATTGCAGAAGAAGGTCCGAGGGGTAACGTTTGCGCGCTACCCCTCAGCCTATCTTTTTAGCTCTTACGGGTTATTGCCTTCTACGAGACCGGGGATGGTCGAAAGATTTACGTTGTCCCCGAGATCGAGAATGTCAATGCCTGTGGTCCCATTTTCAATTGGGCGCCAGCCAGTGACTTCACGAGCGACGTATGTGAACGCCATTTCGTTCACGATATCGTCAACTGAGATTCCCGAACCTTCGTTCAGGATCTCAGCGCCCATGATGCCCATGGTCATGACCTGTCCAACTTCGTTAGCACCTGTCAGGGTGACATCGAAAGGAGGAACCTGGTCAGCATAGATCGGGGTTGTAAGACGTGCGACTACCGTATTATCAACCTGATCTACTGGTGCAGGAGGCAAGCCGTTTACACGTCTGCGGATGATGTTCTCATCCGTATGACCGACGTATAATGACTTGTTCATGATGCGGTGTAGAGCGTGGCGATCGAACAGGATGAATATCATTGATCCTGCGATACCGCGCTTCCCACGGCTAAATGACCGTGGGTCCGCACTACCCATTGTATAGATGGGTGCCTTTTCTCTTGTGATACTATACGAGATACCTTGGATCTCACCGATACGTTCATTATCGAAGTATGCGATGATATCAACGCCTGAGAAGGACGTATAGGTTCTCGTATATTGACTGGTTGTTAGATCCGCCATCTGTTGTGCTCCTTAGTTATTAGATGTTCGGTTTAATCACAACAACGGCTCTGATCCTGCGCGTTTCGAACTCCGGAACTAGCGTAAGTTCGATGTTCATGTTCCCTAGAACACGATCTGCGTCGCTTGCTACGACCTTGAAGTCGTACTGACGTAGAGCCCCTGTAGTACAGAACTTCTTGTATTGCTTGTCCAGGGCTGTCTGGAGAGCATTTCTCATCGCATCGCTGTTCGGTTCGCCGATGAATGGATCCGCAACAAGGCGGGTCATCTTCATTACGGCGTTTACGATACGCATTACCTGTAGTCTGTTATAGTCAGACCCAGGCCGTGCCGCTGTGGGAGAATCCGTTACTAGAATACCCCTGTTGGTACGACGGAATGTTACATACCGCGCACCTGCAAGTTTGTCCAGCTGGGACAGCGACTTTGAGTAGTACAAGGTGCTGATACCAGGGACGATCTTGTTAGTTGGCGCACTGTGGGGAACTAGGGTTGATACCAATCCTGCGTATGCAGAACCGCCCAGGCCCGTATAGGTTGCAGCGCCGCCACCTGTAGTGAATGCTCCGTTGGAGTAGGTAGGCTGCTCAGCGACGATCGATAGATATCTTCCGATATCAACCCTGTTGTTCTTACGATCAAGCAGGATTTCAGTCGTTGCTAGAGGAGGCAGACCATACTTCGAATCATCGCCATCGAAGTTAGAGGCGTAGAAGCCAGGGAGTACAACGTTTCCAACTTCACCGACTAGGTAGGGTTCGCCTAGCAGGCCGGTTCCATTCTGAGTAATGACACCCAGAACGTTCGTGGTTGGTAGCGTTCCGATGTAATCTGCTACGTATGAAAGCGTACCAGATGCAGCGGGCTCTACGTTCATAACAACGATAACTTCGTTGTTTTGGCTACTCATCTCATAGGCTGCGAAGGCTGCCTGATAACCGAAGTTGGTAGGACGGCCGGATACTGGTGTTACTGCATCAAACGCATAAGCGTCTGCTGGGTAGATAACATCAGCATTCCAGTTCTTCAGTAGTTCATAGGCATAACCAAGAGCCTTGTAGTAATTGGCAGTGTTGATTTCGAATAACTCTGGTGAGCCACCTAGCGAAGTGAACAGAGGATACACGATATCCGTTGCCGGGTCTGTGTATGTTGCTGTTCCCCACTGACCGAGATTGAAGCCGAATACAGTATTTGCTCCTGCTCCTAGAACCTCGTAGATAGCCTGGGTTAGTGAAGAGTTATTAGACGCTAGGCCATAAACAAATTCGGCCTCATCGCCTTTGTTGATTCGGATTGGCTGATTGATATAGTCATCGGCATAGGTATGACCTTCTGCTCCAAAGCCGATAACTAGGACTAGGTCGCCTGTCACGTTTGATACGTTGACCTGCAGCCCGCCATCGACCAGCTCACTCTCGAATACTGGTAGGTTTTCAGTCCGGGCCATTAATGTCCTCCTGTTGGATTAACCATGATCTGTTAGTTCTGCTGTTCCTACTGGTGGCACCAAGTCTGCAATCTCGGGTATAGTGTCGGGATCAATAACTCCGCTTACCGGATGCCCCTGCATTTCCCTGAGGAAGAGATCGGACTCTTCGTCAAGATCGTAATGCACTTCAAGTTCCAAATTAATCTGGGTTACTGCAGTCCTCGGAATGATATAGAACTCTTCAGTTCTCACATAGTATTGGAGAGTTCTGCAAGCTATATCGTCTCTCCACTGCGTGACATCCTTGTCAACTCCGCGTTCCCAGAACTCAATCTTAGAGAACCCTTGCCTCATGATGCTCCCCTTCATGAACTCCATGAAGGTCTTGAACCACGAAGCGAGATTGTCAGCTCCTCTTCCCGTAGAGGACCAGCAATCGAATTGGACCAAATTATCCATGGGCAGTGCTACCACTTCATAGAGTATTCCCGGTTGGTCCGGTACTGAGAAGGTTTCTCTATGTTGAGGAGCGCGTTGCCGCTCCTTACCAAATGCCGTATGGATACCAGCCGGCGCTTGGAACCTCAATGTATATGTTACTAGATCAGCAAACGGGTGCAGAAAGTAGAAGTCCTCTAGGGTCTTAAGATCTGTTCTAGTCCTGATAAAGGAGTTCTCCGTTATCTTCTGCCCTGGATAACTTGCTACTAGAGGAACCCAAGTCTCTCTGCCCCTCTTCATAATCTTCCCCTGAAATAACTTCATGGCTCTCAGGGCCACCGTGGTAAAGTCCTCGATCGTACCATGGCGGTCCATCTTTAGCCGCGGAAGATCAGGGTACTCCAGCGACGTTAGATCCGTGGGAACAACGGTCCCGTTTAGATTAGTAGTACCCATAAACATGTTACCCATGGGTTACCACTCCTCTTTTTGGCAGATCGCCCTTATAAACTCGATCCTCCCATTGTCAGCCCTATATATCTTATCAACAGTTACTCCTATTATCTCGGGATCTTTGTTACTCTTAGCCTTATTCTGAAACTCTGTGAGAAGTTGCAGATTATGGGCTACATGAAGCCCACATGAATTATGGCCTTTTAATGGATAAATATGGTCTATTTGACACTTAATCCCAGCAATTTCTTCTATCTCCTTAGCAATATATGAAAGTCGCTTATATTCAGCTACCACCTCTTTAGAGGCCCACGCTGGGGTCGCCCTTAGCTTGCGAGCCCTTCTGGTAGCTGCAATCGCTCGCATTGCTTCAGGATGAGCCATTTGCCATGTTCGAGTAGATGCTCTTACCTTGGTTATATTTCTTGCTTGATACTTACTGACTATATTCTGAATACGACTCTTATTAGTTTTAGCGTACTTGGCCCAATTCTTCTTCATGCAGCTCTTGCATTGACTATGTAATCCGTCCTTGCTGCAATAATGCGCGTAGTACTCGGAGCGATCCTTCTTAGTTTTGCATCCTGAGCAGAATTTCATTACCATTCCTCGCTCTGACAAATTGCTCTTATGAATTCTATTCTTCCATTATCAGCTCTATAAGTAATAAGCTGAAGTATCTTGAATTTCTCTCTCTGCTGTAATTCTCCTAAAGAACTTGGCAGAGCCCCATTAACCCCTAGATTTAGCTCGATTATCTTATCTATGTCTTTGAGCTCGGTATTGTACTCAAAGAAGAAGTTATGGGCGATTATATCAGTAATTCCAGGGGGTGTTGCCATATAGGATGCAGGCAAAGCCCCACTTTTAGAGCCTACAAGGGAGCGCCACGCTGTACATAGGAACTCAGAGTAGGCATAGCCCTCCCCGTGACAAACGGAGCATTTGGGGTCGGGTTCGCGATGCTTCTGGCCCTTCTCCTCTAGCATACAGGGGCACGTACTATCCATCCTGCGAATGAGGACTTTGTGGCCCTCCCCAGGATGATTGCGATCTCCGAAGAGTATCTTATGTAGCTCTGCCCTAAGATCAATGTTCCCCACAGTGGCCGTACCAATGTACAGTCGCTGGCTATTAGATATGGCTAGGTCTCTAGGATATAGGTCAGCCATTAGAATGTACCTGTGCTAGTCGTTCCGCCGCCCGTACCAGTAATCCAATCAGTCCTCTTTGGAGGATTGCGCGGGTCTTTAGCTCCCCAAGCAACCTTAAATCCGGGCTTCCACTTTGCCTTACCTGTAATGTAGGCTAGCCAGTAAGCTACAGACCCAGGAGTTAGATAGTCTCCTTCGAGCTTATTAATTAGTGGTCCTACTGTTGCAGCGTAGAGCATTCCATTGCCCTCGGTAATACGTAGATCGTCGAGAGACTTGGAGGCGCCGGGGCCGCCGCCTAGCATGACACCATCAACATAGTCGAAGAACCTAGCCTTGAGAAGATCTAGACAGGTCTTGGCAAGGACATATTCCTTGACGTAGCGAGGCGCACCTGTTACCGGGTTAACGATAAAGGCTGGTCTTGTCGTGGTGATAACAGATGGTTCGAAGATGTTCGATGGGAATGGCTGGATAACTCCTGGCCTCTCTCTTGAGTACCAGTTAGCCAGCAATGAGTTGGTATGAATCAATCTATTAATAGTATCGTCAGGCACATTATCTATAATGTTCCCTAGAACAAGCCTTACATGGGCTACGCCAATGTAGAGAGGATTGTATCTTGTGGTGAAGTAGAACTCATAGTCTTCTCCATCTACAAGTGACGATCCATCTGTCGCGCGGATCGAGGAGGGGATCGTAACGTCGATCTCTTCGTTCTCATCAAAGAGAACATTTGTATCAAAGGTGAAGATTGCTCTCCAGCCAATTACAGACCATGACCCACTATGCGATAGGTCTTCAGTGTCAATGAATGGATCCTGAAGCACATTCTGTGTTGTGATAGATACGTGGCGACCATCAACTGTGGGGTCTGTGCCATCTAGCATATCTGGTGAGACAGGCTTGTTGAAGTAGATAGTGATTGTTGGTAAGCCAGAGGCATTTAGAAATACACCAGAGGGGCTAATGTTTGTTGCCCTATCGGTAGGTATCGTTCTTACGATATCAAATGGCGTGTAGTAAGTAACACCTGATGGGTAAAGAATGTCTGGGTCCACACCAGAAGGGAAAGGTGTAGACGATGTAGGCAGGAATCTACCATCATTGGTTGTGAAGGTGAACTGGTAGTTAGAAGGAAGATAATCTGTTTCACCCCACATATCAGGAAGGGTATGAACGCCATTCTCCCCGCCAAGCACAACGAATGTATAGTCATGCCTAACAAGAAGAGGCTCTAGGGGCGTGAAGGTTGCAACGAGGGTGGTCCCATTATAAGTAATGGTACCGTCTATGATGTTGGTGTCTTGATCGTAGAGTACGAGGGTTCGTGTGGTAATGGACGCGGGGTCCATTGCGGTATCGAATGTTACCTGAATCGTAGACCCGATTGCTACTTCGGTCTCTCCATTGAGCGGAGAAGATGAAATGATCTCGGCCATTCCAGCAACTCCTTAATGGATGGTTAAGTCTTAATGCATATTACGAAGGGTTTCCCATCTTGATCGAGTTCATCTTCCTCCTCAACCACTATGGAGTTAACTAAGGAGTCAGGAAGTACAATCCTGACCGGTACAGAATTACCGGCTGGTGGATTTTTAGGCCCACCAACCGGGTTGTTCTGTTCATCACTCATTATCTATCTCCCAGTGATTAGATATTGCGCGTCGGCTCGGTCATCGTGGTGATTGAATGATCGTGCTTGAAGTCGTAGCTGTTTGCGATTGCGATGTTACGAGCAACAACCACTGACTTGCCCTGTGATAACAGGCCTAGGCCATAGCGCTCACGAATCTTCAGCTGACGAATATCCTTTGCAGGATCGTCGAACTGTTCTGTAGAGATGTCATCCTTCTGGACCAGGATGCCGGCTTCGCTGTCGTCGATTACATAAACGTCAGTTAGCGGCGTCTTGGCTAGGCCACTGGTCGTAACCAGGGTGTTGCCAGCGGATGTTCCGTCAGACTGCTTTACCACAGCGGCGCCCTTAGGTACGAACCGCACGTATGGTGAAACCAATACGCGTAGAGGTACCGGGAACACTCCCTGAGGAATGGTCGTCTGAGTTGTTGACAGGTTCGGGGCGATTGTCTTGTACTTCAGGTTCTGTGCTGCGTCCCAGCCCGTCTGTCCTACTGAACCGGAGAACATCCCGCCCCAGTAGTTTTGGTTCTGCATCCATGCCATTTCACGGAGCATGGGGTTTTTAGCCACCATGAGCCATGCCAGGGGATGCATAAGGATTGTCTTCGGGGTGAATCCAGAGTTGATCAGGTACGCGATCATATCGAAGATATCATCGAGATGAAGTGAACCGTTCACAGCTCCATCGATGCCACGGCCCGTAGTTGCACCTACAACACCGGTGGTAGGTTCGACGTTGTCGAATACCTTGTAACCGAATGTTGAGAATAGGGTCGAGCACTTTGATTCCTTGTGATGTGCAAGAGCACGGCCCGCTGCACGAAGGTGAAGACCGATGACATCCCATTGACTGTCTTCGATCATTTCTTCGGTCACACGAACCAGCACGCCGGACTTCGTGACGTTAATAGCCACGACGTTCCCGGAACCGATTTCTAGCTGCTTCTCTGGATATGCACTGCCTTCAGCAACGTCTTCTGCAGTTAGAGCTCCGACAGCTGGGAACTCGATCGAACGCCCTTGATTAATGCGCACGGTCTGGAAGAAGTTGTTTGAGATGGTCAGGACAGGCTCCACGGCTTCTTTTACTACTGAAGAGATTACCTTCGGTAGGAAGATAGAAGCATCGCTGGAGACTAGAAGATCCTTGATCTTCATTCTCTTGCCATCCTCGACGACGCCGTTATTCAAGAATGCGGCTTCCGCCATCTTCTTGAATCCGTCTTTTACCACGTCTTGGATCTTTCCGTCACTCATCGAATTTGCCTCCTGTGGCTTTTTGGTTAGAATGTGAGGCGGACGCGAAGGGCCTTAGTTGCACCCACTAGGCTTACATGGCCGGGAAATCCACCGGTCTCTGACCCAGGCATCTCACTCATAGGATAGGTCTGCACGTGCTCTAGCATGTCCTTCGGGAAGTCCGTATCTACTGCTAGAACCTGACCAACCTTCAGTCTCACATCGTCACCCGTGTTCCACTTCACATAGTTGCCATTAGCATCTGGCTTTACCCAGTCGCCAGCAACGAAGTCGTCAGCGTTTGCATCATCAGCGCCATACGCTACGGCAATCGTCTTCGATGCCGCAAGTAGCGTTGCGTTTGCTTCTGATGTTGCTCCACTGTCAACGTACGTAAAGTAAGGAACCTCCACCACTCTCTCACAAAGAAGAGGAAGCGTGTCGGACTGCAGCTGGTAGTTGTTGTAACGTCCCTTGGTATTCTGGAACATATCCATAGGGGCTACACCAAGCGGCCATACAGAAGCTGCACGTGTGCAGGTTGAAGTTCCGCCTACAACAGCATTGCCACTCTGGTCGCGAACGCCAGCATTCTGGTCATTCACGGTGTATGTCGTGGTGATAGTTCCCGCGGTTCCGTTGCAAGGAATAAACTTGCCTGCGGAATCGATTGATAGGATAGTTCCCTTCTTAATAACGACCCAGTCTTTCAGTTCCAGGTCCATGAAGGACACAGGTAGCCAAGTTGCTGGCACCATGAGCCCACCCACAGCCGGACGATCGGTATCGCTGATCTCGAACTGAGGGCGTGTCCTCTGAACATAGGGATACGGACGGACTGGTTTCTGAGATGAAGTACCTACGGTCTCAGCCATTTGTGTTTCCCCCTTGAAATGTTGTTTCTAATTACCGTGTGGGCGGATTGAACTTACCGCTCAGCATCAGCTTTGCTATTGACAGTGGGTTAGCACTATCAATTGCGCCATGGAGCTGCTTAACCGGGTCGGCAACTAGTTCACCACCCTCGCCCTCCACTTTAAGGTCCTTCGGAGTGATACGCTTTGCATTCTTAGTAGCCGCAGCTTCGAGGTCCTTGAGCTGATCCTCTAGTGAATCCGCGCTGCGCTTCTGCATTTCATCGAATGCTTTCTTGCGATCGTCTGCCGACGGGTATGTTTCCAAACCTAGTTCTGACTTAAGGTCCAGAACTCGATTGATCTTTGAGTCCTTTAATGTTGCCTGCAGGGACGTGGCCTTCTCTAGGAGAGCCTTGTGCTCATCCTCTAGTTCCTTGACACGAGCTTCCAGCGTCTTGATCTTTGGATCAGGTTCTGGAGTCTTTGTATCAGCTACAGGAGGTACCACTTCCTCGGCCTTGGGTTCTACTACTACTTCGGCTTCGGGAGCAGGTACTGGCTTCGAATCCTGAGTTTCAGTAACTGCTGGTTCAGCAGGAGCAGCTTCTGACTTAACCTCTTCAGGTGTGGTCGTTTCTGCCGCTACGACTGCTTGAGTGTCAGCTACTGGAGTCTCAGCCTTCGGTGTCTCCGCCGCGGGCGTCTGAGCATCAGCCTTGATTTCTGTGTTATCTGCCAAGGTGATAGGCTCCTTCCTGGTGGAGTCCTCAACTACAACATTGTTGTTGAGGTCTGGCTTCACAGCAGTTGATCCAATAGCATGGATCCTCTTACCGTAAATCTTGTACAGACTATCAACTGAAGTAGAATCATTCAGTTTAACAGTCGTCCCCAGTGAATCATTCAGGGCATAGAGTCTGAATAACCTACTGGCATTGCAATCTTCAACTGCCTTCTCACGAACCGTGGCATCCTTGTAGTTATATACCTGGAGTACCTGGCTCTGCGTCTCTTCGTTAATCTCGCGTGTTACGATCTGAGCGAATGGATCTGCAGGTTCATTCACGAATGAGAGTTCATCCCAGATGAAGTCTCCACCTGTCCAGTACGCTAACTTCGCTTCACCAGTTTCGTCCTCATCATATTCATGTCCGAAGCGGTGATGGCACTGGCCGTCTGACAGCCAGTTCTTACCACAAATTGAGCACTCCATCATATCGGTGTCTCCAGAAACAGAGACCGTTAGATAGCGCCCGTCAAGCACCTTCTGTACTGCCGTAGGATCTGAGACCTTGACTAGGTTCTGTAGATATCCTAGTCCACGATACTTAAAGTCTGAATCATAGACCGATGTCTTAACATCAGGTATCTGCGCCGGGGTCATCCTCTGATAGATAGACCCTTCGATCCTGCCAAGAGGCTCGCCATCTCTCTTATTATGATTCGCAAGAAGCGGCTTCTTGTATGGCCTTACCCACGTCTCGGCAGATCGCTGCAAACCCTCGGGTGTGTAATAACCGTAGTTGCCGTTGACGATACCTGCGTGAGTCACTGCTATTTCGGATAGTACTGAAACCTTGTCATTCGAATGAGCCGTGTCGAGGACCATGTTGGACAGTTGGTCCTTGATCTTCTTAGAGATGGCTCCAACAGCGTCTTGGATGCCGAAAGCTTCATACACTCTCATAAACTTCTTAGGCATTCGAATCCTCTGTTAGGTCAAAGCTGCATTCGCAGTTAACATGGTGGGGCGGAAGATCAAGAGGGCCCACGTGCTCTAGGACGATAACCCTACCGTCCATATTCTTGCACTCGTCGCAGGCCTTAGAAGAAGCCCGGAGAGTGGCTTTCTTATATCCTTGCTGTAGGAAGCCAGCCATTCTTCCAAAGTTGAAGGCGCTGGCGATAGAGGTTCCTGCAGCATGATCGATATGGAACTGACGCACATCGAAGATGTTAGAGGCTTTCTTGAGGACTTCAGTCTTGTCAAGAATCCCCAGAGTATTCATAACATCATTTCTAAGGTTTGTCATGGTTTTGTGCACAAATCCTTTATGCACGTCCAGGACAGCATCTGACTTGGCATCTAGGATGTCGGCTAACTCCCTGGAGTCCATGGCCACCTTAGCTCCCGAAGAGTGGAACCCTTCTAGAAAAGCCTGTGAAATATGGGGTTTGCTCGTGGTCTCAATAGAAGACTCAGTAACACCGAACACCATTTCAAGGTTATTTAACTGGGTCATCTGCATAGGGAACTGAGCATTTTCAATGATCTTTAGAACATCGCTGCGGCAGGCATCATATCTGTCTAGGATAGACGTGCGTAGCTTTGCTGAGCCCGGAGCAGTCTTAGACATTCTAATATCAGTGAAGTCCCTAGTTCTCTTAGGAGACATCTTTGTACCATGCTGGTTGGATGGCTGGTCGGCAGCCTTTACCGCATTGCGGGCGCCAACTGCAGCCTCTGCTTCTGCGACGGCAAACTCAGATAGCTTGGCTGCTCCGAATAGGAAGAAGTTAAGCTTCTGGAATTCTTCACCTTCAACCTCTAGAGGATCCAAGCCCAACTGTGTTCTGAACTCGTCATAGTTGATTGCTTGGTTGTTGAACTGGTTGATGATATGATTCTCTTTCTTGATCTTAGAATCCATGTCGATCTCAGCAAACTGGATCCTGGCATCTATCTCTTCTGTTTCAGAATAGATATCATACCCACCCTCTTGTAGAAGTTCGTTGATTACGAACTCGTTAAAGAATGCTACGAAGACATCTTGATAGAGTTTCGCTTTCTCGACTAGGCCGCGGTCAATGACCTCTGCGCCTGCACGCGATGCACCGCTCGTGAGACCGAACGATGTTGCGCCAATACCAAGCCCTTCAATGACCCTGTTATGGAAATGCTCGATGTACTTGGCAGCATCAATCGCTTCGCCTTCCGCGCCGAGGACTTCGATGTGATGGCGCTCCGGCGTGACGAACCCACCTTCGGTCGGCATATTCTCGATGTCATTATAGATCTTTTCTATCTCTTCTGGCTCAGAGGGCATCTTCTCTGTACCAACGATATATTGGTAGAGCGGGAATAGATGCTTATGGATTAGCATTTCTACGTTCTCTTCCATCTTGCGAAGGACACGTAAGTCATCAATAACAGGCCAGATGAATGGAGTGCCTACATTGTTTCTCTCATTCTTATAGGCATAGAAATGAACAATGTCTTCTGGACGCACGTTCTTAGTCTTGCCTCCACCGCCTTGTGCGTTGGGGCCGACAACATACTTCTTGATGTTGCCGTTGTCATCTCTCTCGGGGGTGACTGAGGTAGCATCTAAGCGTAGATAGGTAGCGATTGGATCTAGGGAGTTGCCGGCGTTCTTAACTGGGTTTCCACTGGACATCTCTGCATCACGTACTTTATATAAGAAGCAGTTAGAGTACTTCACTAGATCTTGGAATATCTCTCGGATGAAGATGCTGACAGGCTTACGAGCCACCATGGATAATTCCCTCAGGCGCCTACGGATATAGGCAGCCATCTCGGAATCTCTGGAGACAATTGCATATCCTCCATTGACGCACTTCTCCTCAATCTTGGAGAAGGCCTGGAAGGCCAGAGACTCATTATCGACGAAGCGGTCGATTGCTTTGAGATCGTAGTCTTGGACCTGTTGGGCGGCTCCGCCTAGGGCCGTACGAGTAGAGGCCGGGTTGGGCTGTAAGGCCTTACGAATAACCTTGATCGTTCCCGGATCAAACTTATCTTCGACTGTGGCGACTGGCTTTCTACTAAACCAGCTACCCATCTTGCTGAATATGGTGGCCATTACCTTTTCTCCCCTAAGGCGTTGATCCATGCCGATATGCGCTCCATGTCTTCCTTTGGAACACGCTTTAGGCAGTCGTCAAACTTGTCTCTCTTACGATCTCCAGAAGCACCTTGCGGTGTTTGGTTATCATCGCCTGTTGGCGTTGTACCACCACCGCCATCATCTGGAATGCCAAAGGCATCCTCTGGAATGCCAAAGGCATCCTCGGCCCGACGGGCAATAGCTCTTAATTCACCGTCAGTGGGGAGAAGGGTATCTTTACACATCTCTCCATTTTGTCTTGCCCTGATGAGTATCTCAATTAGCTTTAGTAGTCTACGAATATACTTGGAGTCTGTTAGGACTCCTATGTGAACTTGCTGATATTCGTTCTGGAATCTAAGGCTATTATTCCATTCAACGATAAGTTCTAGTAGCTGTAGTTCTATATCCTTTAGATATTGTAACAGTTTATTGACGAATACGTTCCACGATAAGCAACCTGCTAGCTTAGTGGAGGCGGCCACCCTGAGCTGCTTGCCAATGCCATCATTGATGTTGTTATAGACATTGCTTAGTATTGAGGCTATCTTGGATAAGATGAGACTCTGGATAGACATCCATAGGTTATTGAGACTTGCGTCAACATTTCTAACTAGGAGGGTCTTACCGTTCAGGGCTATCTTCAGGATTAACCTCATTGCCTTCAGGTCTTTCTCTGAATTAGCGCCTAGGTATCTAAGCATACAACAGAAGAGGTTATCTACAAACTCGCCCTGTAGAAGGCGATCCATTCTATCTAGGGCTGAGCCTGTGAAGTCCTTCTGGAGGGTAAGTACACTTAGCATATCCTCGGGAACCTTAAGGGCCTCTGTTGCTACTGCATTGCCAAACTTATCAGCTGCTTGTGCAGTATAGAAAGCATTCTCAGCAAAGTACTTTAGAGATCCCTTGGCGTGGGATTGGCGTTTCTTCATTGCTGAGAAGTGGCGATATAGAACAGCAGCATCGGGCCACTCGGAGTCTTCTGACTCATAGGCCTTGTCGCACATGTAGTTAGATAGCATTACGGAGTCGAAGCGCTCAACGTCTCGCTTCATCTTGGGACCACCTGCTAGTTTCTGAGTAGCCCAATTCATTCCCGCATTGAGAGCCTTGTTAAAGAAGATGGAAATAGCAATCTTCTTAGCAGCGCTCATAATAGCGCTTGCTGCCTTAGCCGCAACACCAGCTACGGGACTAATGGCACCCAATCCGCCGACGCCTGTATCGTCCTTCTTTTCCTTCTGAAGATCATTGGTTCTCTTTGTGGTTGTCTTCTGAGGAGCGAAGGACACAACAGCAATAGCATTAACAATAAACTTTAGGATGGCCAGAAATAGCATTACTAGGAGTACGGCCTTACCGGGGTTCTCATTAAAGTCGTTGGGGCGCTGCTCGCCAGCATAGGGCGTAGGCGTAGCTGTTGCAGGAGGAATGTAAGGAGCGTACTGACTCCATGGATCATTGGGGTCAGCCTCGGGCTCTGTGCTGTCGGCGTCGTTATTCTCCCCTAGATCCTCAATGACATCGTTGCCATTATCAGATTGTATCTGTGCAAATGAGTCTGGATTGTACGGGTCAAAGTCAGGGAACTCGAATGCAAGATCTACCATGCGCTTGTAGAAGGCCCAGCAAGACTCAGTCTCTCTCTTGTGGCGAAGGAAGCGTTCACGGATAGAAGTTGGCAGATTGGTACATACCGTCATGTTCTGACCAGCAGCATCTAGTAGGGAGAGTGTCTTGTCGAATCTCTTATCTAGTGCTTCGTAGTCAGCCTTAAGAGCAGTGGCGTCTCGCAGACTAGTCTGTAATACAGCGACAGTAACTTCGGGTGGCTTGCTGTTTATACCTTTGCGCTTAGCTCCTGCTATCTTGCGTGGGTTAAACTCTGGGCGCCCATTGAAGTAAACATCACTCTTCTCGCTAGGTGTGTTAATACCACGTCTTGCCATTAGATGTCTCTCTTGATGGGACGATTGTGTTTAGCAGTTCTATACTTGCCGCGTTCCCACAGTCGTGTGGTCTTGAAGAAAGCGCGCTCGTCCTTCTGTATATCTCTTGGACGTATACCAGAGTTAGTCTTCTCTCTATCAATTATCCTGACGATACCATCAGATGCCTGAGAAGCTGGTTCGCCCATCGGGCCAGCAATCCGCATTTCGGTTGCGTATATAGGCTTGCCTAGATCTGTGAACTCCATCGTGTATGCTAGCAGAGCAAGGTTCACCGCGTCAAGTACGTGGTCGTTCCCTGTTGAATAAACAGGACGCCCCTCCCTGGACCGCTTCTCAACAGAGTAATCACTCAGCTGCTTCTCATATTCCTTATCTGTTCTATTAAGCAGGACTAGGTTCTTTTCATAGAAGGAGACCGAGTTATTGACCATGAAGGGCTTCATGGCCTTCTTTACTATCTGCTTAGTTACAGGGTCCCGGATCTCTTGGCTTGACCCAAAGTCAATAGCCTTAAGCTTGTTAAGCATGCCCGAATCGGGGTTTGCATGACCAAAGCGTCTTAGCTCTTCGATCTGAGTTGAACCAAAGCCTTGGTCGACATAGATGTACTTGGGCTGCCATACTCCGTTAAGTTCAATGATCTTGGCAACAGCCTTAGACTGAGTAAATTCCTTAGCATCTATAGCAACACGCGTAGCTACACGAAACCTTCCCTTGATGCCGGCTCTTATATCCTCATGAGATACTAGTTTCGGGTTATACTCTATAATCGCAATCTGGACACCGTTCTTTGATGAGTTCCAGTCGACACCTATGGTATACATGCAGCCATCTAGTGGGACAGCAGCCTTATAATCCCAGACTCCATCTTGCCCTAAGAAGAGTCCCGCCAAAGCCTTGGCTCTTTCGAGATAGGCCTTCTGGTAGACCCCCTCCATCTCTTCTCCCCACTCGGCGAGCACTTCATGGTCCCAAGCGGTGGAGGTCCCAAACTGTTCACGGAACTCCCGTGACATATCTTCGTTCCAGTTCGGATTGATCATGGATGAGTAGTGGAACTCTTTGAAGCGTGAGTTCTGTGACCAATCATAGAAGAACTCATGCTTACCAGTAGGTGTTGAAGAAGCCCAGAGGAACTTATCATCCTCGCTAGCTTCATTAGTCTTCTGCAGAAGAACAAGGATAGCATTGACATCTTCGCGGGCTAGATAGTCAGCCTCATCGAGATATATAACGTCTGCTTCCTGGCCACGAACAGAGGCGGCACCCATGCCCGACTTAGACCCAGCGGTTAGGCCTAGGATACGAGAGCCGTTGCGCAACTCAAGAGTATAGGGATTATTGATACGCCTAGAGACAGAACTCTTAACATTAGCAGATTCCTCGACCCACTCATCAAATAGTCTGAAGATTTCCTTGATCTGGATCTCATAGGGAGCGATGATTAGGATCTTCTTCTTCTCGTGAGTATAGGCGTAGTGAAGACAGTGTATGCCCATAGAGATGGTCTTGCCGACACGGCGCCCGGTGCGGCTCATACGTCTCTGAGCTGTACACTTGATCATCAACTCTTGGTAGGGACGTAGAGTTATATTGAGCTCTTTCCTAGCCCAGACTACAGGGTCAAGTTGAGCTCTAAGATCTTCAAGCTCTTCCTGGGTGCAGTCCTGAACAGGCATGCCCTCTAGAACATCATTTGGTATGAATGAGCATTTCAGGAAGGAAGCTTGGGTTCCAAACTTCTGTTGGCGTGCAAGCAAACACTTGACGCATTCCGGGTGCAATTGATTGTGCATGACAGTCCTATATTACAGAATTGACTTCCGGCCCATGCATTTCTTTGCAAGCTCATCGGCAATCTGCTCGGCGGTTGGGTTAACAGTTACGCTGTCCATAACTGCTTCGTCATTACCCTTCTTGCAGATGTTGTAGTTCACACGCTTCTCAGTGCCATCATCTTGGGTCTCTTCAGTTGAATAGTTAATAGATACAACTGGAGTTCCCTCGCTTGGTGTTTCGCCAATTGCGCAACAGTGATACTCTGTGTATACTGACATGTTCATTGACGAGACATTCTTAACTTTCTTGCCATCTACAGTGATCTCTGTTCCAGCCATAGTCATGTCGCTAGTAATACTGATTTCCATCTTATTCTCCTGTTACCGATGATATAGGCCTGCTTCGTTACCTATAGCTGAGCGGCCGTTAAACTCTGAATTATGCATTGCTTGCAGCGCCCTCTGCCTATCTGTAAATGCTGCTGTGGGCAGAGTCATCTGACCACCAAAGTCTGGACGCTCAAGCTGATATCCTAAGCGTTGAATTCCCTTAAAGCCATGGTAGGCCATCCCATATAGCATGGGAGCCATAAACATGATGTTGGTAAGTCCCGCAAGTCTTCCGACTAGCGGAGCAGCTGACTTCCTTGCAAAGCTGAGCTTAGCTCTTCTAGCGAACTGCTTAGGATTCATTATCCTTGACTCAGCACCTCGCATAGCCTGTCTGTATTTCTTATGACTGTAGTTCTTTGTGCCTACCATCTTAGATGCGTCTTGGGCAGCCTTCTGGCCAGACTTGATTTCGTCTCTTGCATATCTAGCATAGGAGCCTTTATTGAGCTTGCCCTTCTTAACCCAGGGATGTGCCTTACTGAAACTGTCGTTAGTTAGGGAGCTGTGGAGCATATTAAGACCGATGTTAGCTCCAAGGAGACCTAGATTAAAAGCGCTCTCAAGGCCGCCCCAGCCTCTATTGGCAGCTTGCTGAGCTTCCGAAGGAATGACATCATTCCCATATTCGACAGCATCCACGATTATCTCCTGTTATGCAACCCCAATACAACATCACCACTTGCATTCATTGAACTCATTACATCACTTACACTAGATGCGCTTTGGGTATACGCCGGCTCGGTTCCCATATCTCCGCGCTGGAACATTGCCATCCCTACTCCTGCTGCCATAATGCCACCAGCAACTAGAGGCATGCCTAGTCTAGACCCTAGTGGGCCTACTGCTGCTTGACCAGCCGTCTTACCTATTCCTAGAAGGCCCTTGCCAACACCCCAGCCTGTACTAAGGGCTGCGCCACCAACTCCTATTGCTAGATTGCTTACACCACCAATGATTCCGGCAGTAAACGATCTACCAACTAAGCGTGCTGGAGCAGATGTTGCTACTCCGGACAACATGCGGGCGCCCATCGCTACACCCTGGGCCCCAACCTTCATTCCGCCCCAGGCGCCTTTGGCAGCCATCTTAGCTCCACCAAAGATAGCTCTATCTACTCCAGGAAGCATCATAGCAGCGCCGAGGCCGAGGGCCGCGGCTTCTACTACTTCCGGGACAGCAGATTGATCCATAAATGGAGAGGAGATGCTGTTCATGATTATCTATTCTTCTTACAGACGCGTGTCTCGAAGTCGTTGGCCCGCTGCAATACCACCTGCAACATATTTCTCGGCGCGTGGGACTACACTTGATAGGTTTGACTTTGCCATCCATGCAGAGCCGATCTCTCCTCCGCGAGAGAATCCTCTTATAAATGGAGTAGGTTGCATTAAGCGATTATGGGGACCCATCGAGCCCATTACTTCTGCTACGGCTCCATTCCATGACGCACCCGCTTTCGACCTTGCCAGTGCACCCATGCCAGCAAAGCCGGCAATGCCGAAGCCAGCAGCACCGATAGCACCTCTTGCTGAGAAGAGGCCATCGTCACCAGAGGCTCCCCAAAGTCCTACTGCTGCGGCACTACCCATAATCCCATATCGAGTTATGTTACTAGAGATGCCAGCATCATATACGGAGGCTGCTCCCCACACTTTGCCAGATAGATTGCCAAGTGCACTAAAGGCCCCATCCATATTGGGTACTCTCATTATGAACTCCTTACCTGAAGTGCGACTTTAGTTGTTGGCCCAGATTGCGGACACGCCCACCTTCAATAGCAGCTGTACGAGCACTTCTTGCTTGTGCGAGGAATGGTCTAGCTCTAGCCATCATCATGCGATCCGTAGTGCGACGACCCGTTATGTGAGAGGGCAACCGACCACTATCCCAAGCGGCATCGGGAATATTAGACTTACGAACTATGGCGGCCAGATTGGCCGAGGACTCTCCAGCAGTACGATCGAAGTTTCTTCCCAACATATTTGGCTTATTGATAAACGAGTTAATGCTATCACCAATTCCACGAATACGCTGTCCTAGGCTAGGCCTACTAGTTTTGGCTCTAGCGGCAGAAGCAATACCTCGTCCAGCTGTTGACATACCCTTAAATTTGCCAGGCCCCCATAGTCCGCCAGCTCTGGTTCCCCATGCTGCACCAAATCCCGCAGCACCCATAAGGCCGACATTTCCAAGGCCACGAATACTATCACTATCAGAGAATCGGGTTGCTCCCCATAGGGCAGCGCCACCACCCATAATGCCGATGCGGGCTACATTACTGGAGACTAGCTTGTCTCCACCGCGTCTCGCTACACCAAGCCACTTAGCGCTTAATCTACCTAGGCCTCTTCCCACTTCGCGCCTCCGTAAGCACTACCTTCCTAAATTAGCCGCGGATGCCCGCGGCAAGTATCATAATACTGTTTAATATATTCACACATAAATCCGGCGATTCTTGACTACCACCCGGTTGATAGACTCTTTACTTCTTCTTCTTACCTGAAGCAACAGAGTGATCGGCAGCGGCCTGGGCGATCTTCGCCATAGGATCTGACTGTCCGGTCTCGAACTTCGACTTAAAAACCTTCTGACCCTTGACAACAGCTTGAAGGTTCATTGCTTTCTGCACTGAACCCTTATCGAGGGGCGTATATAAATCCTTCTCATCATTCATTATTAGCACCCGCCCTTTTTACCTTTGCCTTTTGACTTCGCCATGTAAAGACCTTCCCACTTAGGAATAAGCTTGCCATATTTCTTGGCTAGCTTTCTGTACTCCTTGCCGGCGATCACCTTGATCGTTTCGTCAGGATACATATTCACGAAGAGCTTGATCCTCTTCTTGTCACCCTTATGCCAGAGACCCTTGATCTCGATCCACTTTACTCCCCAGGGATTATCGCTTAGCAGGGAGAAGTCTGGCAAGTAGGTTGTACTACCTAAATAGAATCTCCTAGGTTCGTATTCCCATTGCACACCAAGTAGGTTTAGTATCCTAGCGAAGTTCGCTTCCCATGAGGAGCGGAACTCAATATTGCACAGGTCCTTACGGGGACCAAAATGGTACTTTACAGTAGCCTTGGGCATGATAGGAGTAGTCTGATAATGAAGCCAGTAAAGGCCGATAGCAGTCTTTTCATTGCAGATCCCTCCTAGGGAATCTTAACATGGATGGGCTCTTAAATCCCAATCCTGGACATCATCTTACCATGACCTATGGCACTCCCGTCAAGTACATGCATCATGCCAGTTGTGTGCTGTTGCCTCAGTTTATCCGATATATCCTTACGCTTACGAGAATCTTTGGATATATGCCTTTCATGGACCCTATGGTTGCCAAAGACGGCGTCTAGGAGGCCCCAGCCTACCAAGCCGGTGATACCACCTACTAGAACCTTACTACCAACAGGGGCCTTACCAAGACCCTTCCAGAAGCTAGGCTTTACAGTAGACTCGGCTATCCTGGTTACTAATTTGGGAGTTGACTTAACTGCGGCGGCATACTCTGACTCTAGGCTCTCAGTACTTTGTATTATACTTGACCATAGGCTCTTACCGCCATAACTTTCTAAATACTTGACCCTCTTAGTGTTACCGCTAGTTCGGGCTGCCGCTAGAGCCGACTCTAGTCTCGATAGGTCCTTCTTGGCTGCACTGCGCTGGATGAGCTTGAACTTCATCTCTTCTAACTTTAGGATGTCGAAGCGACCTTGGTGTACAGCTTCATCGAGATAGTTCATCTTCTCGCCGAGTCTCTGTTGAATTATCGTTTCGGCTCTCACGTCGGGAGTTGTTCCGTGAAGTGAGGCTATGAATGCCTCCTCTTCGGGAGTCTTGCCATAATCTAAGTATCGTAAGATAGACTCTACGTTAGAACCTTTAGCTCCTGCGTGACGACCACCCGACCACTCTCCTAGCTCATTGATCCAGCTCTCCTCGACTCCTGGGAGATACCCTCTGGAGTATTCGGACCATAGCCCCCTTGAGTAACCTGCTCCATAAGCAGTCTCTCCAGCCGAAGTAACAAGACCCGGAAGTTCAGGTGCGTCAACTCCTCCAAGCTTGTTCTTGCCAATTAACTGTCCTAGCGCATCTGTTAGAATGACTTGTCCTTGAGGACCTGCCTTTCGTTGCCATCCTGCATAGATCTCGTTATAGAAGCCACCAAGTTTCTGAGCAACACTCTCATAGACTGAAGCCGTCATGGGGCCGCCCGCTTTGAGAGCAGCGATGTCAGCTCTGGATATTGCTCCTGACTCTATTGCTCCCATTTCCATAAGAACCTTCATATCGAAGCCCGCTAGGCCCTGGGCCCAGATGACGTTTCTCTTGCCTGGCTGGATATGTTCGGGGATGACACCGCGCAGTATATTGAGTGCGGAGTAGCCTTGCTCAACAGCAGATGACTTACTATATCGTTCTAGTTGCCCAGCAAAGAGCTCGGCGCCCTTGGGATCGATCGATGTATCGGCTAATCTCTTTAATAGACTCTCACTTGTGTACCTGCTCCAACCATGGGTCTCTCCCATGGCCCGAGAAACAACGGAGAACTCAGTAGCAACAGCATTGGGTTGTTGGCGAAACTCGGCCGCTAGAACACCACTCGTAGACATGCGTTCTAGAGCAGTCTTGACACCAGTGGTTTCAATATCAAGACCTATCTGATTAGTGTTCGGATCTAGGAGCATCCCGACAAGATCTCTAGCCATTGAGCGACGATGAGCAGAGTTGGCTATTTGCTTACCTATATCCATAGCATCAAATGGGTTAGTGGGAGAATGCCAAGGACCCAAATCCTTGGAAGCAGGGTTGTTACCCATGCTGTTCTTCATCATACTTCTTAACTCGCGTAAAACCCCGGCAGCATTATCTCTAGCATATTTCCGGGCTCTAAAGACTTTCTCAAAGGCACCTGGAACATCTGAAAGTGAGGATATCATCTCTGATGTATTACTCATTGAGTATGAAGCAAACTCAGAAACAAGTTGATCCTTATCCATGTCCTTATATGATGAACTCTTCGATCCGAGGAAGCTCATAAATTCCTCTGGTACCTCGCCGAAAGCTTTCTCTGTATCCCGAACAAATTTGTCACTACCCAACATCATCTTTCTAAAGTCAGCGGCATGTGATAACTCATGCTCATATCCCATAGGTGTCGCGCCAAGCGTTGGGCTTCCAAAGATTACTGCCGGCAAGTTATTGTCATTATTATACTTAATGGCTCGTTTTGTCTGGTTAACTCCTCTTAATAACTCTCTTACTGCTTTTGTTTCAGCCTTTCTTTTCGTCTTATCTGGAATTACAGCCAACAAACTACGAATACCAATTAGGGGCTGAAGTTTCTCAGCGAAGTTAGTATCCTTCATTTTGTTGAGCATATGCTTAGGATAGGTCCCACCGCCCTCGGCACCAAAAAGTAGCCCCAGCGTGTTAGTTATGTCCGGACTTTCATATAACACCTTTGCCTTCCTAAGGAAGCCGCCAATGTTGAACTTCCCCAAGAAGTCGGTCATGCCGCGTATAATACCCGTAGCCATGCCCCTGTTGCCCGGATGGATAGCTCCATAGAGGGAACCAGTGGGAGATATTCCTTGCCAGTTAGGAGACCTATAATTAAAGATGGTTTGGATCGATGACTGTTGACGGGTCTTATTGCGGACTTCATAGTTGAGAGGTTGGCCAGTAGGCGCTACCGGACTATAGAAGTTTGGGTTGATCTTAGGGGCGTAGGATTCCCCCATGAACATAGAGCGACCGCGCCAACCAGCGCCGAGGCTAGCAGCTAGACTTGAGGACTCATAGTGGCGGTAGGGGGTACGGCCTGGAGCAATTTCGCCCTGTCCGATGTTTGTCTGTTGGGCGATAGGCATGATTAGTCCTGCTGGACTGGCTTAGCAGCCTCCGCTGCGGCGTTCTCGGCTTCTATGATAAGCGCCTTCTTCTTGCGCTCTAGAATGCCACGAACTCGTGATACAGAGGTTGAGGGATCGGTGCCTGTCCCGGCGCCGACTTCTGCGATAGCCTTACGTGTAGCTAGTAGTGCATCGAGCAGCTTGAGCTTTCTCTTGTAGAGCATATCTTCCCACTGAGCTGCAACAGATAGTTCATCGCGGAACTGGACATCACCATCGTCGGTGACTCCGACTGCTTGACGAGTGACAAAGTCCTCATAGGCTAATCGGTTAGATGCTCTCATGTTAAATAGATCGATCTTGGCTAGGTCGGCTACTAGGTTCTTCTCGACCATGTTATTAGAATCGATTTGCAGTGTAGTTACATAGTTATCAGTCCATAGGGCTAGAAGATGTTGTTCAATGGGGCATTGCTTGCCTACCATGTAAGTAAAGCCGGCCTTAAAGAGAGGACACGTCCTCTGCATGGGACAGGTGGCACCAGCGCACAGGATGGGGGCCGCAGCATGATGCCCATTCTCCATAACCCTAAGCTGGTTGGAGGCTTCACGGATCTGATCAGCTAGAATCTCTTTGCTAGAGTTGGACTGCCGCTGTAGTTCGATAGCTCTGGCTAGAAGCGGTGAGGTTTCTTGCGGAAGGGCTGTGATCTGCTTCTCTTCATCTGGCATTTCTTATCTCCTATGGAACTCGTCGACGAATGCTTGAAGAGCTTTCTCAATGGAATCGGCTAGTACAACCTTCTTAGATATAGGATCTAAGTATTCGCAGCCAGAGCCGTTGATCTTGCGTAGTGTATAGAACTGGCAGTAGGGGTCATTGCCCTTGTTGATCTCATCAAGAAGGGCATGCAACTTGGTGAGGGCAAGCAGAAAGTTCTTGCTATGCATATATTTCATTCCTATTATAACAAGCTTTAAGGCCCTTTTCTAGGCCTATTTCGCAAGCCAATTGATTTTCGTAGGTTATCTAGGGCCCATAGGGGTTGTAGATTAGTGTAGTGGCAGGCAGCCTTTTGCTGTTTGGGGTCAGACATATCAAACTGGTGTAGTTCTTGAATGTGATCTATTTGCCACTTACCATTGCCACGCCCCCAATTGCCCCAATGCATTCCGGGTTGGAAACGTGACTCAAGATGCTCTTTGAGTTTATCGATAGTACAACCAAGATCTCTAACTGCGGAGGATGTCTTGCGCACATTGGGCCCGCGATGACCCAGGTGCCACCTTAGGGCGCTCCACAACCTAGAACGTAGGACACTACGCAGGCGTGGTTTTAATTGTCTCGCATATGCGAGAGCCTTCTCCCGATGTGCCGCATACCATTTGCGAGCCCTTTTTCTACCGTCTAGTATCCTACATTCTTGGCAGAAGGTACCCCTAGGGCTGCCCTTTATGATAAGGACTGGCACTCCGCACGTTTTACACCGCTTGTGCGTTTTTCTTAGCCCCCATTGCTTACGCATGCGGTATGAGGATTCTCTCCCATAGCCAATTCTTTTCTCTATACTCTTAATAGAATACCCCTCTTCCAACGCGTGTTGGATTTGCGGGCGCAGTACCTGCTGCCGGTATGATGAGACAGACTGACCAAGGGCCCGAGCGATATGGAGATAAAGGGTAGTCCTACGACGCGAAGGCCAGCCAAGGCGCTCTGCTATACTTAAAACGGGAGTGCGGGATAAGATCATCTCTCTAAGTATGCCTACTCCCTCCGGCGTAATCGGCATTAGAGTCGAGCGTCTTCCCATTTCTAGAACCTCATAGATATTGATTGGCAACTAACAACAAATGGGCCTTATTTCAATGGATTACTGGTATTGCCTAAAATCGGGGCTGCTGGATATCATAATCCGCATCAAGCCACTGCTGGAGGACAGTAACTAGACACAGCCCCGTGGACGGCCAAGAGGGCGTCCTTGCTTCTTTACCCTCTCCTGCGTCCAAGCATTCCAGTCTGATTCAGTTCCGATCCACCGACTTGGCGTTCTCCCGGAGTTCCAGAGATAATACCCATGTCAGCTGGCAGTTCGATCTTGACCTGCTCGGTCTGACGCTGAGTGATCTTCTGGCTCATTTCAGAGGCTTCTTTCTTTGCCTCTTCAACAAGATCCTTGATGCGTTGTTCGGGCAGACGCATACCAGCTAGCATGGTATTGATCGTTAGCTTCTTTACCTCTGTGGTATAGATGCCTCGGTTCAGTCCGCCAGAGCCGATATCTTGTTTGATTGAGTTGAATAGGTTCTCTTCGAATGCGTGGGCGTAATCAAAGCCGATAGGCTTCTCAATAACACCAGCCGCACGAATGGCTGTCTTGTGATCGAATCCCGAGGCCAGTAAGCCATTAAGGATCTTCTCTACAGCCTTGGTTAGGTATGCGGCGGGATCTGCAGGCTCAGCGCCACTTTCGAGATCGAGCTCCGAGGATCCTAGGATTAAGAAGCCCGGAGTCATCAGGCACTTCTTATAGTCCTCGGCATCGAAGGCTGTTTCGGTTGCCATAGAAGACAACTGATTGAACCTATCGAAGAGATCAACGATCTCGCGGTTAGCTGTTCTCCAGAAGTCTGTTGAGGTCTTCTGGTTCAGGCGTTCTGTAACGCGCTGGTTATCAACTACTACAATAGACTGAATGCCCTTGTAGTTCGCGATCTTCTCTAGGCCACGGAGGCAGTTTACCTTCTCGTCAGTGCCTTCGTTCGTTCTTGGAAGGGTAACGATCATTCCAACAGGGATGCCAAGCGCTGAAGCGATTTCAGCAACCAAGACACCGCCAAGAGTACCGGTTCCTCCACCAAGTCCAGCAACCACGAAGATGAATTCCTTGTTGTTGAACTTGCGCTGGATCTTCTTGAGAAGCGTGTTTGCGTATTCATTAATTGCTTGTGCTCCTACATCTGGGTTCTTGCCGGCGCCACCTGCGCCTAGAACTAACTGAATCCTAGAGTTTTCATCCTTAGGGATGAAGTTCAAGGTCTCATAGTCCCTATCGGTTAGATTGACAGCCATGGTGTCATATCCGACCTCGGCAAACACATCAGCGATATGGTTGCCGCAGCCCCCAACTCCGATGATGCCGATATCTAGTGTTCTCTTTACGTCTGACATGGAAGCTACCTCCAGCTCTTTCTCTATAGTTTTGTTTACCGACTTTGCAGTCGGAACGGCGATTAATCTACTAAGGTCCGCAAGGGAGGAGGACCTGGCTTTATTGGTTTCCTCATGTATGGATCGACCTGCGATTCCTGCGACTCCACTTGGGGCAGAACTCCCGATGGGAGAGGAGTCACTCCTACTTCCCACATCGGTGTTGGCAAGTACCCCGATACTGCTATCTCCTGGTTGTCCGGGTAATTGAACCCCGTGTATCCCGAGCGGCCTGTCGCTCCGGAGTACCCCGAGAATCCCGACCACCCCGGTCCTTCCGGACTCTCTACTACTATCATCACTGGATGAGCCTGCGACTCCGATGCTTGCTGGGCTGGAGGACGAGGCAGGTCCCCTATGAAGCGGTGCGACGCTCTCTCCATTGCATCGTGTACTCCCTGTATCTTGCGGTCTATCTCCTGAGCTCTGGTTGTCAGAACTCTTTGCCTCAGTTTCTCTACTGGTTCCAGTAGTCGGCTTGCCAAACTCCAGAGTGAGCTCTTTGATGCTGATGTTTTCGAGCTCATTATTCATCATCCTCTCGGCTGCGCCCATTACAGTCTCTTTGGCTAATTGCCGATAGTGATTCTGTGCAGGAAGATGATGCGGGCAGGCTTTGTAAGTACATCCGGGGTGTGGACACTTGGGTAAATGCCATAAAGTCCCTCCAGGACCTTTAAGTTGACTAGTTCCTAAGATGTAGCAGTAAATCACTGATCGTCCTCTCCAGAAACGATCTACGTATTGTACATAACCTTTGGAGTATCATTATCATCTTTAGGCATTAGTTTGTCAATGCCCCGGCCTTAATAATGCACCAGATCATAAGATCCATGACATTATAGGCCCAGCGCTCTTCGATGGTCTCTTGTTGATTCTCACTGAGTGTATCTTTGAGCATCTCTGTGAATGGGTCTTGTATAATATGTGTGACCTCATGAAAAGCCACAGAGGCAATCCTGGCTTCATTTTCTAGAGTATCGGGCATGCTCTCGATGTCATCTGGGACCCTAAAGCATATCTCATACCGTCCCTTTTGTGGTAGGCACGCCACCCAGGCCTCATCACCATTCTCGGATGCATAGTTGACAAACTTGACAGTTATTCTGCCTTGGGGATTCATTACCCAACGAGCCAGTTCAATAGCCTTGGTAACGATATCTTCAAATCTCTTGGATGTCATAGTAGCTCCTAGTGTAGGACTACAACCTTACTCGAAGACTCTCTTGGGAAATTAGCTGTTTCAAGCACTTCAACAAGTTCTGTCGGGAATTCGGCCATCCCGAACTGGGGGCCTGCATACTCAGTATGCCAGATCTCAGTGTCAGGAGGAAGCTTCTCTAGTATCTTGATCAACTTAGCAGCTGTAAGGCGCTCACGATCCGCAATTCCTCTATAGAGAACATCATCTTCTTTAGCTGCCCAGGACGGAGACAATGTATCGGTCTGACAGAACCTCTGACAGACCCCATAATATTCGGGTGGCTTACCATGGCGCTCATTATATTCATCCACGATCATCTTAACCATATCGTCACTCAGAACCGTTCCCTTATGATCGACATGTATACTACATCTAGTACAAGTACTTATGAGGCCGCCACTAAGATCGGGCCGGTCAATAACGAAATCATGACCTTCTCCCGATGCGCATTCCTGAAACTTAACCTCTTCCATTGGGTAGTCCTCTCACTATTGGTCCCTGAGTGCCATCGTACTTAGCCTTCATCTTGGTGAGAAGAGCATCGGCGAGGTTGCGCGCCTCTTGCACAGTCATAGCTGTCTTGATACGCTCAAGATCAAGCTTGACTCCATCATAGAAGTGGCGCTGCATTACGAGTACTTTAGTTGAAGGCTTGAATTCATCACCGATCATTTCTCTTACCTCTCTCAGCTGCGTCGATCTGTTCGATCTTCGATTCCAACTCTTTAAGCTTACCGCCTGAGATTAACTGATACATCACGTCTTGAGCTTGTTGGTGGTAGCAGTTATACTCACAGTTCTCGTCACAATGATCATTGGCAATGGACTCTATGAATAGTACCATTATGGCTAGGGCGTGGGTCTGCATGGGAGGACTCCTCTGCGGAGCACAGGTGGGTACACCCATATTATAACGTCTCTAGTCGACGATCTCTCTAAGAGTAGATCTCCTTACTTTAGGGGGCTCTTCTACCTTCTTTTCCATGGCAGGTGCGTATATCTTCATCAAGGCCTCATAGGCCTGGGGGTTCAGGATCATAGTGTTGGGAGTACCGTATTGATCGATCACGTTTCTAGCCGCCTCCATCATTGTCATGAGGTCTATTTGATTCCCGCCACCAATATTAGAGTGCCAACCGCTCACCTCTCTACACACAAAGTCAGCAGTATAGGTTTGCTCGGTACTATCATAAGAAATGTCTGTAACAACAACGCCCAATAGGCTCATACTAGTGGGGCCGCCCGCATCATTACGACCATGGAGATGGATGTCCCAGTGATCGTTCACGCCAGGTACTCCATGCCACTGATAGCGGGTTGCAAAAACCAAACTCCCAGTAATGCGGGGTTGACTCCTCGTGAACATTGCAGGATCCATAGATCCCATTACAGAGATCGGCATTCTCTCTCTGGACATAGAGTAACTTACAGCCCTAGGCATAATTGTCTCAAGGGCGGCAGTCTCTCCCTCGCGGTGGACCTCGATACCCAGATCAGGTAGGCGCGCATAGGCCCGAGTGAGTCTATTAGACTCTTCTGCGGGCTGCGGCCTTACAGGCAGATTATTAGATGAGGTTATAGCGGCCACTATTAATCCTCGTCAGGATAGCGACCATAGTAGTCGCCGCCCAGATACATATCACTATCATGGTGCCACCCGCAACCCAGTATATCCCTAAGGATACGGATAGCCCGGCGCAACTCACCATAGGTCATATCAACAGCCTGTCCCTCAGTCTTCTTATCAAAAGCAGCCTTGTAGAATGTCAACTCCCTATAGCAGTTTGTAACCACTTGGTCGCTGGTCAGATGCTTATCATCTACTCTACTCATTTCTTATCCTCCACGTTGACTGGCTTCTTTAACAACCCCTTTTTAACCATTTCCTTATAGAAGCATTGCATAGGCCACCCTACACAGTCGGCGAACTTCTCCTCCATTTCCATTTCTTCCAGGAGGTTGTTCCTCTTCCTCGAGCAGTAACGGTTCCTTGCGTACCAGGACGCAGCATGTAGGAACTCATGCAGTACAGTGATAACTCCATGCTTTCCCCGTAGGCTCTCAAGGTTGAAGAAGATGATCCCTGTTCTCTTGGTAACTAACTCCCAGGGTGCGTTCTTCACACCCTTCTTCCGGATCCACTTAGCTGGGCGCGGTATATGGCAACCCATCTCATTGGCAGGATGATCTTGCTTATGGGCAAGCTTCTTCTGTTCCTGCCTCCGCGCTGCAGTCAACATATCCTTATGCTTCCTATAGACCCGGACCTCTACAAAGCAGTCCGAATGGTCAAATGGGAACCCATAGTCATAAACAGGTTTCGCCATTACCGCCCCTCCGAAGGGACCTCAGGGTCCTGACCAGTACAGTCCGGGTTAGGACAAGGCAGCTTCTCTCTTGCCTCCCAGGTTGCCCCACAGCAAGGACAGTACCCCTTCACATAAACACGCGCTTTCTTCGCTTCGCGCTTTTCCCGCCACTCCTGTATCCTCACTCCTACTAGAAAGCCGCCTATACAGACCGCACTTATCACTAGAGCATGTAGCATTTAGAGTCTCCTTTGCAGTACTTCGTACAAAAACGTTTACTTACACATTCTTAAAGTCTTCTGCAACTATACCTAGGAATTGCTCTTCGGCGGCGTCCCCACCTGAGTCGGTATTTAACTCCAGATGCAGGTCAGCGTAGAGGCTACCCTCGTCTTTTGAGGAGTAGGCTAATACGCGGACTTCCATGTCGTCGCTTAGATCACTGATGTATTCACGTAGTTCTTTGATCTTCATTGTTCTTTCTCCCAGATGAAACCTAGTATAAGCTTCTGCATGAGCCTAAAGAACCAATTAGGCCTTCTCTTAAACCCTCTGAACTCTATACTCCCATCCTTATCCTTAAAGAGGACTAGGTTATGGGGACCGCCCTCGTCCGAGGAGACGACTACGCCATTAGAGGGTTGGGTGTCGCTCATAAAATAGACGGGCGGACCTTCTCGGTGTGTAAAGCCCTCCGTCGTAAGGGGCCCCGCGGTGTCGGAAGGAACTGCTTCAACTTCCTGTCCTGGGACAGAAGTAAAGGGGTAAGTCTGAACAGCTGTATCGCGCTGAGCAGGATACTGGGGAGTGTAGGGATATTGAATATTAATACTATCCCCTACAATCTCTGCTGTCATAGAACTGCGAGGACCTGTCGTAACACCGGGAATGATGACTCCTTGCTCGGCCATGAGTTCTCTTACTCTACGATTAGCTATTGCTTCCATCTGAGCACGCATTTCGGGAGTGTCGCGCTGGCCGACGAAGTGCTCAAGTTCACGACGTAAGGTAGAAGCAATGTTCATCTCTGCGTAGGAGTTGGGGTCTAAGTCTGAGTCACGGAGATGGGGACGTACAAGGGATCTAAGATCCTGGGGTTGGAATGTGGCGCCTGTGCGCTCGGGTAGATTATTGGCCATCGATCGCATCCCGCTGGGCTGCTTTGCTATGGGAAAGAATTTTGACAGCTAGGAGTTGAGCGTCTTCTGCTGAGAGCTCAATATCGACACCCTGTCCGTCAGAGGATATGCCGAGCTTGATCCTGTTATCGGTAGTCTGTTCTATCTTGAAGTCGACGACAGGTTTCATGGTTATACCCTGAAGAAAGATTTTAGGGATGCCCGCGCGATGACGAGGATGACGGCAACCGCGATCTGTTTGGAGAGTTTTGTTTGAAGAGCGTAGGAGAGGGATCTAAGATAGAACATGTGCTCAACCTCCAGGTTGATTTTTGTGATTGTCGTAAGCGGGGCGGAACAGATTCGTTGGTAGTAATGTACAACAAGCAAGTTGAACTGTCAAGTATTCCTTAATAGTTGGATGACCATTATGCTGAGGTCAGCAATATGGTATCGTGACAAATACGTACGATAATGATCTTGACAACCTATATAGGGAAAAGGGTATATATAATTTTCTGGCGAGATACCAGTATTAGGGCTTTGAGCGTGAGACAGTTCCGAGCCCACGGGGTACTCAGGTACTCCAATAAAACTAAAGGAGTCTCATCATGACTATCGACCAAGTTGTTGCCAAGCACCTGCTGGACTTGAAGCCGAAGACGGAGGCGGCTGAGTTGAGGGGTGCGAAGATGGTCTGCACAGTGGACAAGTATGTGCAGATGCTGGTGGTTGCGCCTTACAAGGGTGCGACTCAGGCCAACAAGCTGATCACCGCTAGCCGCAAGGGCTAGCAGTCATAGTAGTAGAAGCAAGGGCATGCTACGTCTCATAGCATGCCCTTCTTTTATAGCAGCATGTGTGTAGTTAATCTAATACATAGGATGTGTGACATGGACATCATCAGTACGTTGTTAGTGTGGGTGCGCGTGCACAGTACGCACATCATGTTAGTGTTTAGTGCAATCAATGTGTTTGATTGCATCGTGCGCAAGGACATCAAGTGGATGTGCTATTGGATAGGTAGCACTACCATATTCTGGTCTGTGCTCATGCCCAAGTAGGGCATGCAGTAGTACTAGTATAGGGCATAGTGCATGTGTGCTATGCCCTTCTTTTATAGGGGCATGTACATAGCATGCCTACTACATTAAGGGGGTACTACTATGATGCAGTACTACGTGACAGGACGTAAGACATGGCAACAACGCAATGCCGACATGTTCATGTGCATGTTGGTGGGCGTGACGCTGCTGATCTGCTGCCTGTAGACATAGGCTGTATAAGGGGCGGGCGCATAGCCTGCCCTCTTTTTATGCAGTGCATGCATACAGCATGCAGAAAGGAGGTGATTGTCATAGATACTCCAATCGTGGACCCTATCAAGGCCCTGGTGGACTCCCACCTGGTTGCTTTGAAGCCCATGATTCAGAAGTCAGAAGCTCGTGGAGCCAAGGTCGTGTGTACTGTCGATAAGTACGCCCAGACCATCTTCGTTGCCACTTATCGTGGGATGAAGAAGGCGAACGTGCTCCTCTCTGAGTCACGGAAGGCGCAGAAGTAAGGCGCCTGCCATAATGGAACCGACAATCCGGGGTACGCTAGCCACCTGGCAACAGAACGGCTAGAAGTGGGGGCCTAACAAGCCCCCTTTTTATAGGAACATGGGTATATCTGCCCTATCATCTAGGGTATAGGGGGCCGCCGCCCCTATATAAGCAGGTATTCCTTATATCCCTATACATCTATAACATAATGGCTTCTCCCACTATACGTAACATACTATAATGCATAACCATCTATAAAGACCTTGACAACATAACTAGGTCCTTATTCTACTCTATATACATATTTAATACTCACTTCAAGGTGGGTACTAGGTTGTTTGGGCTATATCTCTAGGATATGGCTAAATGACTAGGTTGTAGGAGGTCTTAACTAGGAAGGGGGTGAGTCATAATGGCTCACATCTTGGTTAGCAGGGATACTGTGACAGAGCTTCTGTTTCAGTTGGAGATGAATCCGGAAGCCCGCAGGGCTGAAGGATCTATCTTCATGGGTAGGGATGGGGAGATCTACTCCTATCTCTATCAGGAGATTAATCACTTCAACTGTAGGTTGGGGAAGTGGGAGAAGATGTAATAGTAACTGGTTCAGGGGTGTGGCCGCCGCGGTCATGCCCCTTTTTATGGGTAGGGATTTATTCTAGACCCTACCAAAAGGAGAGTGCAAACATCATGAGGAGTATTACTAGCCTGGAAGAACAGGCGAACGGAGATCTCATGGAGATCACGTGCTATGAGGACGGGACGGTCGAGGTGTGGCCGCCTGATGAAGAGAAGTTCGTCAATTACACAGGGGTTTTGTATACTTACACCCATGAAGATGGGAGGGTGCAGCTCTTTGAGCGTCGCCGGGATCTTCCGGCAGGGTTCAAGTTGTTAAGAACCTTTAGAAAGGAGTGGCTGCTTCAGGAGGCTCTGGCGGATGGTAAGTTTCGCCATTACGTGTAGTTGATAGAGGGGGCGCTGTGCCCCCTTTTTTTGGAGGCTGTGTACCTCATGTTGCATTGGTAGGTGTACCCGCCGCAAGGCAGGGGATACCCCACTACTAGAGATAGTAGTGAGCAACTAGAGGAGGTGCTCCGTTGATTAACATCGACGAAGTGCTCAACAGCAGTAAGTATGGTCGGTACAACTCCGATCCTACCACTATGGCCTTGGGGTTCATTCATGGTGGGCGTAAGCCCTTCACGGTGAACGTTGCCAAGGATGGGACAGTGTCGAAGAAGGTTAACGACGCTGTGGTTTCCGGGAGGGCCTGCTGGGTCAAGAACGGGAATCAGGATCAGGTGGTGTACACGCATAAGAGTACGCACCCGGACAATGATCCGGATGTGTTGAAGGCTGATCCCTTCAACTATGCGTACTCGCGCTTGATGGATGGGGTTTCCAAGTTCAGGAAGTCCCATAGCAAGCTGTCGGTCAAGTACCGGCAGTTATTGCGGGCTCTTTACAAGAGCTTTCAGCTCATCTGTCCGAAGTTGGACTTGGTGACGTTGAAACAGGCCATTGAGGCTAATGCCGATCAGGTCTTGGAGTGGGGTGTGAATCCCACCCAGGCGGTGTTGGATGATATGGTCTCCATTGAGGAAACCATACTGGTGCACGAGAACATGGATCACGAGGGTGACTCGGATGATTATGATACCGAGCCCTTGATGAGACAGCTCTCGAATGGGCGTTCGTTCACGCCTTCCTCGCATCGTGAAGAGCGAGACCTTCAGGAGTGCTATATCCTCTTGAGGGATCTGGTGCATTCGGCTACTCCAGTCGAACGCGATCAGCTGTTGGATGAACTCCAGCAGAAGCTCTGCGATCTGCTCTTTGAGCATTCTGTTGCTCAGAAGAGCCGCAAGGACTACAGGCGCTTCCCTGACTATGGGAGGCTCAAGAAATACGGGGATCGTGAGATTCCCGCGAAGCCCAGCTTGTGGCCTACGCAGGAGGAGAAGGACGAGGCAGGTTTCGATGAGGAAGCCTGGCTCGCTAAGAACATTAGGGAGTGGCAGGTGTGGGTTTGTGACCTCGATGTGATGGACGAGATCCAGCACATCATTGGTGAGGGCACTGATCGCACTGTGGATACGCCTCAGTACCTGTTCACAAGGAAGCTGGTCGAAGAGATCAGACCTTGGGATGATGGGCCGAGGCCGCAGTGCTACTGGCCATCCGCTTCGGAGAACCAGTCCAACTGCAAGTGCTCGTGGTATCAGCGTTTCATGAACGAAACGCAGGAACTGCGTGAGCGGTTCAATGACCACTTGTTGGTCATGAGGTACAATGAGCCGCCCAAGACCAGCGGCGGCGTTCTGAAGGAGATCAAGTCGTTCTCCTTGAAGGCCGAACAGGTCATCTTGCAAGCGAATAATAAGCGCGAGCAGGAGGGCAAGTCGCCTTTGACAGCCGAGTGGCTGATGAGGGAGGCTGGATTCGCATCGTGGTATGTTGCCGAGTACAAGGCGTCCATGAAGCGTATCTGGGCGATGGCGAAAGCCAAGCCCTGGATCAACATGACCGCAGGTTGATCCGAAAGAGAGGAGGGTGGGGGCACAGTGCCCCTGCCCTCTTTTTATGGGTGCTGTAGCACCTAATCTTAGTTTGAGGAGGCAGTATGACAGCGAATCAAGTTGGACACGGGAATCTCGATACCTTCTACAAGGGCAAGGCCCAGAATAAGGCCAAGCTCAAGGAGAAGGTCGAGCGTAAGGCTGTGCAGGCTATGCACGTGGCCGCCAGCAATGGGATCACGATCATCGCTGATCTCAGGATCAAGAAGACGGGCAACTGGGCGTTGGATGCGCTCAGGGAGGATATCAGGAAGAACGGGACGGTCATCTCGTAACAGAGAGATGGCTATGCGTAGTGAGGGGGGCAGTAATGCCCCCTTTTTATTCGAATGCTTGTCTGGGTGTACCTGCCTAGACTAGGATCCGGGCGTATATGCCGAACATGTCCCTGTACCTATAATGCTTGCGTATATAGGGAATGACCCTTTTGAAGATACAGCCTTGTTGACGTGAAGGCCTTGCATTGACTTGTTCAAGGATGTGATTCTGTAGTAGAAAGGGATAACATGCCTCCGTTCTATGGTGGAGAGGTGCCTCTGGGAGGTACCGCAGTGGGCTTCTTGGAATACAAGATAGCCTTGTTGAAATACGATCTCACCTTTTATATGGGCGTTTGGGAGACTCGCCCGAATGCTGGGGTTTGGTACGATGACCCCGATGAGTGGTGGGAGAGCATGCTGGAAGTACGCATGTTGGAGGCGCGTATTCGTATTGCTCGGATGTGCATCAGGGCACTGGAGGCCTAGAGATGGAGAAGCATTTCGAGTTGGCTAACCATGATGTTATCCGTCTGGTATGGTTCAGCGGATACGTTTACAGTGCGGCAATGTATAGCACTGTCAATGAGATTGGCGGGGCGCCCACTACTGTACATGTGTACATATTCCATATCCCTAACAAGTGGGATAACAAGGAGCAGCAGGAGTGCATGCTGGGCATCCTTGAAGAAGCGGGTTGTGATTCGTTCCTATGCACGTGCTTGCTGAACTGGAGCATCAACATCAGCCAGCTAGGAGAGTAGGATGGCACGATATACTGAGCTGTATTGGGATGCGGCTTGGAAGAAGATACTTGCCCAGACAGGACAAGAGAGCCAGGTTCCTCCGGGCGGAGTGAGCGTGGACTGTGGCATATTCCTTGTGGAGAAGCCAAAGCCATGCTTGATGTGCAATCACATGACTCCGTTTGTTGTGATGGTGCAGCCCTTCAAAGAAGGCTCTTACCTCTGTTCAGAGGAATGCTTGAAACTGTGTACGGAGCCGCAAAGTGATATCCATCTTTGAGGATGAGATACTTTGGCAGAGCCACCTGCAAAGGCTTCGCTATGCGTATATTCCAGGCTATTTGCCCTGGATGAGCAAGATGAGGTTCAAGCTCAGCAGTGTTGAGTCTCTGCTCTTAGTCTTGTTTGGAGAGCGGATTGATGTTCAGTGGGAAAGCCTCGATGAGGGCTGGGCTCAAGTCGAGTGGAATGATGCTTTCGTACGGTCTAAGACACTGGGCGAGATAAACTATAAGTGCATACGCCTAAGAATAGACTGGACGGTGCAGAAGTTGGATCAACGTCGAGCGTGGGGTATAGTACTCCATGAATTAGGCCACTTATGGGCCTTGATATACAGTGGGGACTTGGGGGAGTGGGGACATAACTCCCAGTTTGTTGACTGTTGTGATGAGGTGTTTCAGAAGTTAGCTAGTTATCCATTCTTTGAGGAGGTTTGAAGATGGGAATGAAAAAGATGTTGGGTGTGATGGCGGCTGCCGCCATGACGGGTATCCCCACCAATTTCATAGGCGGAGGATTGGGCGACAACAGTCGCTTGAATCCCACGCAGTGGAAGCGCAAGAAGATGAAGAAGAAACACCGCCATTCGCCCATGCACCGCAGGTCCAGGGGCGCGTAGCAAATCTGTCCTGGGCATGACTTGAAACTGCCCCGCAGATCGCCATCTCCAACCGCGTAAGTGAGGAGATGGACTTTGTTCATGGCCGCACTTGAGCCACTACCGAGAGGGAGGTGTGCCCCGATCATGAAATAACACGTTAATACCCATTATGAAAAGCAAACTAAAGTGTAGCCGTACAGGTAGTACAGGTCTTCGCCGGTTATACCTGCACCTTAAATAACCGGCTGTTTTAATCCCTAAGGAGGGAAGCAGATGATCTACATCGGCAACAAGCGCAAGGGTAGTGTTATACCCGTTGGAATGCAGATGAGCATTGACCGCGCCACGTCCATTGGTAATCCATTTGAGATGGGTACTGATGAGAGCAAGCGTAATCTGGTATGTGACCAGTACGAGCAGTGGTTCAAGGATGAGGTCCTTACCCAGAAGAATGCGAGTGCATGGAGTTACCTCTGTAGCCTGTTGAGTTTGGCTATGGATAGGGATATCGTACTCATGTGTTGGTGCGCGCCGAAGCGTTGCCATGGTGAGACGATCAAGCGTTGGTTGGATGAGAAGCTTGCGAACATGAAGAAGTAATCCTTTGCCTGAGGAGGCAACATGCCGAGCCCCGAATACAGAGTCCAATCGTTCTGGCTGACCTGCTGGAAGCTTAAACAGCGTCAGGAGGCGTGGCGTCAACGTCTCATCGCTTTGCGCGCAGCATGTAAGCCGGCTGCTGTGAAGGAGATTCTGGCGCACGCCAAACAGATCCTGTCCTGAGGAGGACACATGTCTCGCTCACGTCGTCGTACACCACGCGGCCCCATTGCTTCTGCTGATTCTGAGAAGCAGTTCAAGCGTGAGACTAATCAGGCTTTTCGTGCAGCTGAGCGTAAGATCCTGAAGAAGTTGCATGATGATCCTGAGGCTGATGTGGATGCGCATTTGCCTAAGAAGCCTCACGAAGTGGTTGAGGAGTGGTCTGGCCCCAAGGACGGCAAGTCGTATTTCGGTGACTTGAAGAGGAAGGACCCGAAGTACTTCAATAAACTCATGAGGAAGTGACCCATGTTCAAAGAACTCTTGCAGTTCATCAAGGAGAAGTACGCCAAGGAGAAAGCCCAAGCGGATGAGGCGGAGGAAGCTCAAGCTCTCACTTCCGCGGCTTACCACCGCGGATACGCCGCTGCCTTGATGCGCGTGCAGATCGAAGTCTTGAGGCACGAAACCTTGCGTTTGGTGGGCAAGTCCTAACCCCCGACTCCTGGTAGTACCGGGCTGGTTAGGACCTCCTCCCTGGCCAGCCCACCCCTTTTCTAAGGAGACATCGTGAACCTAAGCGAAAGACAACCTGTTGTTGGCGACTTCATCAAGATCAATACCCTTGAGACAGAGGATGCTGGAATGCTTGGTGAGATCGTACGTGTTGATACTGACACAGCCCAGGTGCTCTGGGAAGATGGTGAAGTGACAACTGTGTCACTGAAATCTGTGACATTCAACTACTTGGATTAAGGAGATAACATAGTCGACTGGATGAAGAAGCTACTGGGTGTTGAGCAACTAACCCCAGCACAGAAGAAGTACCAAGAACTCTTGGAGCTCATGCGCTTCAGGAGCCTGATGAAAGCACACATGGATATGTTGTGCCAAGGGGATGCTCTTGAGCTTATCAAGATGGATCCTATTGCCTCAGCTCTTCTCATTGGTGAGGCGCGTCCACGCTTGGACAGTCTCATCGATCGTGTGATCGCAGAAGAGGCGCCCAAGTACCTGACAGAGGACATGGTGGATCATCTGTTGGCGTTCTACAGATCACCAGTTGGTCAGAAGATGTTGGATGTGCAGCCTGCAATGTTGCAGGGCATCGATACTGTCGCTAAGGCAGCGATGGAGAAACTCTTTTCGGAGGTCGAGCGTGAGCAACGAGCAACCCAAGCGCGAGCGTAAGAAGGAATTCCTGGGCTTGAAGAAGCTCCGGAACAAGTATGCCACGAGACCTGAGGGTCCCGAGCTGGTGGCGCATTCGCGCGCCGTACAGCAGGCGAAGGACAAGGAAGCCTTGGACTCGTACAATGCGTGGAGAGCCGCTGGCTGTCCCGTGACGTACTCTGTCCCTGTGAGTATTCGCTGAACCGGGGTTGTGCTCATGCAAGTAGAGCCTTCAGGCTCTGTTGAGCACAGCTTTGAAGAAGGTGGCTTGCAGGATTGACCGCTTGCCTGCATAAGATGGACCGCAAAGCGTCTGTGGCTTGCATTACAACCAATAACCGAAAGACCTAGCGGGGAGCCCTTTGGCGTTGAACCGGAAATGTCTAGTAGGTTTGCCAGTTGCATGCATCGCCCAAGAACATAACAGGCCGGAGATAAGGCTGCTGTCCAAAGGCGAGCCGAAGCCGGTGTAATGAATGCGGTTAACCTTTCTTGAGGAGCAGAGCATGCCTACTTGTTGCACGAGATCTGTCCCCGACATGAGCAAACCAGTTCGATCTGGCCACCATGGAATAGCTTCCATGCTTAACGGCTCGCGTCCCGAAAAGGAAGTACCAGTTGAGATGAGGCTTGTGATGTTGCTGCCTGGTAATCAGAAGCGGGCGCTGTTCCAGTGTCCAGAATGCATGAAGGTTGTAGTCAAGCCCGTGACTATCACGAGATAAGGAGCAATCATGTCCCGTTTCCAAATGCAACTACCCACAGGACGTGGCTTTGCTTTCGGCTTTGATACTGTGCCCTTGATGTATGGGTACTTTATCCAGATCTTCAAGGCCATTCCTCCGGATCCTGATCCTGATGAGGATTTCGACTGTCCTGAGTTCGATGCTGATTCCCTTGGTAAGACCAAGTGGCTTCAGCTTTTCGAAGAGAAGCTTACTCCTGCGGAGCAGGTAGCTGTGCGGGCATTGTTCAAAGCAGAGATTGGCAATATCTGCTGTGATCTTGACCCCAATGGTCAGAGTCATGGTCAGCTTCGTGTGACTGCACTACCGGCAGATTTCTTCGGTTCTCGTACTGAGGATATCAACCGTACTTAACTGGCAAGGAGAGACCTATGCCACCTACTGACCCATTAGGCCTCAAGCATCTGCTTGATGACTGTCATGACGCCTTGTCTTTCTGGGGAGTCCTCATTGCCAAGGAGCGCTTCAAGGATAAGGTAGTTATTACACGTACAACTACGCATTTCAGGTTGCATGTGGTCGGCTTCAAGGCCACTCACGAGACAGTTCGTGATGTGGAATTAGACGGTGGAGCCGGGGAGTTCGCTAAGCCCCGCTGCACTGAACTCACATTTAGCGATGTCGATTCGAAGTTCCGAATTGGTCGGTGAAGTTAAGCCGACCTGAATAATCCCACTTGGAGGGATAAGAATGAGCAATACATCAGCACCGACGGATGCCAATCGTGACACGCTGGACAAGAAGCACTACGTTGTGCAACCTGTCGATGATACGCGTGTGCAGGTTGTCTACAAGAACTGGTGTTCTTGGTATGTCTACAAGAACCTGGATAGCGCTGGTAAGGCGCATCCGAAGGCTGGGAAGTCCATGTGGAATCCCACTACGCACGAGCGCTTGACGCTCAGGCACCCCAACCGCATGTTGATGATGGGTTATAAGTTGACCCGTCGCTTCATGCCGAAGGTGCCCAAGGCTCAGCTCACACTTCCTGGTATGACAGCCTAAGAACTCGCTGTAATATCCCCAGGGTAATCCCGAGCTACTGCGGTTAGGCCCTCGACACATGGGGAGATGGCGGATATGATGTCGTACTCCGCCTGCCTTTCAAAGGATCATCCATGTCAGCAGAAGACTACCTGAAGCTGCTCCGTCAGGTTGTGACCCATCCTGCAATTAATGCTTTAGGAACTAATTGGCAGGATAAGGCGCAGCGCATCTGCGACTGGAATGATTCTAAGTCTGCTGAGGTTCTTGTGAACCAGCAGTTTGAAGTCATCCGTAATAATACTACGGGTGATAACTTGACCTATGCCATGTTGGATTGGTGCGATAAAGTCAGGCGCCTAAAGGGATTACCTAAGCCTTAGGAGTTTCCTATGGAACTAGACCTCAAAGAGCGCATCATTAAGGCTCTGACAGAACTTAAAGATGATGCTCCTGGGAGCTGCCGTACCAAGGCTTGTCCTCATTTCATTGTGTCACGTCAAGGGCCAGATTGGTATGAGATACATACTGGTCGCTTTACGTACTTGGGCTCTTATTATCAGTGCTCAAGGGCTCTTGATGCCATGATTGAGCATGAGGCCGAGATGGTTCATCAGCCTCGGACTTGGGAACAGTGGGTTGTGCCCAAGAGCGGTGTACCCTCAAACAGTTAGGAGATACCATGCCTGAACCTGCTGTCAATCAGATGGCTGTTGAACTCGTGAAGATGGGGTTACCTTATCCTATCTATCTTGAGATCAATGGTATGGCTGGGGATCCTGTGTCCAGAATGGCCAGGCTGCTTGGCTCTTCCTACTACAAGCATCATGAGAAGGCTTCGCAGTTGCCTTTCTGCCTTTTCGTTAATGCGCAGAAGGAATCTGATGGGTGCTGGGAAGTCTGGCGCCTCCAGGATGGTTGTGCACATCTCATCCGGCGCTCATATGTTCCTGGTCGTGTGGGCAATATCAAAGGGGGAAGCCTTGGGCCTCCCTTCTGAAGATAATATCCCTCTGTCAGATGAACAAGGGGATGTTGACTGCGAGATCCACGATCTCATCTTCGACGACCATTGTGGATGTAACGTCTGTGTCCATTGTGGCTATCATGAAGGCCTAGCCCGTTGTTTCTGTGGCTGGGCCATAGATGGTGGCAATGGTAGAACTCAGCTCGAAGAACTTGGCGAGCAGATAGACGATGACTACTAATGAAGATACTCTTTATAGACTTTGATGGCGTTATCGTCCATTCAAAGTATGAGCATGGGCGGGATGTGGATCCTGCCTGTCTTGCACGGGTGCGTCGCATCTGCAAGGAATCTGGTGCTCAGGTTGTTATCCATTCAACATGGGTATATCTTCACACGCCTGAAGAACTGAAGGGTTATGTCTCTGGCTTGGCTGAACATCTGCATCCTGACTTTGTGGCAAAGTTGTCAGCTGGCCGTGGTCTCGATGCTGGCAAGATAGAAGCCATTCAAGAGTGGCTTGACGCACATCCTAGAGTGGAGTATTATGCCATTCTAGAGGACGAGATGATCGGTGACATGAAGAAGTACCCCATAGTCTGGATACCAGGTGGTTTCTACAGACAAGGGATTCAGCATCATCATGCGACGATAGCTGTGAGGGTGTTGAACGGAGAGATGGTGGTGAATAGATGAGTAAAATACCTTTATCATTAAAAGATTGCTCAGATGAGCAATTAGAGTATTTGATGCTTGATGATCCTATCCATTTCGGCCATACCTTGGATCCTTATCCTGGAGTACGGCTGTTATTGGCGCTTTATAAGAGGCTTCAGGGTGAACTGGAGAAGTGGAGCAAGGGAGAATAATATGCTGAGGGTGTTGAACGGAGAGCTGGTGGACTATGAGAAGCCTGCTGATTGATGATGTCCGGCAACCGCTAGACTACAAGACTAGCATTGCTCGGGATACCAAGGCTGGCTGTGCTCTTGTTGAGCATGGTGGCCCATGGGATATACTGCTCCTTGACCATGATCTTGGTCCTGGTGGCTGTGGCCAGACTATTGTCGATCTTCTTGAGAAGATGGATGCCACGGACAGACCTGACATGGTTGTCATTGTCAGCATGAATCCTGTTGGTGTTGAGAATATGGCCCGTGTCCTCAAGAAGCTTTACTACTTCGAGGCGGGCAACCGCACGTTCTCTATCTCAGAGGAGAAGTTCAAGACCTATGAGGATGGAGAACATCTCATTGGTGTCAGGAGCTAACATGCCTCCACAATGCCGCAAATGCTTCTGCCACCATCTCTCTACTGATCCCTGCCGACAATTCTGCCCTATGACGGATGAGCAGCTCATCCTTGTACTACAGAATGTTGTAGTTGGAGAGTATGTTGATTCGGCTGTTGCTGCTTGGGCTCTTGCTACGGTCCAGCGCAGAAAGGATGTTAGCCATGCCAAAGTCTAAGACACTTTATGGTCGGCTAGTTCCTGGTGCGTCAGCACCTGGGGCTGAACGGCCGATTCCTGTTGGTATTCGTGCCAAACTGGATGCCCTATTGAAGCGGGCATTCATGTCAGAGACTAAGTTCAAGGCTAGCCTCATGAAGAGGCGCCCGGAACTATTCAAGGAGACGAAATGAAGGGTATAACTGCGGCTTTGATGTGGTTCGTCTGTGTTCTGCTCTTCATGACCTTCAACATCTTTGTTGGAGGTTTCTGTGTCGAGTATGTCATCGAACATTGGGCATCCTATCTTAAGGGTGTCCCTGTGGATGTTGCCTTCTGGAAATGCTGTATCGCCGGCTTGTTCTTAGGCGAGATCGCAGTTCCGTTGGCAATCTTGACATGGATCGTAATGCTTATTCTGTGAGGGGTAGCATGAGATACTTGAAATTCATCTTCCTACTCTGTATAGTATGGCATTGGCAGTACTGTAAGGATGCTAAGGAATTGGGAACTGCGCTGCGCTCAGTACAGGAACAAAGTCCCATTGAACTGAAGGTAGTTGTTGATCCACTACATTGTGACTTATGTACGAATAGTTACATTGTCTTGTGGTCAACGGAGTGTCCGCCTAAAGCGGCGCCGGCTCCAACACCACTTCCAAAGCCTACTCCCGATTGGCGTGTGATGCCGAAGAAGTATAGGACACCGAATCCGCATTGGCATCCAGGAGATCCTACTCCAGCTCCTAAGTAAGGTTTTAGATGATCCGCTTCATAGGTGATGTCCATGGCAAAATCGCTGACTACCGCATGGTACGAAAAGCAGCTACGTGCTCAATTCAAGTTGGGGATATGGGAATTGGGTTCGTTAGGAATCCTGCACTTATTGCTGATGGTCACATGTTTATACGTGGGAATCACGATAATCCTGCGGAATGCAGGGCCCGAGCAGACCATCTTGGGGAGTATGGTATTACTACTCTCGGTTCTATTTGGGTATTTTATGTGGCGGGCGGCTACTCTCGTGATCAGGATATGCGGACACTTGGCCGAGACTACTGGTCAGACGAAGAGATCTCATACCAAGAGCTCCAGAAAGCTATTGACCTCTACGCCGAAGAGAAGCCGAAGGTCGTTGTCTCACACGAAGCACCCATATCGACAGTCCACGCAATGGGTTTTAGGGCTGACTCAACACGGACAAATGAGGCACTAGAAGCGATGCTTAAGATCCACCAGCCTCAGTATTGGATCTATGGGCATTACCATTTAGACTTCCGTGAGCAGTTAGGCAAGACCATGTTTATTGGGCTTGCTGAGTTGTCACACTTCGACTTGAAGAAAACAGATGTGAAGGAGTAGTTATGAAGACGAAGAAGATCCTTGGTGTCTCAGTGTCTTTACCTGAGAACGCTAACGATACCCAGGAGCTGGGCGAGAAGGCTGGCGCAAAGGTTGTTGGCGCCGGAGTTGCTGCGGGCAGCTTTGTTTATGGCCTTGGTAAGGGCCTGTTCAATGCTGTGGCGGACAAGCTCAAGAAGGATTTGCCCCCGCCTACAACTCCCACTACCTAATGGAGAATCCGCTTAAGGGTTTCCATGTTGCGAGTGTTCAAATCGAATGCTCTATCATTCCTATTACTGGTAACGTACGAGCCGAGTTTATGGAGGATGGTAGTCTAGTCCTCCATAACTTGGATACTCAGGAGCGATCATGTATCCCTATGGACTTGCTGAAGGGGATAACTTTCGAGACTGGGGACGCTCTTGCTCTGCGCCTGAAGGCGGAGAGATCAGAGAAGGCAACTTCTATGATCAAGCATCAGACCAGTTAAGGTATCAGTTTCGTGTTGTTGTGATCTACGATTGGAATCCCCTCCGTACTATCAACAATTCCCAACTCCGCGTATATGCTCAGATGTTCTCTAACAAGACAGGTGAAGCTTGGTTCGTCTGGTCAGAAGACGAGATAGATCAAGCGTTTGCTTTCTGCGATCGGATCAACGATTCGTGGTGGCATATGCGTTGTCGTGAGAACATAAAGGTACGAGGGAGTTTACATGGACGCAACCGTCATAAGTCACAAGTTGATAATAGCGGGCAGCCGTGACATCTGGGATATGCAGCAGGTCATTCAGGCCATCAAGGACTCAGGCTTCATCGTGAGTGAAGTTGTGAGTGGCGGAGCCCGAGGCGTTGATAGGCTTGGCGAGGACTGGGCCAAGATCAACAAGGTTCCCGTTACAAGATTTCTTGCTGACTGGAATAAGTACGGCAAGCGTGCAGGATATGTCCGCAATGCTGTCATGGCATCATATGGAACGGCTCTTGTAGCTGTTTGGGACGGATGTTCCAAGGGTACGAAGCACATGATCGATTTGGCTGCCGCGAAAGGCTTGCCAGTTCATATTCGTATCGTGTAGTTGACTGCAGTTAACCTGAGCGATCGGGTAACTAATTCTCTTACGGAGGTAGTACAACATGCAGAAGATGCGTGGGTTTCAAATTCAGGCCGATGCCAGGTTGACCAAGGATCCTGAGCTGCGTTACACGAAGGGCGCCAAGCCCGTGTGCAACGTGCGCTTGTGCGCGACGTATGCGTACAAGGGCCAGGACCAGCAGTTCAAGGAGAAGCCTTCTTACTTGAACGGCGTCATCTGGGGCCCCAGGGCTGAGAAGCAGGCGGAGACCCTCAAGAAGGGTTGCCTGGTCTCGGTCGAAGGTCGTCTCCAGAGCCGCTCCTGGAAGAACAAGGACAACGCGACGCGTTCTACGGTGGATTTCATCATCACCGGGATCACCTTGCGCAGCTTTGCGAAGGATACCCCGCTTCCTGAGGGTGACGTGCCCGAAGTGGATGCGGAAGAGCCGGTGGCTGAGCTGCCGGAAGGCGAAGAGAGCGCCACGTAGTAACTCTTGTAGGGAAGCTTGCAGCCTGATTAACTGCTCGTAGGGCGGATGTCACTCCAAGGGCGTCCGCCCAATTCCCTTCTAGTAAAGGTGAGTATGGAAATCCATAAAGTTGCCATTCGACCTAACGGTATTGTTGAATTCATCTACTCAGATGGATTACGCAAGGTACTGTCAGAGGGTAGGAGTGAGATCTTTAGGGCTTCCCATGTTGAACCTGATGAGAAGTCGCTGTGGTGGGCTGATATGAGCCCAGTAAAAGGGCCTAAGTTAGGGCCTTATAACACGAGAACCGATGCCCTAGAGGCTGAGGTTAAGTGGCTGGAAGTTAATTATCTCTAGCCAGTCTAGAAGGGGTGCGAAATGGCTGACGAGCTGAGCATTACGGGGCGGGGCCCAGACTATATCGAGTTTGGGTGGCGGTCGATCCGGTTCAGGATCAAGGGGACATGGGAAGGCGGGCGTTTTCGTATGAAGCCCGGCAAGATCTGGTCTGCCGAGACTCGCAATAGCCTTCGTTATACCGATATCCCAGGCGCCAATCTGTTGTTCCATGAAGCGTACAAGCGTACATACGATCTCATCGGTCCCAAGAAGAAAAAGAATGAGGACCAGCTGTCACTATTCGGGGGTTAGTCGTGGTCGAAGCTAGTGGACATCTTTCCAACATTGATGCTGAGAAGTACCAGCAAGAGGCTCATGAAAGAGCCATTGCTGCACTGCTCGATTCACCTGTAGATTTCTTGGCTTTGATGTCAGAGAAGTCTACACAATTTACGGGGGAGGACGAGAATGCGGACTAAGGACTTTAAGGCGTTGTGCAGTGTTTTTGAGGTTCCGGGCCAGTATCGTAACTACTGCCGGGAACAGAGGAGTAATCCTCTGGCTTTCTCCAAGTCATATGAGGATGTCATCGACTTGGTGAACTATAGTTCCAAGAAGGCGTTGATGCTCTGGCTCATGAATGCGGCCAGGGTCTTGGAACAGCATGGCCAAGATGCCCTGCGTCATTCCTTCACTGTCAAGGCTGCCAGGAAGTTGGGTCTTCCTGAGGATCACGAGACTGTGGGAGTCGAAGCGAAGCATAAGTTCCTGAGTTTCATGCGCCATTATGACTCAGTGGTCACACAGCGCAAGTTGCCTGTGACTTGCTTGGTCTACAGCATGCGTCCCTGGAACAAGCCCGTGACCGAAGCCATCATGGCTTTGCATGCAGGCAAACAGGAGCCCGCAGAGTTCTTCCTTCACACTCTTGTGGAGGAGAAGTTCTGGCTCGAAGACGATAAGGGCAAGGCCTCTTCGTTCCTATACGAGACCGATTCCATCGAGAGCCGCGATGCGGCTGTCAAGAACTTGTCCATGATCTCGGATGTTACCGAGAAAGCAGCTCAGTTACTGGAGCTCGGACTCCCTAAGGAAGAGACTCTCGACTTCCTGGAGAACATGGAATTCCGTCAGATGCCCAAGTTGCCTGAGTTCATTGGGCTCTCGCCGTTCTTCTTGAAGGAACGGGTTCAGCCAGCACCTCTGGTGCCTTCCAAGGCGAAGTTCCCGAAGACAACCATTGCCGATCCTCTGGAGCGTGAGGCATTCGAACGCTCTCTGGGAAAGGTTGAGTGGGTTGGTGGGGAGCATTGCGAATTCGGAATGCTGCTCGATGTCGAAGGCCGTATGATCGCCCAGAAGTTCTGGGACGACGAGCTTCGTGATCCTTCCAAGGACGAGTTGGATGTGGTTAATGACCTCAGCCATTCGCCTCGGCAGGAGCGGGTTGAGGAACGCTCGATGGAGCGTGCTCACAACAAGCGTTCGAAGCAGACCGCAGACCAACAGGCTCGTAAGACTGAGCGTCTGGTTCTTTCCAAGACAGACCCGGCGGCCTATGCTGCCCTGTGCAAGACCATCTACGCTTCGCTGAAGGAAAAGGCGAAGGAGTTAGCTGTGAAGGGCATTTGCGTGGACGTGAACTTCCTTGCTCGCAAGGAAGGGATAGTCCCTCCGCATTAGTTGAGGCACCGACGGGTAACCCGTCGAAGAGAACGCGCGTTAGAGTAGCGGTTACTCAGCAGGCTCATACCCTGCGCAGCCGGTTCAACTCCGGAACGCGCAACCAACATTTGTGGAGGTGGTTCGAATCTACCCCCTGCAACCAATTTTAGGAGCTAGAACTTGGAATACCGTAATACAACTCCATATAATGTCGAAGACCCGAAGCAGTTCATCGATATGCTTCGGACTCAGCTTGAGAGTTATCTCACTGAGTATAAGTTGGAGTCTTGTGTTCTTGGTGTTAGTGGCGGGCTTGATTCTGCCCTTGTGGCTGCAATAGCAGCTCCTATCTGTAAGAAGTTGCATGTTCAGTTCATCTGCGCCTCTCTTCCTTCTGCTACTAACAAGCCTGATGAAGTTGATCGGGCGAGTCGCACCCTTGCCTTTGGTAGTTCTGCCATCATCCGTCTCATTGACGAAGACCTTGTTTCGATTCCCTACATCTCTGCTCATCCTGATAAGCAGGAGAAGATCCGCCTTGGTAATGTCAAGGCTCGTGTCCGCATGATCCTTCTTTATGATCTAGCTGGTCATTATAAGGGGATTGTTCTTGGTACAGATAACTGGACCGAGAAGCAGCTTGGCTTCTGGACACTTCATGGCGATGTGGGTGACTTCAATCTTATTCAGAATGTCACTAAGTCTGATGTCTATATCCTAGCTCAATGGCTTGCTGACCATGAGTTAACTGATGGTCTTAAGCAGGTCATGCTAGATACCATCGCAGCTACTCCGACAGATGGACTAGGAATCACTAGTTCAGATCTTGAACAGATCGGTGCCTCTTCCTATCAGGAAGTGGATCGAATTCTATTGGGTTTCTTTCAGGGGCAGTGTGCAGACCCTGGTCACCCAGTGATTCAACGCCATGAGCGCACGCATTTCAAGCGGGCGAATCCTAAGAATGTGGGAGACTAACATGATCGTCAGTATGGATGTCGATGCTCAGCGTGGTTTTACTCCACTTTGTCCTAATGAGCTGCCCGTGGCAGATGGGGACAAGATTGTGGATGCCCTGAACGCTCAGGCAAAGCTTGCCCAGGCACGAGTTGGTTCCAAGGATGCACATCCTCAGGATGCTCGTTGGACCAGAGAGACCCCCTTTACTCCTGTGAAGGATTCGGCCAATGTTGATCTCTGCTGGCCTCGCCATTGCGTAGTGGGAACTGAGGGCAATAAGCTTCTGCCTGGCCTTCCCAATGTCATTGACTATGATTTCTTCGTCTTCAAGGGCTGCGAGCCTGACCTCCATCCCTATGGGGCTTGTTATCATGACCTGAAGGATACTCTCTCTACGGGTCTGATCGAGTACCTTAAAGGTATCGGGACCAAGACTGTCATTGTTGGTGGTCTAGCTACCGATTACTGCGTGAAGACAACTGCTCTTCAGCTTAAGCGAGCCAAGTTCGATGTTATCTTGAACTTGGAGGCTTGCCGCGGTGTTGCCCCTGAATCTTCTGATAAGGCTATCGAAGAGATGATAACAGCCGGGATCAAGGTTGTTGCCAAGACTAGTGATATCAAGGAACTGCTCAAATGATCAAGTCTCTTCTCGATAACGACCTTTATAAACTCACCATGATGCAGGCTGTGTGGGCGAAGTTCCACAAGGCTCAGGCCGTGTATGAGTTTAAGTGCCGGACCAAGGGTGTGGTCTGGACTAAGGAGCAGTTCGAGAAGCTTGGCGAGAACTTTGCCTGCTTGCAGGGCCTTAAGGCTACAACGGCAGAGCTGGACTACTTGTATGAAACCGGCCTTTTCAAGGACGAGTTCATCGTTTTCTTGCATGGCTTCGAGCTGGGTATCGAAAGCCTCGGGCTTGGATGGGATGAGAAGACAGGCGAGCTGGACTTGTCTATCTGTGGTTCTTGGCTGGACACCATCCTTCTTGAGGTTCCAGTCCTTGCCATCATCAACCAGACCTATTTCCAGACTAAGAATAACACCGAGGGCATTTCTCGCATGAATGCCAAGATCGAAATGCTTGAGAAGTTGAGTGATCCTACCTTCAAGTTTGTGGACTTTGGTACCCGGCGCCGCTACTCTCGTGAGTGGCAGGAGCGTATCGTCAAGGCCTTGAAACAATTCGCTCCCACCAACTTTGTTGGTACCTCGAATGTCAAGCTTGCCATGGATCACAATCTTCCTTGTGTGGGGACCATGGCTCATGAATGGATCATGGCCGGGCAAGGGATGTGCTGTGCACCCCGTCTAGCTCAGCGTGTCATGCTGGACAAGTGGGCTGAGGTTTATAAGGGCAAGCTGGGCATCGCCCTTAGCGATACTCTTGGAACCATCAACTTCCTTAAGGATTTTGATGGCCGGCTGGCCAGGATGTATGATGGAATGCGCCAGGATAGTGGGGACCCTTATAAGTGGCTTGAATGGGTCCTTTTCCACTATAATACTCTTGGCATTGATGCCAAGACCAAGCGAGCTGTCTTCAGTGACAATCTGTCAATTGGTACCGCGCATAATATCCATCAGGCTGTTGCTGGACGTATCCAGGACTCCTATGGAATCGGGACCAACCTCACTAATGACTGCGGGCCTGAACCGCTCAATATCGTCATCAAAATGACGGAGTGTAACAATCACCCAGTGGTTAAGTTTAGTGATGTTCCTACTAAGGCCATGGGGGATGACTTTCAGCAGCAGTTGATGCGCAAAGAGTACGAATATCAAACTACGCTTGTCTAATTCGAAGGCGTATTGTGGATTTTTATCCTTTGAAGGCCGCCGCCCTTGGAATTACGGCATTTTAACCGCAGAAGAATGATGTTGAAGAGCAGTATCTTTATTAGCATGATTTCTCAGGAGTTGTAGATGGCTATCGCTCCAGATCTCCCTAGGAGTTGTAAGTGCTCGTGCGGGAAATGTCTCACTGGAGATCATTGTAATATACTTGACAATGATTGTCAGGGAGCAGATGAGCAGGAGTTGTGGGAAGACGAGATAAGGGCAGCTGCAGGGTTGTTTGACTCGAATAGTATGTTCCCAGAAACGTTGGGACCAGCAGTAGATGAAGAGCAGGGTGAAGATACCCAAGAGTAGTTGAGAGCGTAGAACCCACTCGCGAACCGGGTGAGGCCTACACATTTTTGTTCTGGAGGCTGTACAATGAAGTTCAGCGGAAATCTGCGACTCGCATCAGTTGGCGAGCTGCGTCGTACGACGGTCAAGTCGACCCCTGTGGTCGAGTGCCGGTTCGCCGAGAATTCCTCTCGTTTGGTTGGAGATCAGAAGGTGGAGAAACATGAGTTCTTCACCGTCCAGGTCTACGGCAAGCGCGCGGAAAGCCTGGTGGCCAAGGGCCAGAAGGGTGCCATGTATGCCATCGAAGGCTACGTCCATCCCGAGTCCTGGGTCGAGAAGGGTACGGACAAGAAGCGCTCCACTGTGAAGTTGGTGGCGCAGTCCGTGCAGTTCTTGGCGCCGTCTAAGAAGTCCCTGACCGAGGCGAAAGCCTAGTTCAGTCGCCCTGTGGGCAAAAAGGGGCCTGGTGTGCGTAGCACGCTGGGTCCCTTTTTTTGATGCCTGTCTTGGTAGTGGCTAGACCACATCTTTGAGGAGTCTCAAATGAAGCAGACTGTCAAGATTTACATGCTGAACCCGCGGGCTATCTGCAGCCGGGTTATGAATAACCGCAATGAGGAAGATGCTTTTACCCGTGCATGCACAGGTGTCAAGCGGTCCACTCTCTTTGAGGCCATCAAGCGTGATGGCGAGATCAAGAAGCCTCTGACTGTTTTCAGACCTGCTGTGGCCTGCCCAAAAGGACCCTTCAAGGGGCAGTTGGCCGGCAAGATCGTCCTTATTGATGGCCATAACCGCCTAGCTATTGCGCAGGAGCTAGGACTAGAGGAAGTCCCCGTACGGGATTACGGGAACTCGATCTCTTGGGACGATGCCCATGCGAAGGCTACTGTCCTTAACATGGTGGACGATCCCCTGCACAAGAAGTTGTCCGATACCGACTTTATCGAGGCTGTCCGTAAGTATGCCTCGATTCAGGTGGTTCCTAACCCCAGCCTTATTTCACAACGGCTAGCCGACGAGCAAGCTCAAGAAGAGGGGTTCGTTGGTGATAAGGTCAGGATCGCTGAGGTCAAGAACTCCTACTTCACTAAGGTGAAGCAAGCGTGTGCTATCGCCGATAGCAAGGAGGCCGAGAGTCTCCTGCGTGGGCATAACATGAGCTTTAGCACAGCTGTGAAGGCAGCGATGTTTCTTCCCCGGATCGATGACCCGGCTGCTCGCGCTACTGTAGTTCGAGAGGTTCAGCGAGCCGCCAAGCGGGATGGCAAGCGGCAGATCGAGCGGAGCGTCTGGGAAAGTTTCGAGCAGCGCGTCTTGGATGCTAAAGGTGTGACTCCTAAGGCTATCTCCAGGATCGTCAAAGCCACGTTACTTGGTCCTCGTCGGCGCCTACATGGTCAGGAGTTGCGAGATATACGCAATTCTTCTCCGACTGGCAACAAGATCGTTCTGGAGCAGATTGTCTGGGTTGACAAGCCCTACAACCAGCACGAGGAAGAGAAGTTCATTGGGCAGGTGCACTGGGCTTTTCGTTGCCAGCGTGCTGGTCGAATGCTTTCGAGATCAACGAGTTCTAAGATGGGCTCATAGGAGCACCTATGCGTAGTCCTTCCTTTCCTATCCTTGAGCAATATCGCGCGTTCTCTTCCACGCAGCAGATCAAATTGGTTGACCGGATCGTTCAATATGACCTTCAGGGTATCCTCGGGAACCCACTGATTTATGATAGCTTGGGTACTACTAATAGGCCTATCGCGAGTTATGTCCAAGAGGTCATTAGTAGGTTGCCGCGCGAAGATCGCGCCCTCGCTTTGCAGATCGACCCTTTTGACCACTTGCCAAAGGATGCTTTTCCTGATCCTAGGGAAGTCGAGAACCACTCTAACCAGAAGAAGCAGGATCTCTATCGCTTGCCGGTGTGGGCCAAGGTTTCCAAGTACTTTGGTGGTCTCTCTGATGTGGCAATGATTTCATTGTCAGGCCCCAATATTTGTATCTGCGACAGCGATGAAGACATCCGTTTGCGACCCTTGGCAGAGTACCCCAGTTGGACTGCAGCGGGAGGTGGAGCCTACATTGGTATCACCAATAACGCCTTAGAGCACAGCCTAAATCTTCTGGGTTTCGAGCACTCCTTACTCCCGCGTCCTATCTTTGGAGATTGGGAGACTGTGATCTCTGATGCGTTCCTGGAGGTCATTGTTGCCGAACCTCGTGCCCTGTTTATCCACTTTGATGCTACATGTAGGATAGACAGCTTTCTTGACTCAGAGGTACTTTCTTCCACTGGGAAGTTCCTGCGCAGCGAAAGGCTGCCCTGGGTTATGGTTGTGAATACCAGCAACGCAGGCAACGAGAAGTCGACGGGGAGATACGTGCACACCGTCCTTTCTTCCGCAGAGGGTAAGCTTCGGTTGAAAAGGGCTGGTTTCAAGTTACTCGATCGTAGTCCAGAGCAGTTGATTACCAGCAAGACGAAGAAAATGCCTATGGCAGCAGCACTATTAGGATCTGTCGCTGCCTAGAGAAAGGGGTATATCATGGCGATGACATCAAAGGAACGTTCGGCCGCCGCACGCAAAGCGATTGCGACGATGCGGCGCGAGCATGGCGCAAACTACTTCTCGCGCCTGAGTAAGAAAGCTGCTCAGACACGTGTGGCGAATGAGCGCAAGTCAAGGTAGTTCGAGCCCTATGGGCAAAAGGGGCCTGGCGTGGATAGCACGCTGGGTCCCTTTTTGACCTGATAAATAAGGAGTTAGTTATGCCACTTGCTTCCATTCAGAAGGTTCTTTCTCTTACCCCTATCCCTGGTGCCGATGCCATTGAGTGCGCTCATGTACTCGGCTGGGATTGTGTAGTTAAGAAGGGCGAGTTCAAAGTTGGGGACCTTGGTGTCTATATCGAGATCGATTCTATCGTTCCTGATGTCCCCCAGTTTGAGTTCCTTCGGAGCAAGCATTTCCGTGTGAAGACGATCCGTCTTCGTGGCCAGCTTTCGCAGGGCCTTTTCATGCCTCGGGCAGAAACGGCCCAGAGCCTTCCTGAGGGTTTCGACGTTACCGATCTTCTCATGGTTAAGAAGTATGAGAAGGAAATCCCTGCTGAACTGCGTGGCACTGTCAAGGGTACTCGCCCCAGCTTCATCCCTAAGACGGATGAGGAGCGCATCCAGTCTTGTAAGCATGTTCTGGATGAGATTCGCGACTTGCCTGTTTACATCACCACCAAGTGCGACGGTTCTTCCATGACCGCCTACTACAAACTGGGCGAGCCCATGTCTGAGGGCGAGTTTGGTGTTTGCTCTCGGAATATGGAGCTGAAGGAAGATGAGAACAACGCCTTCTGGAAGGTAGCCAAGGCTCTGAATCTTCCTGAGAAGATGAAGGCTTTTGGCAAGAGTATCGCCATTCAGGGCGAACTCTGTGGCCCCGGCATCCAGAAGAACCCTATGGGTTTGAGCGAACCTACTCTTTATGGGTTCAATGTGGTCTATCTGGATGGTAGTGGCTATGCTGACTTCAGTCAGATGGCTCAGATCTTTGATGAGTTGGGTGTGACTCCGGCGCCCCTGCTGACTTCGAATGTCAAGCTGAGTGACTACCTCCATAGTGAGCCAACTACTGAGAATGTAGTTGCTGCTGCTGATGGCAAGTATGCCAATGGCTCTCCACGAGAGGGTATTGTGATCCGGCCAATGAACGAGACTTACAGTCCTACGCTTAAGGGGCGTATGTCCTTCAAGGCTGTCAGCAATGTCTACCTAGAAAAGGTTGAGAAGTAAGGACTAGGCAATGTCATTTACTGAACTTGATCCTAAGCTTATACCCAAAGACATCAATGGGCGCCTTATTGAGCCTGGGTATAAGGTAGTAAATAGGCGCTCAAGCTATTGCTCAGGCTACATAGGTGGCTATCTTCTGAAGAGAGGGAGAAGCAGAGAAACCTATGGCTGGTGGTATGTATCTCTTGATGATGTCGAAGCTGGTGTTCAACATCGTTTTCCTGGTTGGGACGATTATAGTGAGCTCTTCTATCTGGACACTAGTGTTCAGATTGTGGTTCCTGTACTCTCAAGTGCAGAAGTTGCACGGGTTGAGGATCTTAACGAAGGATTCAATATTTATGTGGGTCCTCAAGTTTGGTTGCCGAAACCAGTTCCGCCGCCTATTCGTCGCCCAAGAGCAACCCTGAATGAACTAGTTGATTAGGAGTAGTATGGAAACGTTCTTCACTGCGGATACTCATTTCTTCCATGAGATGTTGATCACTGGACGCGGTGGCGAGGGTTCGCCGCGGCCTATGTTCAAGACAGTTGAGGAGATGAACGAGACCATCGTTGCTGGTTGGAACTCTGTTGTTACCAAGCAGGATAGAATCTTCCACCTTGGAGACTTTGCTCTTGGTATGGCTTCCATTGCTGAGATGCAGGGCATATTCGATCGTCTGAATGGCCAGAAAATACTTATCCCTGGCAATCATGACATGAAGAACAACAAGGTGATCAAGCATCTTCGTTGGTCTGAGATCTATGAGTGTCGTCTTCTGAAAGTTGGCGGCCGCCACATTTGGCTCTCTCATTATCCCCATCTCTCCTGGCCAGGTTCTTGTCACGGCTCTTGGCATCTTCATGGTCATTCGCATGGGAACATCACAGGTCGTGGACATATCTTGGATGTTGGTGTAGACTGTAACAAGTTCACACCTATAGCTTTTCCCGAGGTTGCTGTTGCGATGGCTACCCGAGGTGAGAATCCCGATCAGGTTCCTGGTCGTACATTATCTGCGGAGGATGAGCTTTGAAGACGTTCCTACTTACAACATTCTTATATGTTAGCTATCTTTATATCATTGTTGCAGGCCTTTATGGCTGTGTGCATCGCCCTAATGCTGCGACTGAGCATTGGAAAGTCCAAGCTGCTCGTTATCAGCAACTGTCTTCATGTAGAGAGGCTTATTACAAGTACCTCTTCTATAAGCACTATGTACAAGATGATGAGCGTCGGCTCGATATATTGAAGACACTGTACGGTATGAAGATCACTCTAGGCCGTACTCCAGAGGAAATGGCCAAGGAGAATCTTACCATGCAGAATGTTCGTAGGGAGATCATTGATGACAAGGCTGCCATGCAGGAGTGGAAGAATCGTGCATGTGTCCGCTGTTATGGGATATCTGATCTTCTAAAGGCTGAGGAAGAGATTCCGAAGTGTCCCGAACTTGAGCAATAAGGAGACAGCATGACGGAGTGGGTTAAGAATTGGTTTTCCAACTTCGAACCTCTTGAGGATCCTATCATAGTTGATGGGGTTAAATGCTGGACCGTCGAAAGCTACTTCCAATCCCAGAAAGCTACTGACATCGAGACCCGTAGGCAGCTGGCAGCGTTGCCACCTGCCCTAGCTAAGAAAAGGGCTCGCTCCATTGAGCTTCGGAGTGATTGGAAGGATGTACGCGTTAGCGTAATGGAAGTTGGCCTTAGGCATAAGTTCAAACCCGGTACGCAATGGCACCAGAAGTTGTTGGCAACTGTGGGCCCCATAGTTGAGTGGAATAATTGGGGCGATGTCTTCTGGGGTGTTGATCTTAAGACAAAGCAGGGAGAGAATAATCTCGGCAAGCTTCTAATGAAGATCCGCGATGAATATGTCTCCCGTGATACTGCAAGTGCCGACATGTGTCGGCGATGTGGAGAACCAGCTAAGGACTATTACGGGCCTTATAAGCTGTGTTCTGCCTGCTTACCGGATGCTGCAAAGCTTATGCAGTTGTATGTCGAGCACTCTTTAAGTGCCGACGATATGATTGCTGGGCGCTTTACAATTCCAGACTATTGAGGTAATATCATGTTCAATTGTACAGGTTGCGGGAAGACTTCGAAGCCCACCGAGAAGATGAATCTTAGGCCGGGAGCTATGCGGCCGCAGGTTCCTCTGCACCCGACGAATTCGAAGCGGAGACGTACTCCTAACTCGTTCAAGGATATCGTCTACGAAGATAGGCTTTGCACAGCGTGTGAAATCAAAGCCCAGAAGACAGAAGCTTCTCTAGCCTAGGGAGAGATGGCCGAGTGGTTTAAGGCGGCGGTAGGGCTTTACTTTTACTATAAACCATGCTATGATATCTATAGAGGTATCATATGCGAATACCAAATACTACTTGTTTAGGCTGTAGTAAATCACTCTATCAGAGACCAAGCCAGAAAGCCTTAGGAAGGAATGTCTATTGTGATTTATGCTTTCCTACTATAGGAATGTCTCTACGCGGTGAGAGAGCTGCAGTTGCTCGTAACAGAATCTACGCAACTGCTTATATAGATAGATGGAAAGCTGGTAAAGAATCTGGGATGCGAGGTCAGACCGCAATTTCAGCGTATATTCGTAAGTATCTATTTGCTAAGTATGATAATAAGTGTTGTCGATGTAGCTGGAAAGAGAAGAATAAGACAACTGGTAAAATTCCTTTAGAGGTCAATCATAAAGATGGCAACCATAGGAATAACAAAGAAGGCAACCTTGAACTCTTGTGTCCTAATTGCCATAGTTTAACTAGTAGTTTTAGATCTCTTAATAAGGGATCTGGAAGGCCAAGAAAGTTCTAACTCGGAAGGGTGGCAGAGTGGCCTAATGCACCTGACTTGAAATCAGGAGGGCCCGTAAGGGCTCCGTGGGTTCAAATCCCACTCCTTCCTCCAAACCGTTGATCCCGCGAGGGGTCCGGGGGTTCGAATCCCTCTCTCTCCGCCATGCAGGTCGTGTACTATTCGCGCTGGAGGCTGTTCCGTGATACTCAAAGACCTTTTGGTTAAGGCTCATGTTCTCAAGGCTAGTGCCGAGGGGACTCCCGCTGAAGAAGTGGAGACCAATGATGCCACTCCTAGGCCTACTCCTAAGGCCAAAGGTCGTACCGTTACCAAGACGACTGTTGTCGAGACAGCTGCTCCCGACTCCTCATCAGCTGAGATCAGGAAGTTGCTTTATACTGCCCTGAAGAAGGCTGCTGCTGGTAGCAATGAGTTCGACTACTTCAAGTTCAAAGAAGTCCTTTCCAAGCTCTCCTCGCATATCAAGGACGAAGCTGCTCTTTATGCTGCAGCCGGCGCTACCGCTTCTTCGATGAAGGTTAGTGCTGAGGACTTGATTGCTAGTGCGAAGGAGTATCAGAGCATTCTGACCGATGAGCGTAAAGCTTTTGAGGCCAGTATCGAAGATACTCGTTCTGAGACCACGCAGAAGCAGGCAGAGCTTAAGGCAATAACTAGCCAGATAGCCAAGCTGGAGTCTCAGAAGGCTTCTCTGGAATCTGCAGTGGACGAGAACACTCAGCAATTAGATGCTGGTGTTAAGGCTTTTGAAGTTGCCCATGAAGAGCTTAATGGCGAGATCAAAGATGCTATTGCCAAGATCAAGAAGTACATCAGTTAAGAAAGGTAGGTAGTTCTACAATGGAGACACCCTCCAATCCTTTGGGGAAGGCTCGTTCGTTCTGGGCGAAGCCAGAAGGCACAACCGGGATGCTCGTGGCTTTGGGCCTGGGCGCCGCTGGCCTTCTAAGTCTTAACAAGATCCTCCCACTCCTTATCTCAGCTCTTGAGAATACCCTGCATGCCACTATCCTTGGTGTTGGCTTAGCAGCGGTTCTCTGGGTGCTGTTTGATAAGCGGTTCCGGACGCTGGCTTGGTATGGTTACCAAAGCCTTATGCGCTGGATTACCAGCTGGTTCGTGACGGTTGACCCAATCGGGATCGTCAAGAACTACATTCTTGAGATGAAGAGAAATCTTGAGAAGATGCAGAACCAGATCGGGAACCTTCGTGGTCAGATTACGAGTCTTGCTCGTACTATCACTACGAATGAGGCGAAGATCGACCAGTGTATGAAGCTGGCGAAGGAAGCCGAGAAACAGAATAAGGTCCCCGAGCAGATGTTAAATACTCGTCAGGCGGGTCGTCTGGATGAGTCTAACAAGCGTATCGAGACCCTTCGTGTGAAGCTGGAGGTCCTGTATCGCGTTCTCCGTAAGATGTCGGAGACTGCGGATGTGGTTATCCAAGACACCGAAGCGGAGGTCGAGTGCAAGGAAGACGAGTGGAAAGCTATCACTGCTGGTAACGCTGCTATGCGTTCGGCGATGGCCATCATGCGTGGCGATGTGGACAAGAAGGCTCTCTTCGAACAGTCAATGGAGTTCCTCGTTACCGACATTTGCAATAAGGTCGGCGAGATGGACAACTTCATGGACATGAGCCAGAAGATCACCAGTCAGATCGACCTGGAGAACGGCGTGTTCGAGCAAGAAGGCTTGAAGATGTTGGAGCAGTGGGAGCAGAAGGCTGATTCGGGGGCGTTGCTGAAGCCCTCCGATAAGAAGCGCATTCTGCGAGAAGCAGCTGACCCGAGCGCGGACATCGAGTCCTTGCCGGAAGTGAAGGTAAGTTCTTACAAGAACGTCCTTCGCAGGAAGTAACAGCAAACTCAGTTAAGGAGCTGTCAGATGACGGAAGGTTTCAAGAAGTTGCTGAAGATCTTGTTGGTCTTCGCGGTCTTGGGTGGTGGCTATTACTACCTCAAGTCCACGGGCACCATCAAGAAGATGAATGCGGTCGGTTCCAAACCGATCCCGAAGGACGCTTTTGGTGGCGGCAGCTCTGATGCCCCTGGGAAACTGACTCGGCCAATGACGGTCGGGCTCTGTACCTTCCCTGGTTATTCGGGCGGCCCCTATTACAACAACGGCTTCAAGGCCAGCGAGAATAGCGGATTCTTCCGCGACTCAGGCCTGAAGGTGCAGTTCATCCAGAACGACAATGCTGAAGGTGGTAAGGCGGCTTGGCGTAAGGGTGCGTACGATGCCTGGTGGTGCACGATCGACTCCTTCCCGGTGGACGCAGGTGGATTGGCTGAAAACGAGCCAGTCATGATCTTGCAGTCCGACTGGTCACGAGGTGCCGATGCTATCGTGGTCTCCAACGACATCAAGACGGTTGCTGACTTGAAGGGCAAGGAAATTGCTTGCGCTATCGGCTCTCCGTCACACACGCTCCTACTTTGGATGCTGTCATCCAACAACATGTCGATGTCTGACATCGAGTTGGTTACGGTCCAGAATGCGATCGATGCGGCCAGTATGTTCAAGGCTCGCAAGGTCAAGGCTGCTGTGGTTTGGGCGCCGGACGATTCCGACTGTGTCGCTAACGTCCCCGGTGCTCATGTCTTGGTTAGCTCCAAGACTGCCTCGAAGATCATCGCTGACTGCTTCTATGTCAAGAGGTCGTTCTTGGATGCTCATCCAGACGATGTCAAGGCATTGGTCCGCGGGTGGTTGAAGGGTGCAGCTGACATCAACTCTTCGGATACGGCACGCCGGAAGGCTGCTCAGATCCTTGCGGTTGGTTTCAACGTTGACGAGGCCTTCTGTTATGAGGGCATCGGAAACGTTCGCCTGTGTACCTATGGCGATAACCTCAACTTCTTTGGTCTGAACCGAGCCTATGTCGGCCAGACAGGCCAGAAGCTCTACGAGAAGATGGGCCCTCTCTGGCAGACCTTGAAGTTGGCCAGTGATACTATGCCTGCTTGGCGTGCTCTCACGGATCAAGAAGTTCTGCGTGGGATCACGGACCTGAAGCGTACAGCTGACCTTGCCGAGGGCGAGAAGCAGTTCGCAAAGCTGGATGTGGTTACTGAAGAGAAACTGCAGTCCATCTCTACCAATCGGGTGACGATCAACTTCGCCTCTGGTTCAGCTACACTGGACGAGACGGCCAAGTACATCATCCAGGACAAGTTCGGTCCTATGGTGCAAGGCTTCGAAGCTGCTCGTGTTCGTGTCGAGGGCAATACCGATAATATCGGTGACTCGGCTATGAACGTACGCCTCTCGAAGGCTCGTGCACAGGCGGTTGTTAACTTCCTTGTCGAGAAGTATCGACTGGACTCTGACCGCTTCGTGGTTCGTGGCAACGGGATGGATAATCCGGTGGCTGGCAATGATACCGACGAAGGTCGGGCTGCCAACCGTCGTACGGACTTCGAACTTCTGCAGGAGAAGTAATGTTCTCTGGTCTCTTTACACTGAGGGGGTCTACTTCCAAACAGGCCTCCTCAGTTATGACCTTTACGGGGATTGCAGCCCTTCTACTGATTTGGGAGCTCGCCGTCTGGTGCGGCTTCATCAGTGAGGGGTTGTTGCCCTCTCCTGTGTCAGTGTTTAAGGCCTATGGGCCTTTACTGCATAGGGATGATCTGATCCCCAATGTCATCTACTCATTCCGGCTTAACCTTTGGTCTTACCTAGAAGCAATTGCGATCGCTGTTCCTCTAGGTTTTATCATTGGTCTTTTCCCTGTGTTCAGGGAGTCCCTGCGAACACCACTCGATGCATTACGGTTCTTACCTATGACCGCTTTAGTTGGTCCCTTCATTGGTTGGTTCGGCATTGCCGACAATATGAAGATCCAGTTCCTTGCAGCTTGTATCGCTGTCTATCTGCTTCCAGTAGTTGTGCAGCGAGTGCAGGAAACGAACGAGATCTACGTTCAAGCAGTTCTTACGCTTAGTGCTAAGCAGTGGCATAGGATTACGAAGGTCTTCATACCAGACGTAATGTCTAAGGTATTTGATGACATTCGTGTCATGGTTGCTATCTCTTGGACTTATTTGATCGTGGCAGAAGGCGTTAACAACACGGGTGGCGTTGGTGCCATGTGTTATATCGCCGGCCGGCAGAGCAGATTCGATAAGGTATTTGCCATCTTAGTGGTAATTATCCTTATCGGGTATGTGCAGGACAAGATCTTCATGTGGCTGGACAGAATTCTGTTCCCCCACAAATTCCAAGGAGCTTCTCATGCGAAGTAAGTCATTACTGGTTGCGCTTCTGATGCTGATGGCAAACGTTTCTTTTGGACTGGGTCTCTCAGCCCGCGTGGATACCTCCACAAAGTACATGTACCGCGGTATCCAGATCGAGAACAACGCGGTTCTGCAGCCCAGCCTTTCTGTCTTGGCTGGACCTGTGGTCGTGGGTGGCTTTGCCAACTACAACTTGGACCTGAACCAGTACGACGAAGTTGATGCCTTTGGCTCACTTTCGTTCGGGCTGGGTCGCTTTGCTGCTACGGTCGGCGCCCAGGGTTACTTCCTTGATGGCATCGATGACATGGCTGACGTTAACATGTCACTCATTCATACTGATGTTAAGGGCTTTACCCTTACCGGTGCCTATAACTTCCTTAATTGGAAGGGTCTTTACGCTGAGCTGAACTATGGGTACCTCGTGCCTATGCATTCATTCTCTCTGGCTCCTACCATGGGAGTTGGCTACAACAAGGACTACATGCGTGTGGGCAGTGGCTTGTCCCACGTCTATCTGTCTATTCCCCTGACTTACCAATGGGGTAAGAAAGCCCGCCTTATCTTGACAGGATTCCACCAAGAACACTTGTCAGATGACTTCAAATCGGTTACGATGGGCCAGTTCAGCTTCGTCCGGGACATCTAACATGGCCAAGCAGGAAACTGACAACTATCTTATCGAGTTCAAGGATGTGTGTCAGAGCTATCCCGATAAGAAGGACGTAATCAAGGGCTTTGACCTGATCGTAGACCAGGAGCCTGGTACCGATAAGGTTATTGGTATCCTTGGTCCTTCTGGTTGTGGGAAGTCGACCATCCTGCGCTATCTCTCTGCCCTACAAAAGCCCACCTCTGGTGGTGTTTTCATCAAGGGCGAGCCGATTACGGACAACACTGTTGTAGGGATGGTGTTTCAACAGTATTCATCTTTACCATGGTATACTGTGTTGGAAAATGTTGCGCTTGGTCTTGAGCTTCGCGGAGTTCCTCTCAAGGAACGTACCGAGAAGGCCATGGAAATGATCAAGCTGGTGGGCCTTGAAGGACATGAGAAGAAGCGCGCACTGTCACCTGCGCTCTCAGGTGGGCAGTTGCAGCGCGTTGCGATTGGCCGGAGTCTTCTAGCCAACTCACAAATTCTCTTGATGGATGAGCCTTTTGGTGCTCTTGATGTGAGTACCAGGCTTAGTATGCAGGAACTGCTGCGTAGCGTTCTTAGCATGCCAGATGACATGACAGTAATGTTTGTTACTCATGACATTCCGGAAGCTGTCTATCTCTCGGATGAGATCCAGATTATGGGAGCTAATCCTGGGCGTATAGTTGATACTATCGAACTCAACTGGCCTAAGGATAGAGAGCCCTCAATCAAGCGAGAGCCGAAGTTCGTAAAGATGGTCTACGATATCGAAGATCGTATGGCCAAGTTGAAGAAGCAGAAGTAGAGATACTCAAGTAGCAACGAGGACGGGCTGTAAACCCGTTGCCCGCGAGGGCTTCGTAGGTGCAAGTCCTACTCTCTACACCATTGAGGGACTTATGCCTCCATCCAAACGTGTTCCTAACCAGGTTCCTGAAGGTACAAAGATTGTACCGTCAGAGCAGTGGTATAAGGACAGACACCTATACTTTACGACTATGCCTCGTGAGATGTGCATTGGGGTCGTGAAGGCTTGTGATTATGGCAAGCTCCTAGTAGTATGGCCCGAAGGTTGCTCTGGTGGCAATCCAGGCGGAGAGGCAGCTAATAAACTGCCTCGTAGTGAGTATGCAAGGGCTTGGTGGGTGAATGCCCCCGATATGCTTTTAGAAGGCTATGCCTTCGAGCCTGCTCCTGAACGTGCTCGTCCTAAGCTGGACCAACTAGTAGATTAGTCATGGTGGCCGAGTGGTTAGGTTGCGGCCTGCAAAGCCGCCTACGAGAGTCCGATTCTCTCCCATGACTCCATTTGAGGTCTTCATGAACCCCATTATCCAGAACTGGACTATCTCTCCCCATAAGTCAAAAGATGGACGTTGGTACTTCAGACTTCATGGTAACATCCATGGGCATCCTGACTACCCCCGGATCACTGATGGTGAGTACTGCCATACCTCCGAGATTCTCTCTATTGATTTTAGGGATAATCTTGTAGTTACTAGGAGTCGCACCTATCAGCTTGGGAAGCCAGAACCCGAGAGCACTCTTAATAAGGCTATGGTTCTCAATGAACTTACTAAGGCTTAAGAAGTTTGCCAATGGACGGGTCTATGCCCTCCAGACTCAAGATGGCTATCCTCTTGAGACGACGGACACATTCCTTCCCTCTTATACTAAAGAGGCAACTGGGCGCCGGCAAAATACCCTATCTAATACTGATTTAGGTAGCAGGCATAACCGGTGGATGGTTGGTGTGTCAGTAATGTCAGGCTGTCCTGTGGGATGTAAGTTCTGTGCGACTGGTCAGTTGTCTAGATGGCGTAAGCTGACCGCTGATGAGATCGTGGACCAGGTCAAGTTCATCGTTGGATCTAATCCCGACTATAACCCAAATGAGGCCTATGAGTTCAAGATCAACTATACCCGCATGGGTGAGCCTTTTCTGAACTTAGAGGCCGTAAAAGAGGCCATAGGACGCATTTCTGAGCTATTCCCGAAGGCCCATCACTACGTCTCAACTATCGGAGTCAAAGGCTCGACTTTTGACTGGATTCATGATAGGATAACCCTACAGTTGAGTTTGCACAGTTTAGATGAAACTCGACGCCATGCCTTGATCCCATATCCTACAATGTCTATTGAGGAGTTGGGGCAAGTTCGTACGAAGAGTGCCCTGAAGACGACGGTGAATTTGACCTTAGTTGACAAGGCCGATTTTGACATACAGGCTCTTAAGAAGTACTTCGATCCTATGTACTTCTTCATCAAGCTGAGCCCTATCAATCCTAATGCAACGTCTGAGAAGAATGGACTAGGCAAAGGGATTGTGCAGCAGATCAATCTGGTATAAGGAGTCTCCCATGGAAGATATCAAGAATCAACTCGAAGCGGCCGGCTATGACTTTGCCGTCGCGATCGCGACCCAAGCGGAGATTAATAACCAGGCAGCCTGCGGCCAGCTTGCCATCGTAACCTCCGAATAACAAACCCTTTTACCCTTGCGGGGACATAGCTTAGCGGCCAAAGCGTCCGGCTGTCTACCGGAAGACCTGGGGTTCAAATCCCCATGTCCTCGCCATATTTTCTCATACACGGCAGTGGTCCAACGGTTGGGCAGCGGCCTCCAAAAGAATTAGTATCCAAACTCTAATTGGTGTTATAATACTCATGGAGGGTATTATGGCAACCAAAGAATGGATTCAAACTCATCAGAAAGAGATGCGTGCTTATCGTAGAAAGCACTATCGAGCTAATAGAGAACAATATTATGCTCGTAATAGAAAATCTTGGGCAGCTAAGCAAGCTTTCTTAGATAAATTAAGAGATGTTCCATGCCCTATATGCAAAGGAAGATTTGCTCCTTGCAGTATGGAGTTTGATCATCTAAGAGACAAAAAGACTTGTGTTAGCACACTTGCCAAGAATTCTTGGTCTAAGTTAAAGGCTGAGATAGCTAAATGTGAAGTTATCTGTGCTAATTGTCATCGAGTTAGAACTCTTAATAGGAAGAAAGACAAAACACGTTAATGGTGTAGTGGTAGCATTGGTGACTCCAAATCTCCAGGTGGGAGTTCGATTCTCTCTTAACGTGCCAAATTAAGTAGACAGTGGGTTCGACTCCTACCTGCCGTGCCATCTACTTTAAGGAACTAGCATGAAGAAGATTGCCCAGTTTGTTGATGAAGCCTCAGGGCTTATCTTTAAGACTGCGAAAGCAGCTCTTAAGTCTGAGAATAAGCACCGCTCTATCAAGAAGATCTTTTCTTGGATAGGTAACCGCGAGAAGCGGACTCGGCGCAAGGGTGAAGACGACTGTAAATTCGCCAATGGTGGATGGTCTATCCAATGGTCGGAGGCTGATTACGAACGCCTCATCAATTGCATTTGGCAGGCTGTTCATGATCATGAGAGGTGGATCTATAACCAGTATAAGGGAGGCCTTACTCTAGGCCAGATAAGGGGCCAAAGTGCACTAGGTCACTACCTCAGTGATAACGATAGCTCTATTTATCACTGGTATACCTTGCAGATGGAAATCTGTCCTAAGTGTTTCCGGCAGTATGGACAGCCCTACTATGCAATCAATTGTCATTGTGATGGCACTTCGGGCGGAAGTGGCCGCGCCCATACAATTCCCACTCGGGAATTAGACTAGTAATACTAGACAGTGTGTAAGAAATACTATATAGTTTTACTTACAATGCTTCTATAGCTCAACGGCAGAGCGCCTGGTTGAAGCCCAGGAGATGGTGGTTCGAAACCATCTGGGAGCACCAATGGGGGATGGGACTGCACAGGGTGGTCGCCTGCTTTGCAAGCAGGATTCAGGTGGGAGCGTTACCCACATCCTCCACCATATGAAAGCGGACCTAGCTAGGATGCCGGCCCCATTTAGGGGGTGCGGGCTCCCCTAGATAACCACCCGCTCACTTGAGGATGTGTACTCCGAGGTAGCTTGAAGGTCAAGCAATCTTGTCATGGATTTCAGCATGGCAGTTAGAGCAGACAAGGATACACTTGTCCAACTCTTTTACTGTCCTTTTCCATGAGACATTAGTTGATCCGATACCAAAGTCTTTTTGGCTAGGATCCTTGTGGTGGAATTGTAAAGCTCTGGGTGACTTCTTGTAGTTACAAATACTACAAGCTCCTCCGAGATATTCAATAGCTCTCAGCTTTCTGCGCTGACGCCACTCGATAACAGAGTCGACTGGAGATTTATTAGTAGAAAGTCTACTAATACGTAGTTTTTCTCGGTACTCAGATTTACAGCTAGATGAGCAGTATGGACTTGACTTAGTGATAAGTCTTCCGCAACTCTTGCAGTGGTTAGTTAGCTTGTGTGTCATGTATGTTCCTGGGTAGGAAAATTGGTAACCCCAACCGGCTGTTAACCGGTAGAGCGTAAGCTCACTGTTGGTTCGAGTCCAACCTCAGGAGCCATATTCATTGTAACATGCTTAACCGAGAATGTTAAGGAGAAGTTTCTGGTTCGATTCCAGATCTCGGAGCCATTGAGAATATGATGCATAACCGTTTCCGTAAGAACTTTGATCGTTGTGAGGATTTCATTCCTAAGAAGGGGACGAATCCTAACAAGTTACTTACTGCTTGTAAGCGATACTGGAACCGGTGGCGGAGACGCCAACAGAAGAAGGCTAAGAACGAGGAGTTCTAGTTCCGGGATCGTCTAGCGGTAGGACATCGGCCTTTTCGGTTGACGTGCGTCACTTACATTGCTAAGATATTAGCAGGTGGTCCAAAGGTAAGACAGTAGGTTTTGATCCTACCAATGCAGGTTCGAGTCCTGCCCTGCTAACCACCTTAGGTGGCTTAGTATGACAACTAATTGGAGAAACAGACCAAGGGCCAAGAGAAGTGTTGTTTGGACAATTCCACGTGCTGAGTTTGCTGAGCTTTGTCGCACCTCAACTTCTATAGGCCAGATTCTAAAGAAGTTTGGTCTTGTTAATAAAGGTGGTAATAAAACCACGGTAGAGCGCCGAGCTAAAGAAGATGGAGTTAGTCTTTCGCATATTGCGCGCGGCTTGGCTTCAAACTTTGGAAGGAAGTTTGGTCCTGCATATAATAGATTACCTCTAAGTGAGGTCTTTTGTGTAGGGAGTAGGGCTAGCCGAAAAGCTGTTAAGAGTAGAGTTCTAGGTCTTGGACTCATTCCGAATAGGTGTGTCCTTTGTGGCTGTCCTCCACTCTGGCATGATAAGTTACTCATTCTTGTCTTAGACCATATTAATGGTATCCCAAATGATAACCGTATAGAGAATCTGAGATTAGTTTGTCCAAACTGTAACAGTCAGACTTCCACATTTACGGGACGTAATAACAGGAAGAGAGTTTAGCCGCGAAGCGGGGTTCGAGTCCCTGTCCCGGATCCAACGAGGATAGAATGTTCAACCCAGGCGACATCGTGATGTCTAAAGATGGAGAGGATGGTCCGTTTGTTGTCCTTAAGGACGATGGGGTCAACTTCTCTACTTGTCACATCGGTAAGCCAAGTGTTGGAGTTGTATCCAAACAATCCCTATTTGTCCCGATTAAGCGACAAGGACAATATGGAGGACACTGGAAAACGAACGCCTTTGACAGAATTGGGGCTATCTATCGCTGGGCAGAGCCTACTGCTTATACTCGCTTTAAGCAGAACCATAAACTTGTACTATCCGATGTTGAGCCAGGGGGCCCAACACGAGAAGAGATTCTTAAGCGTATTCAGTCCGGGCATCGTGTCCGGAAGAAGAAGATAGCTAAGAGGAAATCCCGACTGGCGTACATTACGGAGTAGTTATGGCCTTACGTAGATTCGAATGTGTTGAGGGTACCTCAAACAAGTTCTGGGAGATCGATGATGAGCCCCGGCCGGGACGTGGGTATCCAATCTCTTATGGACGCATAGGGGTCACTGCTAATCCCTATTATAAGATAATGAGTGGTTCAGAGTTCCGGAAGATGGTTGCTTCCAAGCTTGCGAAGGGGTATCGCGAGGTGGTTCCTTTACCCCATGGCGGCACTGGACATGAGCCGCGGCCTTTGCTAAGACGCCTCTCTGGCCCTCAACAGAGGAACTTAAAGCGTAAAGCAGTAAGGATTGAGAAAGCTGTTCGTAAGAGAGCAATGCGTACAACGCCTCATCTCTCTTCGTTGGTAGATTGACGCGCTTCTAGCTCAACTGGTAGAGCATCACCTTGATAAGGTGGGGGTTTCCGGTTCAAATCCGGGGAAGCGCACCATAAACTCAGGGATCGTCTAATGGTAGGACGGCACCCTCTGAAGGTGCGTATAGTGGTTCGAATCCATTTCCCTGAACCATTTAAGTTAGTACTGATAAATCCGTAGGGAGCCTCTTCGGGGTTTAAAACCTTATGAGACCGAATAGAAACGGAGTATTCTAAGTCGGCCATGTTAGGCCCACGTTAAAAGCATGCAGCGTACTGTCCGACAATGCATGTGTAGAGCCCTACGGTGTTATGAGTACTAAAAGAGTTTTGATGGGGCCTGGAGCTTAGTGGCTCCCATTGCATTAGAGGTCATAATCAGATGCAAGAAAATGACCTGGGCCTATGAGGACTTAAGGAGAATATATGTCAGCGGATCATAAGACATGTTGGATCGAATGTGAGTGCGGGGATTATGATTGTGCCTCTCGTATTGAGGTATGGCACGATGAGGCTGATAACACTCATGAGTTTTACTTCTCCTATCAACCAGAACAGTATCCTAAGTATGAGACAGATAGAAATTATCTTAGCTATATTAATGGGCGCGATAATTGGCACTGGTTTCAATTTAAGTGTTGGTTGAGGGGAGTCAAGTTATATTTCCGCAATATATGGTATGCAATTACTGGTAAGCCCCAGTGGTGGTATGCTAACATGTCTTGGGGTCCAGAGCAAGCTAAGAAGTTATCTGATTTTATTCGTGAGAATTTACCTGATGAACCTAAGGTTCTTGATCGTAGATTAGATGGTACTGCATTTGATCCTAGAGTAAAAGGTACTATAGGAGATGTGCAATTAGCATGTCCTAAATGCGGGAATAATAAGTGGACCTATTCAGATGGTCCAATCATCTGTTCTAGGTGTTATACTGAAAGACCGGAAGAGAAGAAGTAATGGATAACTATCCTTTTACTTATGAAAAGTGTGTTTCCTGGTATCAGGTAAAGCGTAAGCCTACCTCGAAGTGTTCTGTTTGCCTGAAGATTTGGCGAGCAACAGAAGCTGCCCGAAAATGGCTCAAGTCTATGTGACTTGGGTCTGTAGCTTAGCAGCTAAAGCAACCGCCCTTTAAGCGGTATATCGTGGGTGCGAGTCCCATCAGGCCCACCAATTTGAGGTAGCTAACGTGCCCTGGTAGCTCAGCCTGGTAGAGCTTCCGCCTTGTAAGCGGAGGGTCGTCGGTTCGAATCCGACCTGGGGCTCCAATGCTACGATGGTCCAATGGTCACGACATCGGAATTTCAATCCGATAATCCGGGTTCAATTCCCGGTCGCAGTGCCATTGATGTAGACGCGGCCCGACGGTGCAAGCGGAAGCTATTCGGGCTTGACGGATAAGCTAGAGATTCATGCAAAGTATGGTTATTATGTCATACAGCGGCACTGACGTGGTGCTAAAGGGCATAGCTCACGTACTCTAAGTGATATCTGGTTATCATGTGACTTGGAAGGCTTGAGCTCGCTTAGGCCAGCGGTAGACCGCCTGTTTTACATACAGGATGTCGGGGGTTCGATTCCCTCAGCGAGCACCATTTGCGAACGATCCTGGAGGATCTATGTTTCTTAAGATACTAGTCGCGATACTTACTATAGCTGTTATAGTTATAGTAATCGGCGCAGCCCTGCTCTTCAATGCTTACATTGCTTCTAGCATCTACCAGATGCTTTTGCAGCCCATTATCAAGGTTGCTCTACCCCTCTACTTCTTCATGGGTTTATGCCTGGTGTGGGGTGTCATGATTGACTCAGGACTTAGGACTAATCTCCTGACTGATATTCACAAACGTCTTTGCAATCGTGACGACCTTGGTATAGCAACCAACGGGAATGAAGTCCATAAGACTTTCATGAATAAGGCTTTCTTCAAGGATATATTCATCATTCCGCTCACAGCTTGGGGAGTAGCTTTTATCATTCATTGGGTTGTGGGGTGCTAGGATGACTAAGCTTCATGATGCAATCTCTGAGTATCAGTGTCCCGGTTGTGTCTGCGGCGGTGCCCCATCGCAGAATTGTGAAGCTCTCAAATTGGACAAGGATGGTTGTTCTAAGCACGTTGTTGGAACATTCATTATGGGATTAGGCCACATTGTCCTCGGCTTACCAAAGGGTTTTGCTAGGGTTAGCGAAACGCAGGGTAAGATTCGTATCTTCCCTACTAAGGAAGATTACGCTTCACATGAGTACGATCACTTCAATGTGCCTGTATGGAAGTATAAGAATGAAAAGGGGCATGTTCTAGTTCGGGTATATATGCCGCGAATCGATACGAGTAGCATCCATATCCACATGGATGGCAGCTACTTTCATGAGATCCGAGCTACTTATACAGTTACAGACGAGATGCTGAAGGGAATGACTTCCTAGAATGGGTTCCTAGTTCAGTGGTAGAACAGCAGACTCTTAATCTGCCTATCTGGGTCCGATTCCCAGGGAGCCCACCAATTGCGGGATTGGTGTAATGGTAGCAAGTCACGTTGCCAACGTGAAGGCGCGGGTCCGATTCCCGCATCCCGCTCCATGGCTCGGGGTCCGGTGACCAACTTGGTTTCATAAGCCGGGTTTGCGTGGATCATCACCACGACGAGCTACCATTTAAGGAGCTAAAATGAAGAAGGTTCTGTTCATGTTCATGCTATTCTTTGTTATCCATCTTTCGGGTGGCAAAGATGTTGAGAGATACTACTTCCCTAACGCTGAATACAAGTGGCGCATTTGGGGAGGCGACGGCTCTGCCTATGTCGATGTAACAAGGAAGAAGAGTGGTTGTTGTGGCGACTCTGTATTTGTTGGATCTCTTCTGGCCGGATGGTACATCGTCGACTTTGGCGATGGGACTAAGCTCCCTAGTTCCTATGCGCCTATGACACCATAAAGATCTTGACAAATCCATATAGGTAAAAAGTACATATGTGGATTATGGCCGATTCTAGATTGCCATGATTTTCCTGGAATCTGTGCAGCTGCAGTTAGTTTTAGACGCGCCGATGGTCTAATGGAAGGGCCCTGGGTTACGGTCCCAGTGTATGTGGGTTCGAGTCCTACTCGGCGTACCATTTAGGGAGTTTGCAATGCCGCTATTCGATTTCATCAAGAAGAAGTTAGTGGAGAGGGAAATGCGTCTGTCTGATCCTAATCTGCTTCCTAAGGCTAAGCCTTCGAAGCCGAAGAAGGCTAAAGAGCCTAAGAAGTCTGCTCCTCGTCGTGAAGAGACTAATTGGCTTGAGCGGCGCCATCTCCATGTGGAAACTACTGAAACCTCTTGGGCCTTCAATCCTAATACTCAGTTTGAGATTGAGACTAATGAGCGTTGTGCAGATTATGTATTTACTACGCCAGCTGGTAAGTTCGAAGCACGTATTCCCTATCGTACGGTTATCGAAATACATATAGAGGACTAATTTTTGGCCCTCTTAGCTCAGTGGTTAGAGCAGGAAACTCATAATGTTTACTTAGTAGTATGAGTGTGTTATAATAGCTTTAGGAGGCTATTATGAACACACACTTATGTCCACGATGTAACAAGAGGGAAGAGTTTGGTATTAATAGACTAAAGAAAGATGGGATGCAGACTTCTTGTAAGAAGTGTCGCCAGCGATACCAGCGGGACTGGTATCAGAAGCATAAAAGGTTGCACAAAGCTAGAGCATGGAAGTCAAATGAGTTAGTAAGAGTGCGCAATAGGAAGTTACGTGACTCTTACTTGCGATCTCATCCCTGTATTGATTGTGGTGAGAAAGATATAGAGGTTTTAACTTTCGATCATGTAAGAGGAGTAAAGCGCCTAGATATATGCAGTATGATAAGGCGTGCATTTACATGGAATACTATACTTAAAGAGATAGGATTATGTGAAGTCAGGTGTGCTAACTGTCATACAAAAGTAACTAGGAAGAGACGTGAGGACATCAAGCTTAACGGTCGAGCAGCGTCCTCATAAGACGTTGGAACTGGGTTCAACTCCCAGGATGTCCACCATTAATGCCTTGTCGAAGGTTCGAATCCTTCAGAGGGCACCATTATCCTACTGGGTGGGTCGGTATCCTCGGGAGATTTATAACCTCCAGTTGCCCTAGATTGGGGCCGTAACCTGGGTCAGCACCAGGCAGTAGGACCATTAAGGAACTATCATGAAGAAGACATTGTACAAGACAAAGTTCTTATCTCTTATCTCCGAGAAGGGATGGGTTTGGGCGGAGCGTACTGGGCGAGATTATATTGACCACAGGCTAGATGTCTCAGCTATCTTGGCCTATACAGAAGATGACAAAGTTCTTCTTGTTGAGCAGTATCGCATACCTGTTGGCGCGAATGTCATCGAACTACCCGCTGGTTTGATTGATCCCGGTGAGCGTGCTTCCCAAGCAGCCATGCGTGAGTTGCTCGAAGAGACTGGCTATACCGCAGAGTGGAACTCTCGATTCCCTCAGCTTCTAGCTAAGGTTCCTTCTTCGGCTGGCTTGACTTCTGAGTGTACCTATGTGTATATTATGCCTAAGGTATCTAAGAAGCGTGGGTGGAAGCCTAATCCGAAGGAGCCGTTGAAGGTCCATAAGGTTGATATTTATGGGCTAGCTAAGTGGATTGCCAAGAAGAAGAATGAGGGGTGCTACATCGATCCTCGTGTTTATGTGGCCGTGGCAACAGGTTGGAACGGTTTTACGCCCAGGTAGACCAATTTGTACCGGTAGCCCAACGGCAGAGGCATCTGGTTTAAGCCCAGACAAGTGTGGGTTCGAATCCCTCTCGGTACGCCATATATGGGCCGTAGTTCTAAGGGCAGAACAACCAGCGATGGCAGCATGCCTAGACCTAGGGAGATGGGAGGTTCAAGTCCTCCCCGGTCCACCAAGTTGAGGAATTATGAGTCGACAGAAACATTGGCAGCGTGAAACGTTCTATCGAGAGGTCTTTGTAAGAGACCAGTGCTGCCGTTTCTGTGGCGATAAGAAGGGTCCTTTCAATGCCCACCATATTACTAGCCGAGACTTGATGCCTAATGGTGGATATGTAAAGGAGAATGGTATCACTCTTTGTGAGCCGTGTCATTTGATTGTTGAGAAGGCGGGGCCGGAGCAGCCTAACATCTTGTATGGCTTGATAGGCTCTAGTTACAAGAAAGCCTTAGCAGAATCAGAGAAGTTAAGTAAATAGCCCGAGTCGACTAATCGGCAGGTCAACTAGCGTTAGACAGTTGGTCCATCGTATAGTGGATGGGGGTTCGAATCCCTCCTTGGGCACCAGTTGAGGTAGGACCTAATGGCACCTAAAGTTAAGAGATCTGCTTACATCCGAATAGTATTTACCAAGAAGCTTCTTAAGGAATGTGGCCTTAAGAGTTTCGCCGAGTTCAAGCGTGCTGTTCGAAGGCGGGGCTATACTAGTATCACTGCTTTTCTTGATGATGCTATAGACGCACTAATCAAGAAGCTTGAGGCTAAGAAGCGCCGCCTGTAGCCGAGGGAGTTTCCTAAACTCCTATCCGTAAGTGGAGCTGAGAATAAAGGTTCGAGTCCTTTCAGGCGGACCATTTGAGGAGCTAAGATGTATCCGATGTTCATTCCGATCTTTCTACCAGCACCTGCTGCACCAGTAACTGCAGCATCTTCAGCTGCTGCTGTAGCTGAGGCAGCCTCTGTTAAGGCAGCCGCTGTTACTGCTGGACTGGCTGCTCTTGGTATTCTAGTAGCTGTTGGTGGTATAGTTCTCGTTGATGAAGCTATGAAGCGTCATACCCCAGAGAAGCGTGGTCTCTTTCAAGAGATTAGCGCTATCTGGAATGTAATTGGTACTGTCAGAGCTGAAGCGAAGGCTAAGAAGTAATTGCGAGTATGGCGAAATGGCAGACGCAACTGGCTTAGGACCAGTCGTCCGTAAGGGCATGATGGGTTCGACTCCCTCTACTCGCACCAATAAGGAAGTACTAAATGGATATTGTACTGATAGCTTTGCCATGGGTCATTGGTGGCATATGGGGTGTGTATTGTGCCCATAAGCGCTATGGACTTCTAGTTCTACTTGTGGGCTGTGTTGCTGGTGGTGTAGCAGTAGGACTACTTAAGATATTTATCCGTTCGCTCCTATAGTGTAGTGGTAGCCCGCCTCCATGGTAAGGAGGAAGCTCCAGTTCAATTCTGGGTGGGAGCTCCAGTCGAGGAGAAGTAGATGCCGTATATCAAGCCGGACGAACGCAAGAAGTTTCAGGTGATCGAGTTCGCTGTCGCGGACCTGATTACTGAACGAACTCCTCTGACTGCAGGTGATCTTAACTATCTGCTCACCCGAATTCTACATGCTCACCTTTATGCTAAGGGTGTTAGCTATACTACAATGAATGAGATCCTTGGGGTCTTGGAGGCTGCAAAGCTGGAGTTTAATCGTAGGATTGTAGCCCCCTACGAAGATGAGAAGATCAAGCAGAATGGTGATGTTGATTAATCCCTTGAGGTAATAAGTAATGCCCCGCCTTCATTCCCCTCGATGGAATTCTAGTATCTCTGAAGAGTACGTTCTTCATGTTGCCTCTATTGGTGAAGAGGTTAGTGTTGTAGTTGAGATTGACTATGATACTGTGGTCGATCGAAACTATGGTGCTGACCGCGATGGCCGACGTGGTGAGCGTACGCCCTTTCTTAATGATATGGCAATCACCAATAAGGATGAAGTAGTAGCAGAGGTAGAGACTCAGTTAGACTTTGCTCTTACTGAAGAGCAGAAGACTGATCTCTTCAATGCTATTGAGAAGCAGTTTGAAGAACACGGTGACTGGGCTTCGGAGCCTGAACCTCCAAGTGGACCAGACCGATCTGATGAAGTAGATTAAGGAGCTGTAATGATGAATGGTCTTCTGGGTTTCAACTTGCTGATCATGATGTCAACTGCTAGCCGTCAGCATGGTGGCTTTGAGTTTGCTCTCTTCCCTGAATGGAAGGGTGTGAACCAGCGTGGGCGTACAATGGATTCCCTGCGTCGGTATCCTATCTGGCATTGGCTGATCTTTGACTTCATCTTTATCTATCCCTGGGCTCCTATGTCTAACCCTCAGAACCACATGGATGGGCTTGAGGGAATGGACGAGCAAGGCGGAGGGCTTCCTCCTATGCTGAAGGAGATGTTGCTTCGTAAGATGGCCGAGCGTGGCACAGATAGTCCTGCTCCTGAAAAGAAGGAGGAACCTAAAGATGCCGTCAGTGACAAGAAGCCGGAAGCTGTCAAGGAAAAGCGTACCCGCAGACCTGACTAAGTTTCCAGACAAGGTCTATGTCTATCTGTCGGGGCCCCTTACTGCCGGGGATCTAATGGTCAACACATCTAAGGCCATCGAGATAGCTGATATCTTGATGAGCTTTGGGTTTATTGTATTCAACCCACACCTTAGTGTCTTAGGGAACATTGCCAAGCCTCGTAGCTATGAGAGCTGGATGACCCAAGACCTGGCCTGGGTTGAGCGTTGTGACTTCATCTTCCGTATGGACGGGAAGTCTCCTGGTGGAGATCGGGAAGTAGAGCATGGCAAGAAGCGCGGCATTCCCACCTTCTTTGATAAGCTTACCCCTGAAGCTGTATGCTGGAACCCTTCTACCTATAAGTGGGAACTAGCTAAGCAGCTACACTACTTTGTGAAGAGGCACTTGTGCTCAAAGTCATCAAGCAGGATATCCTCAAGATCAAAGAGGGTATTATCTGTCATCAGGTCAACTGCCAGGGCGTAATGGGCTCGGGTATTGCTAAGGCTATCCGAGACAAGTGGCCTCATGTTTACTCTGAGTATCAGAGATACTGTAGTGCCATGACTCCTCAGACCTTACTAGGAACTGCTCAGCTTACGCATGGAGCAGCAGGCATAATGGTAGCCAATGTATTTGGTCAGCTACACTATGGTAGGCGCCGCGAGATATATACAGACTATGAGGCTGTAGATAAGGCCTTCGCTCGTGTGGCCCATTCGGCCAAGGATCTGATGGTACCTGTGCCATATCAGATCTACGTGCCTTATAATATGGGATGTGGCCTAGGCGGTGGTGACTGGACTAAGTACTCTGCCATCATTCGGAAGCATGTTCCTAATGCTATCGTGTGTCAGTTAGAGTAGGAGAGAATCATGGATCTGAAGAAGTTAAGTGACAACACTAATCGGTTCAACAGTTTTGTTGACCGCTTTACAGATAGTGAGAACCTTGCCTACTCTGCTATGATGGTAGCAGCTAGTAAGGCTTTTGATAGGACTATGTCCGCTAGCCTTATAGTCCTTGCTCTTACTGTTGTCTATCTGTATATGACTGGTGCTCATAATCTTATGGTAGCCGGTGGTCTTGTAGGTGGGTGCCTTACGCTCCTAGCTTCTAATGTGCTATCCTATTTCAACTATAAGGAAGCGCATAAGGAGTTTAGGTTCCACCTTTATGATGATGTAACTCGTCATCTCCGTGCAGTTCATCAGGAGCTGGAGCGGGTAAAGGCAGAGAAAACAGCAGAGCTGATTGCAGAGACACTTTCAGATGAGTCTTTGAAGAAGCTCATAAGCCTTGTAGATGGGTCTTGTGCCGGCCAGTGCGGGCATAAACACGAGAGAGGTTAGTAATGAAATTCATAGCTAAGAAGGTTGTTCAGCAGATCAAGCTCTATGAGATTGAAGCTACAGATCTCAAGGCAGCTCAGGCTGCAATTGATAACAATGACTTTAAGAAGAACCCTGAATTCATCGGCAGCATCTCTATGGAGACTGTCCGGGATAAATGGCTCAGTGTTGAGCCTGTTACTACGGAGCCACAAGGTGAAGAAAGACCTAAAGTCTAAGCAGAAGTTCACGATCAAACCTCAGGATAGAAAGAGGCGCGTGTGGCAGATCAACCCGATAACACGGGTGGTAGTCCACGGTCGCAGGAGCAAGTTGGACAAGATCAGGGAGCAAGAGAGCAGGCAGGTAGACGAGTAGGTGTATCAGATGATTACCTACATAAGTTTATCTGGCCCTTGGCCCCCTGGAAGAACACAAGACTAGTTGTAGTACCGCTCAATTACTTAAGGAAGTTCACTTCCAAACCTCCTGGCCCGTGGCACAATCATCTGTATAGTGTAGCGAAAGCAGAGATGAAGCGCCGAGCGTTCATAACCTCGTCGGACTTCATCCACTTTACTGAGCATGCCTATGAGCGATTCACCCAGTTCTTCCCCGGACTTGTGAAGCGTGTTCAGATAGTATCTCATCAGGTCTTTGGTGTTGGTGTCACTACTGTCATGAAGGCTCTGTTTAGGAAGGCTCTCGATACAGGGAGGACTACTCAAGCTCAGGGGAATGACGGACGCAACTATCATGTTGTGTATAGAAACTTTAGGTGGACGTATGGCCTCTACAAGTCGGGTAAAGAACAGGAGTTCAAAGTTATCTCGGTCTTCCCGACGGCGAAGAGGTATCGTCGTAAGCAGAAAGGGAAGCCAGCTGGTCAAGGCGGGAATGAGTCCGTTTCACCCTCTGGTTCTCCCAACCGCGGCTAACCTTGCTTCTGAATTCAGACTGAGTCCAAAGGGCTTTCATTTTCTGGCCAAGACTAGTCCGATCACGCAGGGCGTTGCAAAGAAGCATCCTTTGCTTGCTATCCATCTTCTCCAGCTCTCTCTTAAGGAGGCGAAGGAGATTACGAGTAGGACCACGGCCCAGGAGATCGACCTCAGGTATAAGGCCTTTAGATACCAGGCTATCTATCCACAGACCTAGCTTCTTATTCCTCAACTGTTTCCGGTCCCATACAAGGCGCCGGGAATATTTGATTGGATGCTTTGAGAAGCCAATGTACATGGCTTCGTGGGTGGTAGGATCCCTTAAAATATAAGGTCTTTTGGTCACTTTTGGGGCCTCTAGGTAGAGATAGTACCACTACCTAAGAAATAGTTCAAGAGTCCTTGACATAGATGTTCTAGGATGGTAACATCCTGATGCTAGGTAGTGAGAAGAGAGTTACTTCTACATGACAAACTCGTTGGCGGTAGGTAGCCCTCTTAGAGGGTAGGGAATCCGCTGGGCGATGAGCCCAAAGACCTAAGTAGCAATACTTAGGGAGCCTTGGTAACACTTGGCAAATCTCTCTTCAGTTTCTCCTAGTATATATGATCCGGGTAGTGAGGAGTGAGCTACTTCCTGTTAAGAAGAGGGTCCGGCTCTGCCGGCCCTTTGCTCTCTCTAGTTTTCTCCCGGTATTAAGGTAGTTCAGGGTAGTGAGATTGGGAATCCTTCATAAGCGAATAAGGCCCGGTCAATTTACTCCCTGTTTTTAGGTAGTACTGAGTAGTGAGGAAGCGGTTACTTCTATTATAGAAGATCGTGGGGTAGCGACCACGACGCCTCTCAGAGGCAAAGCATAGTCGGGCAACCGACGGATGTGTGGAGCAGTTGGAACAAACGGCATCAATCCAAAGATTGAGATTGCCGTCTAAGATTCCAGCAAGTAGCCACAAGAACCGACTCCGATTTTCTCTCAGGTAGTTTTTACGCCGAGCAGTGAGAGCGGACATACTTCCTATCCTTGAATAGGGGTACCTTCCCGAGTGGGCGGGGCCTATTCGCAGGGTGGTTCTCCAGCATAAGACTCGTAACAGAGACGAGTGAAGGTGCTGGGCTAAAGAGCCTCCCGATTCCTGGGATTCGGATCAGACTCAGGACTCTAAAGTCCTCTTAGTTTCTCTCGGCATTTGGGGTAGTGAATTCGGAGTTACTTCATGCTAGAGGTCGTGGGTTCGAATCCCACTTATCGGACGCGCTCCGGTAATAGCTTAGTTGGTAGAGCACAAGCCTTCACCGCAAGGTGAGCAACTCTGGGTGACTTTCTCCCCATTTATTAGGGTAGTTACCAGGTAGTGAGAGTGGTATTCCTTCTGGTTTAATTGCTGGCCTTCGGGCTAGCAAGAGTGGGTTCTAATCCCACACCTCTATGCAAGTAGAGTTTAGGACCGCTCGATTTTCTCCTGGTATTTGAGGTAGCTGGGTCCGCGGTCAGCCGGGAACTGACACACTGCTAAATCGGTGAGAGGTGAGTTCGAGTCTCATAGGATCCACCAGTAAATGATATGGAATTCTAATCTTTGTTCCTGGAGGGACAACAGTGTCTAAGTTCAATTCGACTAAGAAGCCTGCAGTCCAGCGCACTATCGTGAACCTCGCTGGAGGTTCAGCCTACTCAGAAACGGATAAGCTTCACCTTGCCTCTATCCTTCTGACCTCGTTTATGGGCGACCAGTACTACAGCTCAGCGGACGAGACTCGCAATCGTCTCATCGGTCTAATCCCTAAGGCTGGTCCTGAATTCGCAGCTAAGGCTGCTGTGTTTGCACGCCGCGAGTTCGGCCTTCGCTCTGTAACACACGTCGTCGCCGCTGAGATTGCCCGGCTTGTTAAGGGTGAGTCCTGGACTCGGGACTTCCTCCGCGCTGTAATCAGGCGTCCCGACGACATCCTTGAGATCCTCTCCTACTACATCGCCATCCACAAGAAACCCATCCCTAACTGCATGAAGAAGGGACTAGGTTCAGCTCTGTCCTCACTTAACGAGTACAGCCTCGCTAAGTACAAGTCAGGTGCCAAGGAGTTATCAATGGTGGATGCAGTGAATCTGCTCCATCCGAAGCACACTCCGGGTATCGAGAAGCTTATCAAGGGCACCCTGCCTGCTGCTGAGACTTGGGAAACCAAGTTGACTCAGGCTGGTCAGGCTGCTGAGACCGAGGATGATCTGGTTGGTCTAAAGGCTGATGCTTGGACCAAGCTGGTAACCGAAGGCAAGCTCAAGTACTTTGCCCTGCTACGCAACCTGCGTAACCTACGTGACAATGTCTCTCCGGAGACTTTGGACGTGGCCTTAGCCCAGCTACGTGTTGCGGAGAACATCAAGAAGTCTTTGGTGTTACCGTTCCGTTACATGACAGCACTGGCTCAGTTCTCCAAGGAGGACGAGCCCGAGAAGACTTCTGTGAACCAGAAGATCTCGAATGCCATCATGGATGCAGCTGAAATCGCCATGGATAACGTGCCCAAGTTCAAGGGACACACTGCTGTTGTGGTGGATGTCTCTGGCTCCATGGGTTGTAGTGGACGCGGTTGGGGTTCCACTCGTACCGAGTGGGGTGCCCCTATTGACAAGGCTGCTGTAATGGCAGCTGCTCTAGCCAAGGCTAGCGAAGAGGTTACAGTGATCCTCTTTGCCGACAATGCTCGGGTGCTTCCAATCACTCAGCGTGATTCACTGTTGTCGATCACGAAGAAGCTTCGTGATAACGGCGACGGCGGTGGCACTAATATGCCAGCAGTGTTCAATGTGTTGCCTGCTTGCGACAGGGTTGTAATCCTGTCAGATATGCAGACCTGGATGGATAATTCATTCAGTATATATAACCAGGCTACACGTACTGCAGCACAGGTCTTCAAGGAGTGGAAGAAGGCACATCCCGGTTCCAACCCGAAGTTCTTTACGTGGGATGTTCAGGGTTATGGTACTCTCCAGTTCCCTGAGAAGGATATCTACTGTCTCGCTGGCTTCAGCGACAGGCTGTTTGATATCTTCAAGATGCTGGAAGAGGATAAGGACGCCTTGATCCATCGGATCGAAGCAGTCTCTTTTACGGAGCCCATCAGCAAATAGTAGGCTGATAGGACCAAGGGGTGGCCCCGCGTTAGGGGCTGCCCCTTTAATGTTTAAGGAGCTATCATGCGTAAGTACCTGTTCATGTTAATCTTCTTCTTCCTATGGCATCCCGCTGGTCATATACTACTAAGCTTTGACTCTACAAAGTTTAGCTGGGACACTGATGGCACTCGGCAAGGAAGCAGTATTATTTATGTAACTCGTAATAACAAGACGAATATAGGACAAGAAGATCTGTACGCCCAGTTCGATACTGCTGGCGGATGGGTTCTCTTCTGCGAAGACAAGATGACCATCCCCTATCTTAATTCCCCTCTCGTTGTACGATAAAGATCTTGACAACCATATAGGGAATTTCCATACATAGGCATTTTTGGGGTTATCCCACTTGCCATATGCGTGGGTTTTTCTGTACACTGAGGGCATGATGCACACTCCTGGTTGTCTAGTATATATAAAAGACAAAGACATGCTGGTCTACCTGTGCCCGGCCTGTAAGCGTAAGGCTGCGTGGGGTGGAATTGCTGGCGATGAGAATGCTTTTATCCTGAGGCCGCAGCGATCCTCTATTATGTTTGGTAGACGGACGCGTAACATAGAGGCCCCTATTCCTTTGAGTCAACTAACTGCAGGCTTTGCTCCCCCATGTTCATGTGGTAAGCGTGATGATTCTACTCTTCCTGATGTCTACTATACTTCTGTTGAGAAAGTTACTGCCCATGTTCTAGTGACTCCTGGCATGCGTAGTGCTATGCCTGTCAGCGAGCATGCAGTATCTTCCCTTAGTATCACGGATGTTATTGAGATAAATCTGGAGAAGATGCAAGTTGATGCTAAGAGTAAGTCCTCTGGCATAACCTTTAAGGCTCTTCCGGATAGGCGCCCTGCTGTATACTTCTGGGCCAAGGGCAGTGAGAAGGACTTTGTTAGAGACATTACCTATAAGTTTAATGCTCATAGGACTACTGACTATGAGGGGTTATGCGCTGCGGTCTCTGGTAACTTAGTTCACAAACACATACATCTTGGTCCTATGCTTACTCCCTCGGGTATGGTGTATAAGTTTCATTACAGCGCTCTCTTTTATGCGCTATGTTTCCCATCTATGAAACTTCCTGATTTGATTGTTGCAATGCTAAGAGCTGAGTCGGCTCAAGACTTGCCTACTAAAGAGATGGCTGACAAGATCTTCACTGCGCGTGATCAGTTTGCTAGTTGTGCTGAGCTACCGGACGAAGAGCAGGCGGCTCATTTCCTTAGCATTCTTACTGGTTATAAGCTAGAAGGTTGTAAGGAGTTAGCTCTCGCACTCAAAGACGCGAGGACGCTATCTCTATCCCATCTGGGTTCTCTATGTAAGTTCGTCCCCAATGCACCTAGTCTTACCAAGCTTGTTAAGAACCGTCTAACATCGGGTGACATCTTTAACAGTACACTTAACATCCTCTTTAACTCTAGACCCACTGCCAGGGAAGAGGCAGAGGCAACGATGCGCTTCTTTGCTAGCAAGTTTACTAGCGAAGAGTTCTCTCACTTCCTAATGGTGATGTTTGATAGTGCTAATATCTATAGCCTTATCCAACTAATCACAGCGGCTAGGAAGTCTAGTACCACTTGGGCAGCCCTAGAGGAGACAAAGCTAACTCCTCCTGATGTAAATAGAGGCCCCGTGAAGAACGATCCCTACATACGTAGCTTATGTAGTGAGATAGCTGGTATTGTAAAAGGCATTCAGATCTGATATCTAGATAAGGAGTTGTCATGGTAATGTTTGGATTAGACATGTCGAGCTGGGCTCTTATCATCTGTGCCATCATAGCTGTGCTAGCGATCGCTGGGGCTGGCGCAAGCGGTGCCGCTTGGAGGCGGGCCGACCAAGAGGGTTTAGCTAAGCCTGGTGTTTCGCAGTATGCCAAGTCAGCTGCTACCATGGGAGTTGGAGTCATGGCAATCCTAGGTGGCATCTTTGTCATCTTGCTCGTTGCCTCAGCAGTTTGGTCAATGATGTATGGGGTTGGTGTATTCCTCAGCATCATTGGTCTAGTCAGCTTCTTGTTCATTGTCTCAAGGATCTTCCTTGCAGGGAGAAAGTAACATGGCAAAGACCATTCAGCCTATCGAAGTTAAGCTTCCGATAACAGCAGGAGCTATCCCGACTGATGATGTTCGTAAGTTGATGAAGACTATCATCACGAACGAGATAGGCTCGGTCCTTGTTAAGTACGGTATCAAGGACTACAATATCCAACTTGCTTGGCCAGATACAGATGATGCTACACACATTGAAGTATGGTCCTCAACCATGGGTTATCTCAAACGATTCCTTGGTTCTATCCTAGCCCGTGTAGGTCAGGCTAAGACAGTAGCCAAGGTGAATTTCGTGCGGGAAATCGTTGAGGTAATCGATAACCTAGGGTACTTTCAGACGTTGGTTACTGTTACCCAAACGCACATGGCAAAGCGTTCAATGAGTGCTGACGAGCGCAAGTTCCGTGATGAAGATGAGGATGAAGAGGGAGAGGGAGAATGAAGCTCTTCGAGAAGTGTAAGGAATCTGTAGATAGGATCACGAACAAGTTTAGTTCGTGGTTGGTGGGCCGTGTCATTAAGGACCTTGACCTTGATGATGCTTTACTCCTGGTGCATATCAAAGCACTGACAGCTAAGTACTTCCTGACATGGATCTTCTTGATTCCATGCATCCTTGTGTATCATCTGGAGTCTTACGTTCATGGCCTCATCCAGCGTTCCCAAAAGAAAGCCAAGTAAGTCCAAGTCAGAGTTTAGTTCTGGCAAACTTATTGGCCACCAGCTACACCTCTTTGGTAAGGAAGAGTCTGTTGTTCATGAAGTGCCAAGCGTAGCTCACTTATTTCATAACCGCCGGCTGGCTTGCAACGTCCCTGTTGAAACTCTTGCTAGTCATCTAGGGATAACAGCTACTGAGCTTAACAGCCTAGAGTCAGGTGCTCTAGTAGCTAACAAAACCTGGTGGGCTTCAGCTTTAGCTGCGCTTATTAGCCTTGACAATGCATTAAGAGGTCAGAGTAATGGACATTCGGATACAGGAAACCACTAAGCTTGTTGCTGAGATGCGTAAGCTATCCGGCTTAACTACTATGCAGCTTGCTGCTAAGATGAAGTCCCATGTCAAGAAGGTTCATCGTCTTGAGCAGGGGCCCGTCCTGCCATCCCTTCGTCTACTAGATGAAGTTGCTGATGCATGTGGCTTCGAGATTCATCTGGTAGCTGTACATAAGGAAGACAAACGTGTCACACCTGTCAGCTAGTGTCGATGAACTGATTCCGCTTCTCCATGATCGTAATACCTCTATTATTCCAGTGAATGTTCTTTGGGAATATGATGAGGATGCATATTGGGAAGCAGAGGGTACAGTCTGGATCTTTATCTTTAGCGATGAGGGTGTCCCTTACCGAGTTCTTATCAATAAGAACATTGAGAAGCTTGTAGTTGGTTCTAGGGTAGCGGCCGAGGCAATAGCTAAGGCTATTCTCCGTAGCAATGCCGAGTGCGCTCACAAGACACGTGAGAAGTACACTGGTCCGGAGGGCGAGCATCGCCTATCCCGAGACATCTTAACTCTGGAACACCCGAGCTAACTAATGAATCTTATCGGTCAGATCTATGGGAATATGGGTATTCCTAACCATACAAGGGACTTATTCTCTGAACTCTTAGTCCAAATCCCAGGATCAAAAGTTTATCCTACCCACTCAGGTGGCAACTTTGTCACCTCTGCTCCCTTAGCTGGTGCTATAACCGGTTGGCCAACAGATGGTACTAAACTTACAGGTGACACCTTCATATTCTGGACGCCTGATATCTATGCTCAGGTAATACAGAGACTAGATAGGTCTAAGTCCTTCGTAATTGGTTACCCTATCTTCGAATGGACTAACCTTTCTCCAGAATGGATAGCTGGTCTTAAGCTTGTTGATTTGATTGCTGTCTCATCCAAGTGGGCACGCGCCGTTATCATTGCCCATGGCTTCTCGGAAGACAAGGTTGTGGTTTTACCAGCTGGTGTTAGTAATGGTTATCTTGGTATTCCTGCTGGCAAGGATGCCACCAAGAAGTTTCTCTTCGTTGCAAAGAATGAGGTGCGCAAGTCAGTCAAAGAAGTTTTGACTATCTGCGCAGAGGAGTTACCTAAGTATGGACAGCGTCTTACAGCTCTCATCTCCGATCCTCATGACCCCAGCTTCAATGCTCGTGCTTTGCTTTCTAGCTATGGCATTAGCCAAGATGCGCCGATAGATCTAATCAGTCCGCCGATAGGTGTGGGCGGAATGGTTAATCTCTATGATGATCACGAGTTCCTGCTTATGCCGTCTAAGGCTGGTGGCACAGAGCTCCCTATTCTAGAGGCCATCGCTCGCGGTTGTACTCCTATCTATACAGAGTATAGTGGGATGACAGAGATACAGCTTCTTCCTGATGTTCTTAAGCAGTGGGCGCCGCACTGGTCCATCCCAGTGAAGAAGTTAGTACCTATGCAAGATAACCGTTGGTTCAAACCCTACAGAGAATGGGGTGTGTGGGCTGAGCCAGATTGGGATGCCTTTAGAGCTAGGTTAAAAGAGGCTAGCGAAGAGGACATGAGAGAGCAGCAGTGTCAGGACCGTGCTTTCATACGCTTCCATGCTAAACAATTCGCCTATCCTAGAATTGTTGGGAAGTTTATTGAGGTACTGAATGACTCCCGAACTTCCAAAGGATAGAAGTATTAAGCCACCCTATCTTCTTGGTGGATCCAAGGAGTTTATAGGTCTTTACTTTGCCATTTGGGCATTGAAGCGTAAGATGGATAATCTAATTAAGAATGCATTGGATGATAGCTCCGATGCTAGGGCATTAAAGTTGATCTTGTTGTACCATCAGGCTCGGAGGGTTGCCGATGTATCCCATCGTTTTGTTGAACGTTACTCCACGACCTATGAGATTGGAGATCTCGCCAAGGCTTACGACTGTGGAGAAGAAGGAACTGGAAACCTCTCAGCTAGAGGACACATTGCAGAAGCACAACGACCAACAGATCCAACAGTACCTAAGGTACAAGAGGAACTGGGCGACGATGGTAAGGGATAGCGACTTCATTGGTCAAGTAGTTGACCTAAAGGTATAGACATGAAGATTAATAAACAACTACAGTCCTCGATCCAAAGGAGTTTGTAATGCCGCCTGCAAATGTTCCAGTAGGGATGCCCGACTTCTCTGCTACGATTGATCCTGTTATTCGCTGTCTACAGACGAATGCCAAGATCTTGCGTCGTGGAGATCCAACTCAGGCTGGTATTAGCCCCAGGGTTCAGGCTGTAACCGCTGCTCTCTCAGCATTGTTTACTGCCGGTGCTTTAGCTAGCCAGGACCGCTCGAACTGGACTGCTTTGTTCTCAGCAGTTATCGGCGAAGATATCCCACGTATTACCACAGCCCTTGTACGCGTCGGGCAGATAGTAGTTCCCACTAGTAACCCTAATGGTCATAACTATGCGACGAACACTCCTTGTCTTATTGCGACAGTGAATTCAGATGGGCATGCTTATGCGATTAAGACTGATGGTTCGACCGGGAACCAGTTGCCAATGGGCCGAGGGTATAACACAGCGAACTGGGTAACTAGTGTTACAGATACAGCCATCGACATGTACTTTGCATCTTTGAGAGCTACTCTTCTAGCTAACCCGCTACTAGTATCTGGGCTGGCTACGATACTCTCATCTATTCCCCCTAATGTTCTTGAGCAGATCAATGCCGTTAACTCTGGCAGGACCACCATTGATGCTCTGAATGTTATCGCGGTGCCTGGATCAGTGGCAGCAGGTGGAACTACTTACCGTAGGGTTCAGTCTAGGCGCCGCCGGACTGCATATAACCCTCAGACTTACCCTCCGCTTCCTATGCCTCCTCCAATAGTGCTGCCTATAACTCCTCCTGAGCCTAGTGGAACACCCGCTCCGCCTCCGCCTGGGAGCAGTAGTCTTTCGAGACTGGTGGATTAAAATGCCTCCTACTAATAGCTTTTTAGGTAGTCTTCTCCCTCAGATTTATACTTACTCAAGGTATATCTCTGCCAAGTATGGCTTCCATGGGGCGGGCCCCACTAATATGGATCCATTAGATCCTCTTATTAGTCGACTTGTATCTTTCGAGCAAGATATCGATACCGATGAGGTCGAGGATCTGATACGAGAGATTAGTCGGGCTATGCCGCGAGACACTGGCAGTGGGTTGCTAGCTCGCTTTAGGAGTGCCTCTCGCTCATCTAATAGTCCTATTTATTCTTCAGCTGTAGTTGCTATCTACAAGTTAGGATCAGTTGTTGTTCCTGTGAATGGTAATTCTAATGACCATCACTATGCGATGGGAACTCCAGTACTAGTTTGTAGTTGTGATGAAAGAGATGAAGAGGAGGGTGGCGAGTTTCAGGCTATGCGTCCTAATTTATCTATAGGGGATGACTTACCAGATTCTGATGATGCACGTGGTACTATAAGGCTAGCAACATCAAGTGAGATTGCTCAGTTCTATACGTCAATGGTGCGTCAGGCCCTACCGCTTTTAGGGGCAAAGCGGGTTCGCTTTATGTGTAGTCTATCTGACATTATGGCTCAGTATACTATGCATGCCCACCAAATTGATATGGATGTATGGGAGACTGTGCAAGCAGAGGTAGCTCGTGAGATCCCTGTTATTATGAGCGGGCTGTTAGAGATAAAGACTACTGTTGCTAAGGTGGTTAAGTCTACTGTTAAGAAGCCGCGGTCAAGGCTAGGAGAAATCGTTTGAGCAGGCTATCTGATGTTAAGGAGTCCTGGATTGGATGCCAGAAGTGTGGGCTTCATGTAAGCCGCACACGGGTGGTGTTCTCTGATGGTCCCGAGACTGCTGACATTATGATAGTAGGCGAGGGGCCAGGTGCTACAGAGGATGCTAAGGGCATTCCCTTCTGTGGAGTATCAGGCGAGTTGTTCAATGAGATTCTTAGGTGTGCTGGTATCAGCCGCCAAGAATGCTATTGGACTAATGCTATTCGCTGTCATCCATATGGTAACCGGGCGCCTCTACAACCGGAGCTAGATGCCTGCCGTCCTCTTTTGCTTGCTGAGATTGAGATCATCAAACCTAAGGTAATTATTATGGCTGGGCAGACAGCTGCTCGCACCCTTATGGGCACTACATCTTCGATGGGTAGTATCGCTGGGAAGTTTACCAACATTAATGGCATTCCTGCCATTGCAATCTACCATCCAGCTGCTATACTACGTAATAAGGACCTGAATCCTGATAGATATATGGAGTATAAGAAGTCTGTGTGGGCTAGCATCAAGGCCGTAAAGAAGTATATTGATGAAGTAAGAGCCGGCAAGCAGCCGGAAGTTAAGGCAGAAGTAGTAGGCAAGCAGAAGCCAGCAGTAGACTCTCAGATGTCTCTGCTATAGGCAAGACGAGATGTCCGTGGTATTCCCATGGATGCTCTAGCTAGCTAGTAAATCTGGAGGTAGGATCATGGACGGCTTACGCACAGTGATCGTCGATGGCGAGAACTACAACCTTCCCGACGGTATGTCGGAGACGGAAGTAGTCAGCGCTCTGTCGGTCAATCGTCCTGAGTACGCAAATGGATCCATTCGAGTGGATGAAACCACTCAGGCATGGCATCTTGAGCGTGGCTCAGGTCACAAGGGCGAATAACTTTCGCCTATATGTTTGTGTCTTTCGGGGATCCTGTAAGTATACTACGGGGTCCCCTTTCTATTTTAGGAGATACCTGTGAATAGTCTTGAGCGTGTCACATCTAGTGTTGATCGCTTATCAGTAGAGGCTATGCGCATGTCGGTGGCTAAGGCTGCAAAGCTTAATGAGATACTTAGCTTTCAGACTAAGGTCAAGCTCTCTCCTCTTCCAACTGAGGAGAATAAGATCCGTGGGTTCTTCGCAGACAAGCTCTATTATTTGTATGCAGAACGTTATGCCAATGTACTAAGCTCAATCACGGGCCAAGCTAAGGAAAGAGTATATACTCTCTCCTCTGATCTTGGTGGCCTTTATAAAGCGCACTATGCAACTGCCCCCATCACAAGACAGTTAGCTAGCATTTATGCCAGAGTTATTGTACTTATAGCTAGCATGTTATCTTCTCGCCTACAGGGTAGAGTAGATAGATTCTATGATAGGGACCATAGTCTCTTTAAGCAGCGTGGTCCTTTTGCCAAGCAGTACCGTGGCTGGCGCCGCCGCCAGATGTACAAGCTTAATCATAATCTAGAGTCTCATTGTGCTACCTACTTTGAGGCTTTTGTTCCGCGTGAAGGACATGCCTTTAGTTGCCGGATGGCTTATCGCCAAGTCAATAGTCCTGGATATTCTGGTTCCAAGGTCCCTTATGGTGAATGGTGTTCGAACTTCGCGGGTCTACTTCTTCGTAATATAGTAGCTGCAGATGTTCCGGGCGGCCACCGCTCTACTTCTGGTACTAGTAATATGCCAGGGTGTATTAACAATGCTATCCTTTCAGACTTAGCTATGGTTCCTATCTTTCAGGGGTTGGGACTAGCTTCTGGCTATGGATCGCCAGAGTTCCTATCAGTACGTAGCTCTCATCGATCTGACTCCACTCTAAGTACCCTTACAGCAGCTCTCTATTCTCCTAGTCCCGCCTATGTGGACTACATTAATCGTAACTGTAAGGACATACAGCCTGAGGAAGCCGTAGCCGAATTTGCTAGGGTATTTTCCTTGCGCTCTGCTGAGGGTCAGCGTATCCAAGAGACCTACCATCGTAAGCATGCCCTTCAAAGGCATCCTGCTTTTGTTAGGAGCTTCGGTAAGAAGCAACCGGCTATCCTCCCAACTCTAGATCGAGGTATGCTGGGTGCTCTTTGGGTTTCCTCAAGCAACTTATTTAATAAGGACTATGCAGCTACTGGTTTTTCACACCTAACTAACAACAATCTTAAGGCTGTTTATGACGGCGCTGATACTCTGAATGGAGCTGGTGCTGGGCACTGCCTCTTCTATGTTGCTGGTCCTAATATGAAGACCGAGATAAGGGATATGTCAGAGCTTAAGAGGCGTTCTGTCGATGACCATCTAGGGCAGATCTTAATGCCTGGCAACCTCTTTCGAGACCTACTCTTCGGAGATAGAGCCATCGCTGAGGTTGTCGATGTGTCCAGTGGCACCGTTGGTGTTGCTGACATTCCTGCCATTGAGGAATGGTTAATGCATAACTGCAGCATGGTTATAAGCTGGTCTCAGCCGGCTATCGATCACGCTGGTCTTCTTAAGGACCCAGCTAGTAGTAGCATTGAGAGACATAGGTTTACGTCACTTATGGGTAGTGTAGCTACATCAATGCTAATGTTCGACAACCACAAGTCAGATGGTTACTTCCTCAATGCTCTTCTACAGATGGCTCCGTATCTTTCTAATGAGCATGTGGTTAAGGTAATCAATTCCCTTCTTGATCTGAAGATAGATGCTGTTAACTCTGGGATAACATCCATGGTGGCTCCCGATGCCGCAACTGTTACAACAGCTAGATCCTAATATCTCTAGTAGGCTTCTAGAGAACCTGCTCACTAACATCTTTGGTGATGTGAAGCTTACAGCCGAGGATTCTATACGAGCACTGACTCTTGAGCAGCTACTTGAGCCAGCACATAGAGCTCGGCTTTATTCCCTGTTGGCCACTAAGGCCAAGGAGTTAGTTGATCTTCTTGACGCGGACAGCAGGCTAGCACCCAATGCGCAGGGCACTGGCGAGCTTAAGTTCTTGGAAGATATTGCCGAGAAGGACAAGTCGAGCGAGGGCGTGGCCCTCATCATAAATGCTTTGTCGCTTATGAGATCTTTAGATGCTGATGACTACATATAATGCTAGTGCATTGAGGGTAAAGATGGCTGAAGATACTGCACCTGTCGTTCAGATCGAACTCACTACAACCTCAGCGACTATCACTACCAAGCATCAGGCCTCGGGGTCTTCTCGTGTAGAGATTGTATCCCCTAAGCAGCTATTTGAGACTATCTCTGAAGCTTATAAGCCATTCAGAGTCGACTCAACTCCTATCCTGCCTGTTACAGGTAAGGATTATACAGCTGTGCGCTTCTGGTCTTCCTCACAGATCACCCATAAGACGACGGTAATCTCAGAGGGGTCGGCAGGACCGCGGACCTTAACCACTAAGTTGCATCGTGGCAATATTGAAGGGACTATGCTGGCCTCACTAAAGGCCTTGGCCATCAAGTTTCCTAGCAAGGTTACTCTTGATCCAGGTCCTGCTACTGGCTATGTTGAACTTAAGTTCACTCTGAATCTACCTTATATGCTATTGGTTACTGAGCTTGTACATGCTGCTCAGCCTGGAGTCTCAACTCTAGGTAAGTGTACCATCTGCTTCTCTGACCTACCCTTCGCTTCCTTTGACCAGCGAGTTTATGTAGGCTCTCTTCCCAATCTCCATACTCCTCATGGTGGGCCGGGATCTAACATCTGTTGGGGCACAGTCTTTGGAGAGGACCACAATATGACGCTGGCCAATGTGGGAACATTAGCTCCTATGTTTTACAACTCTGCCTTTAACTCAGACCTATGTGGTCTTGAGTGGTATAGAGAGTTCCTACCTCTACTCCTTGAGCGGGACAAAGTGGATGAAGCGGCCTTTAGAGAGATTAAAGAGGCCCTTAGTACCGAGTCTGGGCGTCGTGGAAGTTATTTCTATGCAGCCGGATCGTTATCCAAGCTGCTGGAGGGCGTATCAAATGAGTGACATTAACCAGATGGAGTTGGGCCTTAAGAAGCGTGAGCCTCAAGTAGTTACTCCTATTAGCCCAGCTGTCCTGGCTGTCCAGCGTGGGATGATTGACTATGTAGTTGACTTCGAAGGAGACCCCTATACGGTTGAGGTGAAGAAGCCCAAGACCTTTGTTCTTCGTGGCGATGGACTATGGTGTATCTTTGATAGACCCTTTGCAAGGTTCGTCGCGAAGCTCTCTGATGTTTCCTATCCCGCTTTGCCAGCTAACTTTAAGGCAGGCTTCAGGCTTAAGATCCCTAAGTTCTCTGGCAAGGACTACGCTAAGATCGTTGAACTCTTTCGTAGTTATGTTGCCGAGGGCTATTCGGGAGCCTCAGAAGCTCTGACCCAAATCTTTTGGGACTCTAACAAGCAGGAGTACTTTGTTAACATACCTATCCAGGTTGTTAATGGGGCCGCTGTTCACTATGACTTCTCGAAGCAGGATGTACGCACTAAGGAACTAGGCGTCTTCCATGTCTTTGATATTCATAGCCATAATACTATGTCGGCTTTCTTCAGTGGCACAGATGACACGGATGAGCAAGGCTCATATTTCTTTGGTGTCGTAGGCCATCTTAACGACGACAGAAGTGAGCACTCATTCCGCTTTGGTATCGATGGTGTCTTTACTGATATTGAACCGGAAGAAGTGATTGACTTAGCTTCCTATGAGGTGAGTGCTGAAGCCTATCCTAAAGAGTGGCGTGATAATATCTCCATGGATATGGATAAGTACTCACCCAAGGAAGATCGCTGGGGCATGCAGATGGCCCAGTGGGATCGTAAGGGATATGGCAAGCTCTGGGGCGAGGATGATTTCTCTGGAGTACATCGGTATGATCCCGAACGTATCGCTGAACGGGCCGGCCTAAGCGGACTGGGCGAGGACGACAAAGAAGATTTCATTGACGTTCTTGATACTTTGTACGTCATGAACCTCAGGCCAGCGATGCTTCGCCGACTGATGAAGGATCTGTTTAACCATGAAGCATATGGCGCAGAGGCTAAGATGGTTGCCTCTCAGATGCTAGCTGCTGCTCGGGACGCTAAAGCGTCCAAGAAGTTTAAGAAGGGACCCAAGTCATGAGGGCTTACATAGGAAGTTCTCCTGTAGTCTCGGCGCCTACTGTCGCTCCTGTTGTAGCACCTGCTACTGTTGTGACTAAGGTTACTCCCGCTCTTACTATTGAGACTGTTCATTCTATTCCTACTGCTCCCTATTACTTATCCTTTGCAGTTGGAAGTACAAACGACGATGAGCTATGGGCTCCGGCTATTAACATTGTCTATGTTATTGGCTGCGGTGGCACGGGTGGGTTCGTTATCCGAGAACTTACCAGATACATTTCTACTCTCCCCTATGCTGATAGGACTATGATTGTCCTTATCGATGGAGATACAGTAGAGAAGAAGAACCTAACAAGACAGAACTTTGTTGAGAGGGATCTTGGTAAGAATAAGGCTGCCGTCCTTGCTCAGAGGTATGGTCAGGCCTTTGGTGTTACTGCTGTTAGCATTCCTGAACACCTAACGAAGGACAACATTGGTACACTGCTATCTCTTCGTGGGTTCCAGATGCTTGTTGAAGCCCATAAGCCAGCTTTGATCACTAAGGAAGAAGTAGTTTCATATCATGGCTACTCGGAGACTCCGGGCAACGTAGTGATCATCTCATGTGTAGATAATCATAAGACCCGTTCCTTGATTAGTACACATCTGGGTTTAGCTAAGCAGGTTCCCTCTATCTGGAAGCAGAATCTAAAGTCTGTTCAGAGTGGCGCCTTCTATCGTTGTGATCCTTCTCATACATTTGATGCTAACATTACTTCACCTAAGCGGGTTACCTCACTTGCGTGGATTGACTCAGGCAATGAGGCTCGCTCTGGGCAAGTCTTTGTTCACTATGACTCCTTCTTCCATGAGCCTAGCCCTCATTTCTTACAGGATAGTAATGACGACTATAAGAATCTTGGGACTGGTGATAGCAGTTCGCCACTTGGGCTTATAGGCTCGTCTACTGCGGGTATGAACTATACTGCCCCGGCTAGCTTCTTTGCAGCGCTACTTGAGACTAACTACTTCCCTGGGCTAATAGCTCCTGGTCAGAGGAGAAACGAGGGTCCGGGTAGTATGAATCCTAAGGATCAACTTGAAGGTAGTATCCTAGCTTACACAAAAGTCTTGACTCATGACTCTGATTACCTTAGACCTGGTGGTGTACAAGGAGTTATCAGTAGTGCTATTACTGGAGTTGTAGAGGATGCCCGAAAAGAGAAGCTCTTAAGGGATACCATCAAGCTCTATGATCCGCTTAAGGATCCTGGTCATCGGATGGCAGAGATGATCCGCGGGCTTGTTATCAGTAATAGCTACAAGTTCCTACGTGGACACATGACTCCACCAGTAACCTATATGTATCCCGATGTCTTTGCTGGCGAGAATGACAAGCTGAATACTGAGCTGAGTTGCGCCGAGCAGGCACTTGCAGATCCTCAGACTCTGATGGTTAATGTCCAAGCAGCAGCCTATGTTATGGACTATGTCTCTAGGGTGCTAGCTTCTAATCCAAAGACCGCTTTCTTAGATAGCTTTGGGTGTGCGTGGAACGGGCCTAACTGTAAAGAGTTCCACATGACTAGAACAAATATAGAGAAGGTGTTAGAATCAGTTTCTAAGTGCCTAACCGTCCGGGAGGATGAGAGCAATGGGTAAGCTAACGATCTTGAAGGGGCTGCCGGCCAGTGGCAAGAGCACTATGGCTCAGGAGCTATGTCTCAAGAACAAAAAGACTGCGCGCTTGAACAAGGATCTCCTTCGTGAGATGCTTCACTTTGGTGGCTACCATGGTGATAATGAGCGCTGGGTCGTCCAGTTTGAGTACGACATGGCTCACCAGTTACTAGCACATGGCTACAATGTAGTAGTTGATGACACTAATCTCAACCCTGCACATGAGCGAAAGTACCGCGAGATTGCTGAGCCCGAGCACACTGTTGAAGTAGTCAGGATGAGCACCTCTGTTGATGAGTGCATCCTGCGCGATGGGGTGCGCAAGTCAATGGGCCAACGGTTCGTGGGTAAGGATAACATCCTTAACATGGCGTTCCAGTTTGGCCTAGTCCAGCAGCATAACACTTGTGTTGTGTTTGACATGGATGGTACCCTCGCTGAGGTAACCCATAGGCGCCACTTCGTACGTGATCTTCCTGCGGGCCAGAAGCCCGATTGGGATGCCTTCTTTAAGGCTTGCCCCGATGACACTCCTCGGCAGGCTGTTGTCGAGAAGCTTTTAGCAGCCAAGGCTGCAGGACATGATGTTATAGTCTGCTCTGCACGCCCTGAGCCCTATCGGGACATGACTGCTGCATGGCTAGGCAAGTATGGTATTCCGTATGACCGATTGATCATGCGTAGGAACCGAGACTACAGGCCCGATGAGATTGTCAAGAAAGAGTTCCTTGACAAATATCTAGATAGGACTAAGATAGTCAAAGTTTATGATGACCGCCCAAAGATAGTTCGCATGTGGAGGGCGGAAGGTTTAGATTGTGAAGATGTTGGTGATGGTGTAGAATTCTAGTACTAAGTCCAGGAGGACTTCGATGAAGGTCACAGTTGGCAGTTCCGAGTATACGGTTAAGTTTGCTTACGAGGGAACTCGTGGCAACAAGACCACGATTTGCTGGGTGTCTGGGCCCGATCGCAATTCAATGGGAATGGCGAAGGTTCACCCGAACGACATCGGCAAGTTCAACAAAGCCGTAGGGCGTAAGCTTGCCCTCTCCAAGGCTCTCGGGACTCATCCCGGACGCCTGATTCCTGAGGAGAGGCGCCCCTATAAGGCTGAAGTTCGTACTGCAATTTGGAAGTCTTACTTCCAATACTGCAAGAGCGAGGGAGTAACCCCCGCTTAAGGAGGGGTTATGGATCCCAAGAGTGTAGTTATACTTAGAACACTGGTAGGCTCACAGGCCCATGGTCTGGCGACACCCACTAGTGACATAGACTACAGGGCAGTATTCCTACTGCCTACCTCCGAGCATCTCAAGCTTGGCGGCACTGTGAGTGCTGTTGATTGGAAGGAGGGCGAGCAGGATAACACGGCCTACGAGATAGGTCATTTCCTTCACCTCGCCCTTCAGTCCAATCCTTCTATACTTGAAGTCTTAGGTGGTCCTGTAGAAGAGTCTAACAAGTGGGGTGAAGAACTCCGTACTCTCCTACCTGATCTCTGGACATCCAGACGTGTTCTCGATTCCTTTACTGGCTACTCTCGTAACCAGCAGAAGAAGTTCTTCGAGGACAAGGATGGCAAGACGTGGAAGTATGCTGTAGCTTATGCCAGAGTTCTTCTACTTGGCATAGAGCTACTGCGACACGGCACGTTAACAGTCAGCCTAGAAAAGATGAGTAAGAACCCTGAGATGCTAAAGCTATCTCCTAAGGGTTGGTTAAACCCTGAATGGATAGGCGGCGGCGAACATCCTCTTGAACTCGATGAGGTTCTTAGGATGGTTAAGGCTGGCTTTGTCAGCAAGGGCATGGTCGTTGATTGGTGCGAGTCTCTGCGTCGTGAGATGCAGAAGGCTTACGATGCTAATCCCAATCATATAGCTAACCAGGATAAGGTCAACGAGTTCTTACTAAGGCTTAGGCGGGAGAACTGGTAATGCCTAATGCTGGATTCGAACAAGAGCGGCGCCGTCGCAACCCGAAGGTGCCGCTATTTGTTTATCAGCGGGAGCGCAAGGGAAGCCGCATGTGCTTCCACTGTGCTAAGTGGAAGAAGCTCACTGAGTATGGGTGGGATGGGCACGGCAATAGGCGTGGCATCTGCCTACTCTGTATGAGAGCTTACAGACATAAGCATGAGATTCACAAGAGATCGTTGCCTGGGAAGATGCCCAAGACTCAGGTCTGTAACAAATGCAAGAAGCTTTTACCCGCCTGTTGTTTCCCACGTCGTGAAGAGTTCGATAAGAAGATAGATGGTCTTTGTATGTGGTGCGGTTCTCGCCCACGCTACCGTCGATATGCTCGCCTGCATACAGAGAGGTATGCCGAGGCTAGACAGTCTCGGATTATTAACCCAGAGAAGGCTAGGCTTACTGATGCTAGACATAAGCTCCGGCAAAAGGGGCAAGGCCTTATAATAGCGGAACGGAAGCAATTAAGCTTACGTAGAGCCAGACATGAAGCTAGGCTAGTTGGCTCAGCTAACCCAGTTAAGATGGGATTAAGTTCAACGGAATCTCAGAGCAGTGATTCCGCTGGAGCCCATATCAGTACAACGCAACAGAGGGTGCGTGGTAGCTTTCCTAACCACGCTATATTTAGCAAGAGGAGAAGGTAATGATCTCACGTACTTGTGATATTTGTAAGCAACCCAAAGAGGTTGCTGAGAATATTCTTATTGGAATGCTAGGCGGCGTTAAGCTAGACATCAAACTAGGCATCTATAAGCAAGGCGAGGGAGACATCTGTGTAGATTGTGCGCGCCAGATCCTCAAAGACGTTGTTGAGAAGGGTGTCTTTCGTGGGCGCCTGATTGAGATGCCTGCTGATTATGTACCACTTGTTGCACCTGCTGCTGAAGTGAAGCTGAACTATTCGCTAACCCATAAGTAAGGTCTACCATGCCGTTGCACATACAAAACTTCCTTCGTAACCCGAAGAACAACCTAGAGGACTTAACTCGGTTACTAGGAGTTGAGTATAAGGTTGTTGATGGCAAGGTTGTCATCAACTATAGCATGTTCGACTCACCCAAGGCCCATCCTATTGTTAAGGAATGCCGCGGGCTGATTCTCTATGAGGGCTCTTGGGACATTGCTTCAATGGCATTTGAGAGGTTCTTCAACCTAGGCGAAGGCCCCGACCAAGACCTAGGAGCAAGGGATTTATCTAAGGGCTTAGTCTATCCGAAGCTTGACGGCACAATGTGCTCTCTATGGTTCGACAGGACTACAAACAAGTGGACAGTTTCCACCCGTTCCATGGTCTATGCTGATGGCGCGGTGGGCACTCTGTCTACCAAGACATTCAAGGATCTATTCTGGGAAGCTGCCGATGCTACGGCTCTTCCTGGTGCTACGCTTGACAAGGATAACGAGATTCTCAACTCTCGTTATACCTATGTCTTTGAGCTAACCTCTCCCGAGAACAGGATTGTAACTCCGTACACAGCACCTCAGATTCACCTCTTAACTGCTCGTAATCTAGACACACTAGATGAAGTATCACATGAGGAGATGCGTCGTCTTGCGCTTGCGATGAATGTGTGGCCGATCCTTCCTGTTAAACTAACCGATTGGAAGGAACTATTATCCTTTCCTAAGTTGGCCCCCACCGATGAGGGCTATGTTATAGCGTTCCCCTCAAAGGAAGGCTCCCATCGTAGGCTTAAAGTTAAGAACCCTGCCTACCTAGCTATAGCCCACATGGTTACTGCTCCTACAGAGCGTAACTTTATGGATCTAGTGAGGACTGGTGCAGCCGATGAGTTCCTTGTGTACTATCCTGAGTACACAGATAACATCAAGCGCCTGTCTGCTGGCCTCCAGAGGGTAGCCGAGATAGTTCGTAGGGACTATGTGGACCTGGATTCTATTAAGGATCGCAAGTCCTTTGCTATAGAAGCAGTTAAGAGGCGTTACCCCTCTGTTCTATTTGCCATGAGGGATGGCAAGGTTACCAATCTGGCACAGGATTTGTTGCTCATGCCTATAGATGCGTTGTTGTCAATGATCAAGAGGTCAGAGGGTACAAATGACTAATGAAAATCCTTTCATGAGTCTTAGGAAGATGACTAGAGCAACTCCTAGTCAGTCTGCTACAGAGATGCCAATGGATAAGCTTCTCTCCCTTTCCGGGGACGAGCTTGAGGATGTACTGGATGCCAGCATGGATCCAGTAGAAGCGGCTTTAGTAGATGATCTACTAATACCTATCTTCAGGACTTGTATGGATGCCATCAAGTCTAATGGCATTGGCAACACCTTTGATGAGGTTATTGCTAAGGCATTGGATGTTATCCCAGTTGAGATGCGCCAAGCCGAGAACTCTGAGATTCGTAAGACCTTTGTTACCTTCATGAAGGCTCTACTCGTAGAGCGTCAAACTATGGAGGACTCGCAAGAGGAGCCCCCTCCGGGTACCTGTCCAGCTACAGACATCTTCTTTGGAGTGTCTGCTTACTATGCTCGGATGGTAGAGACCCTGGTTATCTTCAAGGGTTTTGGCCATATCAAACGCAAGGAACTATCAGAGACCGAGTATACCCTAGACGTTCAGGGGATTGGACCGCCCAAGACCACCTCTAAGCATGTCGCTGCATTTCTTTGCTTCTTGTTTAGGCGCGCCATAGCCAGGGACGAACGTCTTCAAGAGATGATGAACTCCCTATGTACAAATGAGCGCCTCGCTCATATCTTTAGTACGGATGTGAAGTCTAGAGTTGTCGAGTGTCTTATCGACTGTATTGTTATAATCTTTACTGATATGTTCTACTCGTTGGGTATTATTAGCCGAGACATTGTTGACAAGTGGGAAACGGATAATGACCTCGACAATATGGACTATAAGAAGGTCATGGATAGTGCCAGCCATACCCTAATAGACGAGGGGCACGATGGCAAAGGAGATCAGTAATCCTAATGAGTTAGTCTGGGTTGATACGGGGGAGGGACCTGTCCGAGCCATGTACGGCACAGAGAATATGAGCCGGCCCATTTCGATGCACCAGCCTAAGCAGATGAAGCGGAGCGAGGTTGCTTTTGGATGGAAGGTACTTGACGAGCAGAAGCTAAAGTTGTATACTCGGTGCATTGCTGAGGTTGATGCCAGAAAAGCCAGTAAGGACAAGGCTAAACCACCCCTTGAAATATAAGGGGATGTTGATACAATAAGGATAGCGATTAACACCTTATTAAATGACCCCTCCGTACTCCCCCTTGTAAAACACCCAACGAGTACTCTCAGTAACGGGACTTCCCTGTCCCTAGGTGTGTTTAACAAGAAACGAACGAAGGAGCCTTTCAATGAGTATAAGAGCCAGGGTCTTAATGGCCCTGACTGTAGTACTCACAGGGTGTGGCAATAATGTACCTGCCCAACGAGATATAAACTGTGAGCCGACATCACCTACTACAGTCACTGTTTCTGTAACACCAGTCTTCACTCCGACTCTGAAGGAGCAGATAGCTGCTGTGAGGACACGTAGTCCTGAGCTAGCTGACTTCATCAAGAAGTTATATACAGACTACCGTAATAAGAGTAGCCTGTATAGAGAGTGGACTCCGTTACACCAGTACATCTACATCAGACATATAGACGGCCTTAAGATCTTTGGCTTTCCTAACCGACCCCTATCTAGGGAGCGGGTAAGGATGTATGTCTATGCGCTCAATGAATACCCTGCTCGGTTTGGGAATGACCGCGACTGGTTCATTGCCCAGATAGACCATGAGACTAGGTTTGTCAACAAGATTGGCGACAGGTCTAGGAACTCAAAGAAGATGCCTAAGTTCCTATGGTCCTATGGGCCAGGCCAGGTCCAATTTGGATCAGCTAAGTGGAACCTTATATCCAGGGGCATCCGCGGTCTAAGGGAAGAGGATTTAGTTGACTTTCCCCTCTTGAATTTGAACATATCTGCGAGTATAATTGCAGCAAAGGTAAGAGAACTCGGGTCTTACGAAAAGGGCCTCCAGTGCTATAACGGGGGCGATAACGGATGGAAGGATGGCCGGTCGAAACCATACCTCAGGAAAGTAACTGAGATATATAACAACCGTGCGGTCTGGTACTAAATCAGAGATATGGAATGAATCAGGGCTGCGCAAGTAGCCCAAGAGAAATGGGAGGAAACCCATGAAGGTAGAAGTAACTAAGATATTTAAGCGGGCGGATGCGGGTTCGAAGCTGAAAGGCTTCGCGACAGTAAGCATCCAGTTTGAAGAGGGGCACGTAGTTTCCATCGACGGAGTAAAGATCCTAGATGGTAGCCGCGGTCTCTTCTGTGGACTACCCAGCACTCAGTCGAAGAAGGATCCGAACCAGTGGTTCGAGATCATCGATCTCAGTCAGGCTCTCAGGGACGCAGTTCGCGATGCAGTTATCGTGGCCTACGAAGACCCCGAGTTCCGCAACAAGCCTGTTGTAAAGAAGGACAACAAGGGCTCTGGCAAGCCTCCTTACCAGAAGCGGGAGACAGCAGCGGCTGCGAATAACTCTCGTCCCCAAGCGTCATCAGACGAAATGGGTGAAGAGGAACCTCCCTTCTAATCAAGACTAACCGAAGGCCACTCATCGTACGGTGGGTGGCCTTTAATATGTGGGCCGTAGTTTAGTGGTAAAACCGTGGGTTGTGGACCCACAGTCGCGAGTTCGATCCTCACCGGTCCACCCAAATAAGGTACTAAGATGCCAAGATCTAAAGTTGACAAGAACCAAGTCAGTAAGACGGGTGTTAAGGCCAAGGTCGTCCATGATATTACTGGAGACTTTGGCACCATCCTGTATGAATGTGGGTGTGCTTTCTGTGACAAGAACCTGCGTTGGGTTCTAGATAAAGAAATAGATGGTGTACAGGTTGCAAAATGTTGCGGCCGCGTGTACCATATGTATACAGAGACTGTCTCTGTTCATCTCCTGAAGCCTGGGGAGAAGTAACACGGCCGGTTAAGTGCTTTTGCACCGACATGCACTGTTGACGGACTGGCGGATGTGCAAGTTCCCGGTCAGTCTAATGAGTGGTCGCCCACAGAGGGCTATCCGGCCTACAATTGAGGTGAGTAATGCATATAGTAATAGAAGGTCCAGATTATTCAGGCAAGTCTACGGTCTCTGAGAGACTCTATGCTGCCTCGGTTCAGTGCCCTGGAATCAGCACGAGTTTTAAGATGCACCAGCCTGGTGATACCAGACTTGGTGAAGGGTTGCGGTCGCTCCTAAAGGATAAAGATGTTAGGATTGACGGCAAGTCTACTCAACTTCTTCTTACTGCAGCCGACCATCATGAGTTTGTGTACCAAAGACTGATGGGCATGTACCATTTCATGCGTCAGAAGGGTAAGCGAGTCTGTCTAATTCAAGACAGGCACTCTGGTATCTCTGGCTATGCTTACCAGGTAGTAGCCAACGGCGCCGACCCTAAGCTATTCAGGCAACTATATACTATCAATGCCAACATTCGGAAGTTTCAAGTACCCGACAGAGTCTACCTGCTCATTCCTTCTCTAGATACAATCAGGGCAAGGATGGTAACCCGCGGTACACCCAAAGACCGATATGAGAACCTTGATTACCTAGCCAAGGTGCTCAAGGGATATAATGCTGTTGCGGAGAAGGGTATTCTTCCCCGTAGAATCTATAAAGTAATTAATGCTAACCTCTCACAGGATACAGTGTATAAGCTAATCCTATCTGATATGATGAAGCAGGGTCCTGAGTTAAGACACTTGGCAGACTATGCCATTGCGAACTTGACTTTAGTAGGCAAGTAATATAAACTATAAGTATCTTAGATCTAGGAGTGAATTAGGATGTCAACAATACTACGTAATAAAGAGTATGCACTATACAGTAAAGGTTCCGCAGCGCAATTCAAGCTACGCAAGCTAGTCGACAAGATCGATGAGAACAAATCAGAAGAGAACTACTGGTTGTTCGTTGAAGCAGCTAATGTTCTACCAGGACAACGTAAGTTTGACTGGGAAAACAAGTGCAACATCAGGCTTGGTTTAGCAGACCTAGGTATCTTCCTCAATGGATTCAGAACAGGATTCAAAGGAGATAAGAAGTGCGAGATCTTCCATGACCCAGGTAAGGGCAGTGCTACTGAGGGCTTTGAGACGAAGGCAATGGCAATTCAGCCAGGGGCTTCCTACGGATACCAACTTGTCTTCCGCTACAACAAAAAGGCCGACGCAAAAGGACCCGAGAAAAAGGTCAACGTTGCAGTCCCAGTCAGCGACGAGCAGATGGTCATTCTCAAGATCTTGCTTGAGCGATCTGTCGTAATGCTAGCTGGCTTCTACGATGGAGTTATGTAATGGGTATGTTCGACCGCAACCCAATGGAGCCTAAGCTCCCTTCCGATTATGCTACCATCATGTATATCCCTGTCTATTCATTAGACTTAGGAGTTACATGGAAGGCTCTCGATCCTCAGCTTAGCTCGCGTCAGGCTAAGATAAGACTGAAGTCTGTGCTTCCTAGTGGAGCGGGGATGAAAGAGCATCGCTTTGATAAGCTACGCTGTGGTGTTTTGCTCTTCAATCTTGCTAACATAAAGCACGACTACTACCTGGAATTTGTTCCTGACGACTTTGTGTCTGACGCTACTGCTTAACATTAAGCTTCCAGAGCGTCAACATAAATGAGAGATATAAATCTCCGGTTGTCATGATACTTCTATTACCTATAGAGGTATGATACCAATGTCCGCAAAAGCGGAAGGTGTACAATGTCACTGTTCCCAACTAGACAGCTTTCAATTCAAACTCGATGCCTTATAGATGGCTATAAGGGCTGTCCACACTGTAGTTCAACTAACTTGGTGGCCCCACCCTCGTCAGCTTTAACTGCTGATTCGAGTGGTCGTCCATTTACTAACGACTATGAAGTGCAACCTGGATTCCCATCGTACTCCTCTTGGAGATGCCTGGCTTGCAATAGATCATTTGAGAATTGGAAATTCATTCCCAAAGAGGCGGGCTTCGATGGAGAAATCAAAGGATCAGAGAACGCGGGTTTTTAAGACCGAGCTGATCTATGTTACACTGAAGAGACCTAAGCGGGGGAAGTTCCTTAGATCTTACCTTGACTGGATGGTTACTCGGTTTGCTAACAAGGAACAGCAGGAAGACCCCAAGCAGTTACTTATAGAGGTTCTCTCCGACGTTAAGAGTGGTACCTACAGCGCCAAGACTGTTAAGCGGCTAGGAATGGGAAAGAAAGAGATCCCCTTTGAATTCCAGATACGGCAGTTCTCTCAAGCAGGTCTCCCCTCAGATCAACCCGAAGTCATTATCATTTCTGGCAACGGAAACCCAACAACATTCATCGAGTGGCTAACCTCTAAGGGTTATCAGGTAGAGCTGAAGACCATTAAGCACCAGGAATTTCGCTCTCTATAACATCCCCGGAGGTTTGTTCCCAATGTCAGACAATATAGCTGTCTCCCAAGATAAGAAAGAAGTATTCGGTCAGTACCTGCATTCCAACCTCGATACCATCAATGCAAAGGTTCACGAGCTTACTCCTGATCAGTACCAACCAGTTCACGCCATTATCACTGCAGCAGATGGTAAGACTATCTTCGAGAAGCCAGGAGTCATTGCTCCTAAGTCTTGGAGTTCGCTAGCTGTTACTGTAGCTGCAGACAAGTACTTCATTAAGAAGGGCGAGAAGGCTGAATCTAGTGTACTAGATATGTGCACGAGGGTTGCTAACGTTATCTCCGTAGATGGGCTACAGTATGGGTACTTCGCGGATGTAGATGAAGCCACAGACTTTGCTATTACACTTACCAACCTACTAGTTCAGCAGTACTTCAGCTTCAACTCTCCTGTCTGGTTTAACGTGGGTGTTAAGACTAACCCACAGATCAGTGCATGCTTTATTAACTCTATCGAAGACTCCATGGAATCTATCCTGGAGCTATGTAAAACAGAAGGGATGATCTACAAACATGGGTCTGGTTCGGGCTGTAATTACTCTCCTCTGCGTGGTGCTAGAGAATCTCTTTCTCATGGTGGGAGCAGCAGTGGTGTTCTCAGTTTTATGCTTGTTCACGATGCTGTTGCTGGTAGTATTAAGTCTGGTGGGACTACTAGACGTGCCGCGAAGATGGCTATACTCAATGTTGACCACCCTGACATCGAGGACTTTGTTGCTTGTAAGCAAAAGGAAGAACTCAAAGCCACTGCCTTAATCAAGGCTGGCTATAGCGATGACTTCAGAGACCCTAATGGAGCCTATGCTTCAATAGGTTTCCAGAATGCCAACAACTCTGTTCGTGTTACGGACGAGTTCATGCGTGCTACAGCAACCGATAAGGACGAAGAGAACTGGGCTTTGATAGGTAGGGTTGAAGGTACTCCTGTAAAGCTTATCAATGCTCGCAAGCTGATAGACAAAATAGCCCAAGCAGCATGGGCCTCTGGGGACCCTGGTCTCCAGTTTGATAATGCAGCTAACATGTGGAATACTCTAGCCGAGGATGGTCGTATTAACGGCTCTAATCCCTGCTCAGAGTACATGTCTCTAGACAATACCTCCTGCAATCTAGCCTCACTTAACCTGCTTAAGTTCTATACCGATGGCCAGTTTGATTCCAAGCTGTTTGCATCTACCTGTGCTATCATTTCAATTGCTCTAGACATTCTTATCTGTGGAGCTTCCTATCCTACAGAGAAGATTGGTAACAACGTACGTCGCTATAGGCAGATAGGACTTGGGTTTGCAAACCTGGGCGCCCTCCTGATGGCAATGGGTCTTCCATATGACTCTAAAGCAGGTAGGGATACCGCTTCAGCTGTCAGCAACTCAATGACCTTGAATGCCTACAAGGCTTCAGCGCACATGGCTTCAAGACTCACTCCCTTCGAAGCCTTCCATAAGAATAAGAAGCACGTCCTGCGTGTTCTCAACCAACATAAGGGTGCAGCTGGTGCTCGCATCAGCAGCTTTGCTTCTAACCAATGGGCTCAGTTGCTTGATCTAGTTGAGCAATACGGTCTTCGTAACTCGTACGTAACTAACATTGCTCCGACGGGTACCATTGGTCTTCAAATGGATTGTTCCACTACTGGCATTGAGCCCGAGCTAGCTCTAGTTAAGACTAAGAAGCTAGTAGGCGGTGGCACACTAAGTATGGTTAATGGGACTACTAAGCAGGCCTTAGAGACCCTTGGTTTCAATGGTCCTGCAGTTGAGAGTGCACTAGCCTATATCTTAGATCATGGAACTATTGCTGGCTGGGGAGAAGAGTTCAAGGACCGCGGCGACTTTACTAAGGTCTTCGCAGCCTCATTAGATTCTAAGAACCCGATTCGATGGGAAGCTCACATCGAGATGATGGCAGCAGTTCAAGACTTCATCTCTGGAAGTATTTCCAAGACAGTTAATATGCCTCATGAAGCTACTATCGACGATGTTAAGAAGGCTTTCGAGATGGCTTGGAAGTCTGGCTTGAAGTGCGTAGCCATTTATAGAGATGGCTGTAAAGGTTCACAGCCGCTAGTGTCCAGCGTGTCTAAGGTTGATAAGGAGCCAGAAGCAATGGTGAATTCGCCGGCAGTACGTCCTGAGAGAGTCCGTCTCCCTATGGATCGGCAGTCTATCACCCACAAGTTCTCTATTGGAGGGCATGAGGGCTACCTTATCATAGGCCTCTATGATGATGGTAAGCCGGGTGAAGTATTCGTTGTTATCTCTAAGGAAGGTTCCTTCGTTTCTGGACTAGTTAACGCAGTAGCTACAATGATTTCTATTGCTCTGCAGTATGGGGCGCCACTAGATACCATTGTTAACAAGCTCAAAGGTCATGCCTATGAGCCTCAGGGTCTCACGACTAACGCAGAGATCCGATTTGCTAAGTCATTAACGGATTATATGGCTAGATTCCTAGAGATTAAGTTCTTGAAATCTAGCCCGCAATCTAGTAGTATAGATACTAGCACTGGTACCACAGCGCTAAGAGCGGCGATGGATGCCCCTCCCTGTCCTGAGTGTGGATCGATGATGGTCAGCTCAGGTACTTGCTATAGGTGCCAGAACTGTGGAGCAACGACAGGTTGTAGTTAACCTGCGCTTAGTTGTTCCTAACTAGGAGTTTTAGATGAGCAAAGCAAGACCCAGAACTACCCCTCGGCCGAAACACGACTGGGAGACTACAGTAATCTTTCCGGATACACATATCCAGAAGAGGGGCAAGGACCGCCACGATCCAATAGCCATCTCGGTAGCACTACAGATTACTAAAGACTTGAATGGTGGCAGAGGACCCGATCGCTGGATTCAACTCGGGGACTTTATGAACTTAGAGAGTGTCTCTCCTCATAATAAGGACCTTAAGAGGGGTGCCATTGTAGATGCCAAGGGTAATCTACTTGATGGTCGCTTGGAAGAAGACTATCAGGTAGCCGACACATTCCTTGAGGGAGTTATGGATGCTACTCCCAATGCTAAGGAACGTATCATCCTAGAAGGAAACCATGACTACTGGTTATGGTGGTATCGCAACTTCCAGATACCTGGTCCACTACGCGGCTCACCATGGCTACAGATTCCCAAGGCCTTGAACTTCAAAGAGAGGAACATCCGCTGGATCCCTTATGGATCACAGAGTTCCTACTATCGGCTAGGGAAGCTGGACATCATTCATGGTGACTACATTAACCCCTACCACGCAGCAAAGACGATTTCTGCTAGAGGTAGGAATGTTATCTATGGTCATTGCCATGAGGTCCAAGTCCATTCGATTACTAATATGAATGGTATCTGTAGGGCCTGGGCCATAGGATGTCTCAGAACATTAGAGGCGCCGTTCATGAGGGGCCGTGCCAATAGCTGGTCCCATGCGATTGCAATTGTCTTCACTAGGCCTAATGGTAACTTCAACGTATTCATCGTTGATATTATCAATGGCCAGGCGACATGGGAAGGTAAGACATACACCGGGAAACATATTCCCGGACTTTAATCCTCAATCGATTCGGTTGAAGCGAAGCAGCTAGCCTTCCTCATAAACAATGAACTACTGAGGAAGGCTTTGTTGTTTGGAAGCCAAGTGGTGTTCCAAACAAGATCAACTGGTTCAGTTGAATTCTAGAAGTTCTCCTTCCATTGCTAGGTATAGCACTGGAAGGGCTACGTACAGTTGTCTGCAAGTGCAGGTAACTGTCGGTAGTTAGTAACTGCCACTTGTTTCAAGTGGGTCAGTGTAGTATCACAGACCATTCGTCACCGCTTCCGTTACGCTCCATCATAAAATGATGTCGCTACACTACAGCGTGACTGCTGGTCTGTGTACATGCAGCCGGCGAGAAGATCTGAAGCGCTAGCCGCGGAGACCAAGCACTGGATCCGTCGAAGAGCTCTACGATCGCGTCTCGCGACTGCAGTCATCTCCAGTTATATAACATATAACGAGGGGATGAAACGGTCGAGTGTTGAGCTTAGGGTACTAGGACTAACTGAAACCTATTTGATAACTCACTCGTAAAGTCTGGAGTCCCTCCAGTATGAGTTATAGGGTATGTGGCTAGTTATGTCTACGAACTTCTGAAGCACTCGGGAATGCTGGGAACAGCACTGCCGAGTACTTCAGTAGCAATTGAGGTTCTACATTGGGTTATCATACCTATCACATTCCTAAGTCGCATGGTGGCTTCCGCACTATCCATGCTCCCGATGAAGAGACAATGAAGAGAAGCAAAGAGCTTCTAGATGTTGTCAACAAGGAGCTTGGCAGGATCCATTGGTGGCCTGCCTGTGGTTCTCTCATCTACTCGTATGCACCTGGTAAGTCTTGTGAGCAAGTAGCTCATGAGATCACAAACTTTGTTCATGAGTTCGGTGCCTATACTTTGATCTCTCTGGATATCAAAGACTACTTCGGCTCAATCACCAAGGATCATTTCCTTAGGGCTGTTACAAAGCTTGGAGAACTAGGCTCTCACTTATCTCCTGATATTTGGGAAGCCGTGTGGGCAGAGGCCTATGTGGGCAAGGACAATAGAGGTATTGCTCAGGGCAATCCCCTCAGTCCCCTCATCTCTAATCTAGTAGGCTGGGCCTGCATTGATGTCTACTTCACTAATGTTCTCTTTCAAGAGACTGAAGCCACTTGTAGATACTGGCGCTTCTCAGATAACATATATATTGTAGTAAAGTCTGACGACTCCTTTCGTATGGAGAACCTACTCCATAGCTTGAATATGACTCTTAATCTCTGGGTTGCTCAGGGCTTTGAGTTCAAGACTCAGGTCACATCCAGTAAAGATTATAGCAAACGTGTTGTACTAGGTATCCGTTTAGGGCTTACGAAGCCTCAGATTAACAACCGTAACTGGATCCGGTCGGTTGTCTATAGGTATTCAACCCGGAAGGAACAGATGCCTACTGATAGGGACATACGTGAGAAATATGGAACCCTGGATCTAGCAAGACTTGAACAAACAGTAAGAGGTCTGGTAAACTATGCAGTGTCAGTGGACCCCAAATTCGCAGGCTATGTAACAGATAGGGGTCTAAAGGAACTGCTCCCAGAGAGGATGCGACATGCTTAACGATGTAGAGTTGTTTGATGTGAATAACAAGCTCAAGATATCTTTAGACTTCTTGAGAGATGCAGTAGTTTTGTCAGGTAAATTAGAGTCCCATAAAGATGGGATCTATAAGATCCGCCTGGGCCGTAATGTTGTGACCCTTGTCGATGCTGACATCGAACAAGTAGACCCTCTTGAGATTGAAGGGGAGTATAAATTCACCCTGATGGTGGATTCCAAGAAAGGTTTTGCCCACTGGATGTCAGTATTAAGTGAGCAAAACCCTACGAAGAAAGACCTAGCTAAGTACCTCAACGAAGAGAAAAGACGTTATGATATACAGGGGTTGTCTTCTGACATCTTTGACTATGTTAGGTCTAGTCTAGAAGACTTCGCCAAGAATTCTAAGGGCTGTAAGCCCTATGTTCCGATGTCATTTGTAATGTCAGTTGAGGTTCTCTCCAAAGTCTTCGGCAAGAAGCTCACAGCTCTTATGAACTCCTCGCCTGTAATCCAGGTCTTCATTCTTACTTGGCTTCACGGCTACCTGATGTCTTCCTCAGTCAGAAAGCAAGGAGTCAAACTCCAGACAAGGTTTGAAGAGGCTTCAGAGGAAGAGTTAAAGCGGAAGGAAACTAACGCTAAAGAAATGATGGCTAAGTTCTCTGATGAGTTGAAGAACATGGGAGATGATAGCCCATTCCCCAAGATGAACCCGGAGGAAGATGATGACGATGACAAACCCGCCCAGCAAGCCTAACCCCAATCAGCGTATCGAGGGTATTGTTACTCCGGAGGCCGTTGAGAAGTATAAGGATCTCTTTGTACCCGAGAAGGTGGAGCAGCTTTATTATCTTCTAAAGGCTGTAGAGCCTGGTTTTAATACCGAGGTTGTTCGTGCAGTGGCCGACGCCAAGCAGATCTTCAGGAAGCGTGGCCTGTCGGGCCAGCAGCTTGATGAAGTTGGCGATGCTCTTGCTACCTTCATGAACCGTGGTTTCTTTTTGCATAGGACAGCTGTTAGTTTGCATGATGTTAAGAAGCTTAATGAGCTTTATAATGCAGACTATGAAGCCTATGAGAGTGAAGTAATTGACGCGGCTCTCAAGGCCCGTAAGGCCAAGAAGATTACTGCTTCCAAGGTAGAGTCTATTGAGCCTAAGGCGGCTCCCCGAGATGCTGGTAAGCTGTTCGATGATGGTGACCTAGCTTAAGAACTGGACTAGTAATGGCCCGCAATAAAAACTCTGCCATATCTGACCTTGTCTCTGAACTAGCCCACGATGCACTAGAGAGTTCAGACTTTCAGTATCCTATCATGGGCGATCCTCTTGATGGTATAACCGCCTCAGATACCAAGACCCGAATCATTTTCTTATTTGATGCTACTAACTCAAGTGCCATGCAGGGCATGGTCTATGAGCTTGTTACTTTACCTAAGGGAAAGTCTGCTTCTATTCTTAACCACAAGGATGAAGAGGGCAAGTTTAACCTAGTGACTACCGTAGTCCCAGACATGTTCTCGGAGCCTACTGGACTGTGGTTCTGGACGCCTATACGCCTTATGAAAGAGGCGAGGTATACCAACATGCTTGACATTACTCGTGGTCCAGAATCGATAGTAGTTATGATGTCTCCTCAGTGTAGCTGTGTCTGGGCTGGTCCCGCTAGTGGAGCACTACCAGCATTCATAAAGAACATATTGGAGCCGATGCTCCCATTGGATATAGTTCTTAAGCGTTGTACTTCCGCTGGATCGATGTTCGGAGACAGGATCATCCAAGAGACCATCGAGAAGAGCGCTAAGTTTACTAAGTTCAAGGCGGTCTTCAGTGGCAAGTTCTAAACAGGGGTTGCAGTTACAAGACTACGAGGAGTCGCTAACGGCTCAGGTAGGCTATCTGTCTTTGCTCTATGCAAAGAATGGGGGCCAAGAGACAGAACGAGTAGTAGTAACGTTATTGAAGAACATACATAGGCTGACGCCGTATCTTGAAGATGTGCTGAAAGAAGTCAAGGATTTGATTGCGTCATTACCTGCCGAGAAGCAGGTGAGGTTGAGAAAGCTGCTGGAACCGATAGAAGAAGCCGTTTCAAGTAGAGAGAAGTAATACCAAGAAATGGAGATTAGCAAATGTCAGCGAAGAAAGAAGCAGTGAAGGACGCCAAGGTGTCTTTGAAGCCGGAACGGGCCAATATCTCATCACCCATTGTCGAGGCAGTGTTCGACAGCATCCGTTGCCGCTCACGTATTCTCTACGTGGTGACACAGGAAGAAGAACGCTTCCTCAAGGAGATGCACACCGTTCTGTTCGATACGGCCCACCGTTTTAACCGCGACGCGGTGAACGAAATGTGGCTGTGGACGGCTGGCAATGGCCTCCGTGAGGTCACGCACCACTATGCCTTCATGCCGTACCGGGTAGACATCGATGCTGAGATGCTTCGCTTCCCTAGGTACAGCCAGAAGGAACAGGAAACCATGCAGAATACTGTCATGGCGTCTCCGGCTATGGACCACATTGCCAAGACTTTGTGTGTTCCGCCTCGCCCCACGACTACAGATGGCTATCCCCCTATCGTCAACAGGATCATTATCCTGGCAGACTATAATAGGATCGCCCAGCATGACCTGACTTCCGTACGGAAGATCAAGGATCTCATCGAGGATCCGGTTGTAAGCGAAAGCATCAACCTAACCTTCATTATCCTGGCTTCGCAGCTGGAGATTCCGGCAGAGATCAAGCCGTTTGTTGAAGTTATTGACTACCACCTTCCCGATCGCAAGACGATTCACAATATCGTTCGCGAGCAGGTTGATCAGTTCCATCAGGATCGGATCGAGCAGGAGAAGGCTGGTGTCAAGCTTGACATCAAGACGGAATATACCGACGAAGAGACCAAGGCAATCACAGATTCGCTCTTGGGTCTGACTCATTATGAGATCTCGGTACAGATCCCGAAGTCGATTAGGAAGTGCCGCCAGTTAGACCCGGCGTTCCTGATCGAAGCCAAGGAGCAGATTGTCCGTAAGTCGGACATCATCAACTACATGCATCCTACAACGGGCATGAAGTCGATCGGTGGTATGGAAAACTTCAAGGCCTGGTGCGTAGATAGGAAGAACAGCTTTGGCGATGATGCCAAGGCGTTCGGCCTAGAGCCCCCGAAGGGTGTGCTACTCCTGGGTATTCCTGGAACAGGTAAGTCACTAGCAGCTAAGTCGCTAGGTAATGACTGGCGAGTTCCTCTGCTTCACCTGGACGTAGGCAAGATCATGTCCGGTATTGTCGGTAGCTCTGAAGCGCGCATGCGCCAGGCTCTACAGACGGCCGAGTCGGTTGCGCCTTGCATCCTCTGGGTGGATGAGATCGAGAAGGGCCTATCGGGTACTGGTAGCTCGAACTTCTCGGACGGTGGTACCATGGCTCGTGTGTTCGGTACCTTCCTGACCTGGATGCAGGAGAAGACGGCAGACGTGTTCGTTATCGCTACTGCGAATAACATCAGTCAGCTGCCTCCCGAGTTGCTCCGTAAGGGCCGCTTCGATGAGATCTTCTTCATCGACCTGCCGGGTGACGATGAGCGCAAGGAAATCTATACGATTCACTTGACGCGTCGTCGTGGAGACCCCAAGAACTTCGACTTGGATCTGTTGTCCAAGGAGAGCAAAGGGTTCTCGGGCGCCGAGATCGAGCATACTGTCAAGGATGCCATGTATGCGGCCTTCAACACGCCGGAAAAGAAGCTGACAACTAACCTGGTTCTGAGGGAGATTAAGAAGACTATTCCTCTTTCTGAATCAATGAAAGATGAGATCGCTCACGTGAAGACGATCGCTTCGAGGATGAGGTTTGCCTCGGACAAGTCGCTCAACGCTGATCTCAACCCTAGGACCGAGATGCATGCTGCGCCGCGGACTAGGTCAGACATAGCGCAGTTAGTGGATGAAGAGGAGCCCAAGACCCTTGAATAAAAGAGGGTCTTGGAGTACTCTGGTTTGACTAATAGGTAGTGAAATAGAAAAGGAGATTTGCAAATGTCACACATGGCGCGAGTGCAGGTAGCCCTAAAGGACTTAGCAGTCCTGAAGGAAATCTTGGCCGAGATGGGTATGAAAACTGTTGACAAACAGGGAACCATCCAGGCGATGGATGGTAAGACCGAAGCTGTTGTAGCCCAGGTCGAAGGTACCAACATCGGCGTCCGTGCGACCACAGATGCGAATGGGACCTCCTACTCTCTAGTAGGTGAGTTCTATCGTACGAAGTGGTACGGCAAAGAGAAGGCTCTGGCTGACAAGATCAATCAGACCTATGCCGTTAAGAAGACCAAGAAGGAATTCACGGCGATGGGGTACATCGTCCAGGGTACCGAGAAGGTCAGCGCGGACGGCACCATCGAACTAACGATGGCGAAGTACTAAAACAAGGAGAGCTCCAAGATGAAGACAGTAACTATCAAAGTGGACGCAAAGGGTAAGGTAGTCTACGAATCCAAGGGATACGTGGGCACCGAGTGTAAGGAAGTTCAGAAGGTTATGCTGGGCATCGGACAGGTCTCCGATGTCAAGGATACCGCTGACGCCTACAAGTCCAACGAGCGTCCTGCTTACAACGAACTAGGCTACCATTAAGCCTAAGTGAGGTTGTCATGCATGTAGTTGTTATAGACGCCAAGAATCGTCAGGTCAGCGATCTTGAAGTCCACGGCGATACTCTGGAGATGCTCCAGGGTATCGTCGGTGGGTCCATTGAGATTGCTACCAACCTTAATAACAAAGACACTGTCTATGTTAATGAGGAAGGTCTGATGATAGGCTACGAAGACTACTTCGAGATCCAAGGTGGCCATCAGCCATTCGCTGGGTCAGGTGTTGTAGTTGGACGAGATAGTAAGGGACATACCGTCTCTGCTAAATCTACTGCTGATGATGTCCGGCCTCTTGTCGACTTTGTCCATAGAGATACTTTGGTCGCTCGCTACTCTAGATCTAGGACACGGCCTATTTCGAACAAGCGATCCCACACCTAGGGCCCTAGTTAAACGTTTAATCAGGCCCGTATTTAGGAGATCTTCAATGAGTCCTCAGGATGGTGGCCTCTTCCTAGAGAGAGTCACAATTGACCCCCATGGAGAGTTTCACCCCTGGGAGTACCTACCTATTAAGATTGCAACTTTAGCAGATCCAGAAGACCTGGCTCGTATTATTACATGGTCCAATGGCACAGCTATTAGTGCTACTGACATGCCATCAGTCCAAGCTCGGGCTATCCTAATTAATATTTGCCGTAGTCCGCTTGATGGCGGCGGCCCTCTTCTAGTAGCCCTTAGCGACCCTGCTTTTACATTCAATGGTCATGATGCTATGTTTCAGCATCTTCCTACAAAGTGGAAGGAGCTTGGGTTTGATACTGATCTCCTCAAGCCCTATGCTGGGAAGCTATGGTTTGTAAGACCCCACTCGGTGGGTGGGCCCTCTATGGGGAGAGTTCACAAACGTGTCAACCTTAAGATATCTTCTCTTCGCAGACTGGTGGACTAAGATGGGATTTATATCTCCTCCACCTCCGATTCCCTTTGTTGTTCCTTCAGAGTGGTCTATAGACTTTGATTCTGGTGGGGATAACTTTAATGCTCTCCTCTTTAGAATGATTCGCAAGGCTGATAAAGGAAACCTGGAACGTTTACGAGTGGGCTTTCCATATAATGAGTAAATGCAAATGTGGTCATGATGAGAAGCGCCACAAGCTAGTTACTGTATCCGGTTGGTGTGTTAAGGGATGTAAGTGTACTTGCTTTAGACCTGTAACGATATGTACTTGCGGCCATTATGCGCTTGATCATTTCAGGTGTGACCGTTGCGGGGGCCATCATTGTAAGCCTAGTGTTGGATGCTGTTCATGTAACCTATACAAGCCTAGGAAGGTTAAGTCAGCCAAATGAAAGATACCATCTGCCTTAAATGTACTAAGAAGAAGGGTTGCGAGACTGCGCAGGATGGTGTCATGCGCTGCCCTCACTTTGACAAGGGTCTCTTTACAGATGATACTCTAGCTAAGGCTGATCCCAATAGGCAGCTCCCGCCTATAAAGAGTAGGAGGCTGTCTAGTGTGGCAGAAGATCCTAAGAGCGATAAAGAAACTCCTTTCTAGTCCCTTGTGCTACTTAGGGATTCATGACACATACTACACATGGCTTCCTATTCATAGGAAGGGGAAGACTGTTTGGACTGGAGATCAGTGGTGCGAGTGGTGTCACAAGTGTACTATAAAGGGTCCATATCACGATGAGGACCCACGACGTAGACCTTGAATTAAAGATGTAGTTATAGTAGGATAGCTCCGTTGGTAAGAACGGTTCTCGGAGACGCCTTTGGATTCCTTTGTAAATATCCATGCTCATAGCGATGGTAGTATCTTAGACTCTCAGCTTACAGTTCCTAAGATGGTATCAACTGTTGTGAAGCTGGGGTCGCCGGCGCTTGCCCTAACAGACCATGGTTCCATGGTCAATATCGTAGACTTCCATACCGAATGTAAGAAGAACAAGATCAAGCCTATCTTGGGCTGTGAGTTCTATGTTGCCTACGAAGGTATCCAGAACAAGGAAGCTACTAAGCTAGCTAAGACCGATACTGCTCTTGCTAGGGAGTCAGATATCCTTGGCGTTAGCCATCTAATCCTACTAGCCAAGAACTTTGAAGGCTATCAGAACCTCTGCCGTCTTCTAGCTATTGCTCATACTGATGGCTTCTATTACCAGCCTCGTATTGACTACGACCTTCTAGCCCAGCATAGTAATGGTCTTATCTGTTCTACTGCTTGTATGTTCGGCGACTTCTTCAAGCTAACTATGCATGACCATGTGGCTCAGCAAGCCAAGGCGCCTCTCCTAATTGAGAAGCTCAAGGGCATCTTTGGGAATGACCTTTATATTGAACTCCAGAACCATGGCTTTAAGAAGCAGGTTCAATTCCTTCCTAAGGCTATCAAGAGTGCATCTGATCAAGATGTCAAGCTTGTCATCTCTCAGGATGTGCACTATGCCGCGGCGAAGGATGCCAAGTTCCAAGATGCACTCTATTGTGTAGGCAAGCATAAGATCTATGGTGACTCGGAGCGGATGGCAGTCTCTGGAGAGATGTACTTCAAGACTCGCCGTCAGCTTGAGGCCATGTTCTCGGCCTCAAACGTGCCGGCTTCAGCGTTCGATAACACATTAGAGATTGCTGAGAAGGTCACCGAGTATGAAATAGCTCCTAAAGACTATCTACTTCCTAAGATGTATTCTACGAAGGAAGAGTCTGAGAGACACTTCCGGGACTTATGCAACGTAGGGTGGAAGGAGCTTATTGCTCCCAACATTAAGGACCCCGCTCTCCGTGAGGTCTATAAGCAACGCGCAGCTTATGAGATGCGCATCATTAGCCAGATGGGCTTCACAGATTACTTCCTAATTGTACAAGATTACCTTGACCATGCTCGTAAGACTGGTATACTAGTTGGACCTGGCAGAGGATCAGCTGCTGGGTGCCTCGTTTCCTACCTCATTGGGATTACTAAAGAAGATCCTATCCTCTACGGCCTACTATTTGAGAGGTTTCTGGTTCCAGGCCGCCCTACGATGCCTGACATCGATGTCGATGTCTCAGACAGAGACGAAGTAATTCGCTATCTGGAGACAAAGTATGGGAAAGATAAAGTCGCTCCTATTATCAACCGCACCGCAGCTACTAGCAAGGCTGCCCTCATCAAGGTTGGTACTATCCTTGGTAGCTTTCAGCTTGGGAGAGATCTTTCTGCACTTATCCCAACCTTCCGTGGAGAAACACCCACATTTGATGAAGCCTTTGCGAAGGTTCCTGAGCTACAGATTCGTGAGCGGGAAACCCCTGAGCTGTTCGAACTGGCACGGGGTCTGGAAGGTGTGTATGTTGGCCTTGGCGGCCACGCTAGTGGGGTTATTGTCTCAAGTGTTCCACTCACAGACATTATTCCCCTACACCGTACCAAGGACATAGTCTATACAGCCTACGATGGTGACCAACTTAAGAAGCTAAAGCTAGTTAAGCTTGATATCCTGAACGTCGACGTTCTACGTACCATCTCTGACTGTGTCAAGATGATTAAAGAACGTCACGGCGTTGACATTGACCCCTATAAGATTCCTATGGACGACAAGCAGACCTATGATCTAATCTGCGAAGGCGACACCGTTGGGGTCTTTCAGTTTGAATCTAACATGATGCGCGAGATTCTTAAGAAGGTTAAGCCTCGTAACATCCTAGAGATCGCTGCTGTTAATGCTATCGGCCGCCCTGGTGCCCTAGATGCCGACGGTCTCGTTGGCACGTATGTCAATCGTAAGCGCAATCTAGAGCCAATTGTCTACCCGCACCCAGTGCTACAGCCCATCTTGGAAGAGACCTATGGTCTTATGATCTACCAAGAGCAGGTCATGCTTATTGCTAAGACTCTAGCCAGCTATACGGACGAGGAGACTGATAAGTTCCGTAAGGCCATGAGTGACAAGGATGTCTCTATTATTGAGAACCAGCGGGAGAAGTTCCTAGCTGGCGCCCTCAAGAACGAGTACCCGAAGGAGTTCGTTGAGACTGTCTTCGAGAACATCAAGAAGTTCGCCGGGTATGGATTTAACAAGTCTCATGCCGTAGCCTACGGGCATGTTGGCTATATCACGGCCTATCTAAAGGCCCATTATCCTATGGAGTTCCTACTCTCCAGCTTAAACAAGGAGATTCGGAAGGGATCGCCGCTAGAGTTTATAACCAAGTTCGTTGTAGATTTAGAGAAACATAACTACTCTGTTAAGGGTCCTAGTGTTGTAAGCTCTGGCTGGGAGTTCGAACCCCACAAGACAGAGACTGATACAGTTAGAAAGCCTGTGATATACTATGGATTAGGCGGCATTAAAGGCATCTCTCCTAAGCAAATGGAGGACTGGATTGCCCGCCGACCCTTCAAAAGCCTTGACGATTGCGTAGTTAAGGGTATACTATCAGGAGTAAACAGTAGGTCGTTAGAGTTGCTAGCAGAACTTGGGTGCTTTTCCGAGCTGGCTCCTAACATTGTACATGTCGCTGCGTCGATGAGTTTACGTATTGACAAGGCGAGGAAGCTTATCACCAGAGCTAGGTCTAAGAAGAAGAAGTCTGACCAGCAGACTATCGATCTTTTCCTAGGCGGTGAGACAGCTTTTAATGAGGAGAACTTGGAGTTCGATATGGGCGACCGCGATCTTCTATTCGCGACCCAGAGTGACCTGGCACGGAAAGCACTAAGAATCAAGGCCGAGATTGAGCACATAGGTTTTGCTATCTCGGGGACACTTCTCGATGAGTATGAAGAGCAGGTAAGAAGGCGCGCGAACTGCACGACTTCATCATACGTATCCGAGATAGGCGCAGGGAGTACAGCTAGGGTTGCTGGAGTTATAACGAAGATGCGCAAGTGCACGGACAGACATGGGAGACGCATGGCGTTTCTGAGTCTGTCGGATGGAAGGACCGAGATCCGTGCAGTAGTCTTTGGTACAGTCTTTGAACGTATTAGACCAGAGACACGCTGGAAAGAGGGCGCAGCAATTGTAGTGGACGGCCGCAAGGACGAGCGAGATGGCGAGACTTTACTCGCCAAGGACCTCGTATTCCTCCGTAAAGAGGTCAGCGGCCCCGATGAAGAAGCTCAAGAAGTTCTCCCTACAACGACTAAAAGACCTAGAAGTAGTAAACAACATAGGTCTAGTACACCGAGTAGCCCAGCAGTATAAAGGCTACTGTAACAAGCGTGCCTTTACATACGACGACCTAGTGCAGGAAGGTATTGTTGGGCTAATTATTGCCCGCAATAAATTCAAGCCCTCGAAGGGCGCCCGCTTCTCTACATATGCTAACTACTGGATACGGGCAAAGATCCTACGGCTCTTAGATAGATACTCATCTACCATTCACGTAACGTTCTCAGCTAGTGCAACCTACAGTAAGCTTGTTAAGAAGTATGGCACCATCGGTGACATCATTGAAGATCTTCTTGACAAGATTCAGTTAGATTACAACAAGGGACGGATTAGCGGCAGGGATTATCGTAAGTTCATTGATATCCTACATGCTAAGTCGCCTGACAACTACAACCACATCTCAATAGATGATGCTCTAGACTCAGCTAATACAGAACACTCTAGAGCCTTGGACTCTGACAGTAGATCGTTAGGGATGGATATCCTTAAGCATCTAGAGCAGGTGAATAATGCAGAGGATCTCCTTTGTCAGAGGGCCTTAATCCGTAGACTGATAGATGCCTTAGAGCCCGACGAACGTAAGTTAGTCATTATGTATTATGGGCTCGATGGGAAGGATTCCCATACCTACAACGAGTTGTCTAAAGTCTTTAAGTGTTCTAAGCAGCGAGTTCATCAGTGGCACAAGAGGATAACAGCTAAGCTCAGGGCGAATCTAAAGGATATATGTTTGAAGGATAGGGTTGACTTAAAGGAAATGGTAAGTAATAATTAATAGGCAAGTCTGAATGTGGTGTAGAGGTAGCATCTGTGGTTTGGGACCATAGGGCGCAGGTTCAATTCCTGCCATTCAGACCAATTGAGGTAATACATGCTGGAGTCTATTTGCTTTGCTAAGCAGCGTGTGCATCCAGATGGATACCCAGTTAACAAATTTCATAGTATGAGAAGGCTTAACTTCTTAAAGGTTACAGCAACAAAAGAAATAGGAGAACTAGAAATGCCAGAGCAGCCCTCCGCAATAGATACTAACTTCCCGATCAACTTACAAATGACTATAGGAGCGGATGCCTACTCGCGCTTCTCCCCATTCGTTGAAGTACACTTCTGTGCTGCTGTAACCAAGCTGGGTCTACGAAGAATGTTCTCCATGAACTGGACCGCGGCTGGCCCTAACTTGGAGGCAGAGCTCTTTAAGAAGTCAGAGATGATATTTGATGTCTCTTGGAAGCCCAAGGACGAGACATTAGAAGGCGAAGATACTTATGATGAGCCAGCCTTTAGTGGCATGGGAACTGAAGGTTCAGTTACTACATTCTCTCAAGTTAGAGCGTTCATAAACGACAAGGGTGATATGTTGCCCTTCTGTATATCGTTCGATAACCTAGAGTCCGAAGCTCGTTTCCTGATGGCTTATACTAGAGACGAGGACAGGGAAGCCCTATCTAAGTTGGTGCAGGACGCCCTCAAGCCCTCCAAATCTGAAAACAAAGACCAAGTCAAGGTTTGTTTTTGGATGGCAGGCTCGCATGGCGCCAGCTCATACAACCGAGATGTAGATACATACAAGACTCCCAATATCATAGATAACTATAATGCAGAGGCCAAGGAGCGCATGGAGTTCCTAGCTGGGTATAAGCCCAAGAAGGGCGGGGAGTTACTTATTCTTTCTGGGTTACCTGGTACAGGTAAGACACACGCTTTACGTGCCATCATGGGCGAGTGGCGTAAGTGGGCGGACTTCCACTACGTAGTGGACCCAGCCGTACTCTTCAGCGGCCAGAACTCAGGCTATCTAACTGAGGTTCTTCTAGGCTCAAGATCAGGCCTCTCGGACTCTGAGCGTAAGAACCGCTGGCGCGTAGTTATCCTAGAAGATGTAGGAGAACTCCTAAAGCCAGATGCTATGGACCGGGGCAACGGCGGCCTAGCCCAACTGCTAAATATTACTGACGGGCTAATCGGGCAGGGCAGGAAGCTAGTAGTTGTTGTTACTACCAACGAAGAGATCAAGGTCCTTCATCCTGCTGTAAGCAGGCCGGGACGCTGTGCATTCTTCCATGAGTTCGGGAAGCTTTCTGTTTGTGAAGCAGAAGCTTGGCTAACTAAGATGAAAGTCGACCTACCAAAGGACGTAAAGACCTGTACAATTGCCGACCTTTATGCTATATATAATAGTGTTAGCAACTTCGTAAAGATAAAGGAGCCGGCACCAATCGGGTTCATGGCTCCCGAGAAGAAGTAATGCGGGATTGGTGTAACAGTAGCATAGGAGTTTTCCAAACTCTTGGCACGGATGCGAATTCCGTATCCCGCTCCATGTAAGCCACTTGGTGACTAGAAAGACTTTCGACAGTAGTAAGTGTAGGGCAGAACTAGGTTCGTCGGCCCTACGTGGGAACCGGAACTGTATAAGCTACGAGGTAGAGGTCTCCTCGGATGATATCCAAAGGGGCTCACCGTAGCACGAGTCAGTTGGAAAAGAAACATTCTCCGGAAGCATCCAAGATGTTTCGGTACAAGTCCGATCTAGAGTGGAGCCGTGTCACAAGCGCTAGTCAGTGTAGGCGGAATCGGCCCCTCATCAAGTAGGTCATTTAAGGAGTCAAGTTTTCTTGCTATAAAACTTGACAAGTAGGAGAGATGCCGGAGTGGTTAACGGGACGGTTTGCTAAACCGTTGGTCCGCAAGGGCCACGTAGGTTCGAGCCCTACTCTCTCCGCCATTTTGAGGTAATAGAAATGCCACCTAAGAAACGCACATTATACTATACGCTGGACTCAAAGCACCGTACAATCCCTGTGGACACTCCTCATACTAGTGCGGGCGCCCAGGCCCTTGAAGCAGTACTGTCTGATGTTAACACCCGTCGCGTTGATGAAACCTTTATAGGTACTACCAGAATCTCCACTGTCTTCCTTTGTCTTGACCACAGCTTTATGCGTACTGGCCCTCCCATTCTCTTTGAGACTATGATCTTCTCTGATAATGAAGAGATCAATGATTACCAGAAGCGCTATACTACTTGGGCTAAAGCTAAGACGGGGCACAAAGAAGCAGTTAACCTTGCAAAAGAAGTTCTGTTGAAATCCCGTTTGGCTACCCGTGTTGTAAAGAACAGGGGTAGTCTTAAGGATCTTGTAGATTAATGCCCCGGTAGCCAGGCCGAGCTTCTACCTCGGTAACTGTAGCGGAGCTGTAAACGTAGGTTCAAATCCTACTCGGGGTACCATTGCTTCCATGGCAGAGCGGCCATGCAGCCGTCTCTAAAACGGCTTAAGTGGGTTCGACTCCCACTGGAGGCACCATAAATTCTGAAGAGAAAGGAGTGCAAGATGAAGTAGGCTCGCCCACCATAATCGATTCCTTAGTTAGCTACCCCGTTAACCAACGTTAACCTGAACAACTAAGGAGTCTTACAATGACTATCGAACTGAAGATCAAAGCAAAGCATCTAGCCCTAGAGCCGGCGATCATCCGACTGGAAGAGAAAAGGCTCAAGGCTAGGATTAGATATCTGAAGTTGAAGGAGAAGGATACAGCTGCTCTGTCTACAAAGCTGAACAGCTTGAATCTTCACCGACGCTTCGATGTTAAGTTTGCAGCTAGGGCAACGCATCTAGCAAGGACTTACCTAGCGGGTAAGCCTTACAACTACGCAGAGAAGAAGCGTAAGCCTGAGAAGGAACAGAAGTTCCAGAACATAGTCATCCCCAGGATAACAGCGATGGTTAAGAAGTATGGGGATGATTCTCAAAGGCTTATAGAAGACAGTGCCATTAGAACATGGGCTAAGTAATATTGGCAAGGAGCGAGGTAGGGCTCTCTTGCCTCGCTCTAAGCTTTACTAGGAATAGGAACTAGAAATGAAATTAGCTAAGCTTTACAAGAAGACCTCAACTGGACAGATCCAATACTGGCAGATAGAGGCAGAGGGCAACTTCATCGTCACCCGTTATGGTAAAGAGGGTGGCAAGGAGATGGTTGCTAAGGACATGATTCGTGAGGGCAAGAATACTGGCCGCGCGAATGCTACAGACTCTGAGGAACAAGCCAAGCGCGAAGCCCAGTCTCAATGGGAAGCCAAGATCAAGAAGGGCTATGTTGAGAATATAGTGCGGGCTAAAGAGGGCGAGACCGATCATGATGGCGGCTGGTTCCCTATGCTAGCTCACCAGTTTTCTGAGCAGGGCCACAAGATTATATATCCTGCCTTCGTACAGCCCAAGTTAGATGGCCACCGCTGTGTAAGCGATAAGGCCGGCAAGCTTTGGACCCGCACTCGTAAGCCCTATGTGAGCGTTCCTCATATCCAGAAGGCTATTCCATTGGGCGTACAGCTCGACGGAGAGCTTTATAATCATGCCTACCACGATAGCTTTGAGAAGATCTCCCACCTAGTTAACCAACAGACTGAACCAGCTGAAGGCCATGAGGTCGTAGAGTATCATGTCTACGACGTTAACATGCCTGGTTCGTTTGCGGAGCGCTGTGCCTGGCTCAAAAAGAACCTTCCTCATACCAAGCCATTTGTTCTAGTTGAGACTATTGAAGTCTCTAACGAGGATGAACTAATGGATGCTTTCGATCATTACCTCTCTCTAGGTTATGAGGGAGCCATTGTTCGGAATGCGGGTGGTGTCTATGAGGGTAAGCGTTCATACGACCTCCAGAAGATTAAGGAGTTCGACGATGCTGAGTTTGATATCATAGGTATCGAAGAGGGCCGCGGCAAGCTTCAAGGTCATGCGGGCAAGTTTATCTGTAAGACCAAGGATGGCACTGAGTTCGGCGCCAAGGCTAAGGGAGAACTCTCTAAGCTTAAAGAGTACTTTGAAGACCATAGCCTTTGGAAGGGCAAGCAATTGACCGTCCAGTATCAGGGTTTAACAGGTAAGAATAAGGTTCCGCGGTTTCCCGTGGGCCTAAGATTTAGATAAGGAGATAACATGGCCAGTTCCATTACAGTGCTAACAGGTGTGGACCCTGGGTCGGGCAACTTCATTGTACAGCAATCTTCTTCTTCGCTTACTATGGAGCTGACTATCGCTCAGGTCATTCAGATTAGAGCTGCGATAGATGAGTATCTAGCTACAAAGCTCGGGCAGATATACCCTCCTAGAATAGCTAAGACTTCTCTACTACGTCAGCTTGATCCTGCCGATGGAGGCCAAATTAATGGAGGGTAACTTCCTAGAGATCAAAAGCCTTGGTAACTTCTATAAGGGTAGGACAAGGTTCTGGTATGATCCCGACGAGCTTATGCTCCACGCTCCCTTCCAGATTCTTGTAGACTTTATTGAGAAGGAGAAGCCTTGGCATCTTGTTCCTATTGATGATAACGAGATGAACGCCCAAGGCAAACTCAAAGAAAGGGCTATGCGTCTCTATAACTACTGGAAGAAGGGTCGGAAGAGACTTGTTGGACAGGTAGCCTTGGCTACTAAGATGTTTAACAAGAGCGTCAAGTCTCGTCCAGCACCTAATCGCATTGTTGGCAAAGAGTCGTGGCGAGCTTCCACACTAACATTCTCTAAGGATTCTAAGCGCTTGCTTAAGCGCCTTAAGGCAATGGAGGCTATGTTACTTAATACAGATCAAGCTGCCCTACATGAGCTGGTTGAAATTAGACCCAAACTTTGGAACTAGGAGTAGTTATGACTGACTCGATCATGCCAACTTGTAATATTTGTAAGAAGAAGGTAGGAACTATAGATCAACTAACTAGGTTCCAAGGGAAGCCTGCCCATATCAAGTGTGAGACTGTGGCTCTGTTACTTCTTGAAGCTGCATCTGAAGGTCCCAAGACCGCCCAAGAACTTCATCGGGATGTTAACGTAATGTATAAGGCGCGCGTCGGTACTGGAAACATTGACTAATTTCCTAAGTATGGTACAATGCTGTTAGTTCTCTGAAGGAGTACTAAATGTCAATAGAAATACAAACAGCTGAAGTAGTGAAGATGGTGGAAGAGTTCAAGGCTTTTGAACTAGACCCCGAGAAGATAAACACAGAGAAGATTCATAAAGATGTGTTAGCTATCGGGGCGACGATGGAACTTACGAGTACAGCTCGTACCCGTGGGGCTGACTCTATGATAGCCTCTGTGGGACAAGTACTTGGCTTTAAGATGGCTCGCTGTCATTACTGGGAGAAGAAGCTCTCGGAGAAGCTGAAGTATGTTAGAGCTAGAGTTCGTCTAGATCTACAGAAGGAAGCCAGAGATGCTCAGACCAAGCTTACGGCCGACACTCTGGACGATATGGTTGAAGTGCATGCTGAAGTAGCCGAGGTCTCTAAGGCTTTAGCAACAGCTAATGCCTCTCGTTTCTTCTGGGAACATTTACAGGATGCTCTCAAGCGAGCCGGTGATCGTGTAGATAATGCTAGTATGTCTCTTGGCGTAGATGCCAAGATCCAGCCTCGTCCGGTGCAGGGGTAACTAATGCCCGTATACGACTTCTCCTGTAAGAAGTATCCCGACAAGTGCAACGGAGTTCTACTCTCTTATAGAATAGACTCCTACAAGGATCCTAATCCTGAGTGCCCTACTTGTGGAGGTACAACTGAGCGCCGCTTTGATCTTAGCCCCAGTAACTTGGAGTTCAAGGGGCTACCTACGCCTATGCATTCCGCCTTTAGGCGGTATCCTAAGAAGTAATAGGAGTCTAGATTGACAGTTATAGGTTCAAAGAGCCTTGCTAAGAAGATCAAGTTACCGAAGACCCGCTCTACTATTATAGAGTACAGGGTCTTTGATCATATGCGGGGTATCGATTTTGAGACCCTTGATGATGATCTACTCTTGCATAGGGCGGTTGTTGGGGCCGCCAGGATGGCAGGAATGACATGTGAGAACTTGGACATTCACTACTACCATCCTCAGGGTAAGTCTGTTACCTTGATTGTAAGTGCTTCTCACATAGGAATTCATACCTATCCTGAGAAAGGCTTTGCCTCTGTAGAGATAGCTGTCTGTAAGGATTTCGCGGGCGCCCTTAAGGCGTACGAGTATATCCGAGACATCCTTAAGCCTAAGTACTGTGAGCCTAACTATCACCAAGTAGAAGATGAGAAGCGGTAGGCTTGACATTTCTAGCTAGTTCTATATAATACCCAGGTAGTAGAAATCCAGGAGGGTACTAGAAATGCCACCAAAAGGCTTTAAGAAGAACGCTAAGAAGACAGATGCAGCAGAAGTATCTGAAGTAGCAAAGAAGAAACCAGCCGATGTAGTTCCTGCCTCAGAAGCTATGAGGGACCAGCTCCGTGCCTCTATTCTCAAAGAGTATGAGTATATGCTGGGTGCTGTTCCGGATCGCACAGTAGACTTATTCCCACTTCATATCCCATCTTTGAACAAGGCACTTGGGGGCGGATTCCCTAGAGGCCAGATCATTCATGTCTATGGGACTCAGGGAGCAGGTAAGTCTACACTGGCCTTCCATATTGCCGCCTCAGTTCAGGCCCAAGGTGGTCACGTACTCTACTTCGATTCTGAAGTAGCTGCACATGCCCCTTATGTGCAAGGACTTGGTATTAATATCGACCCATCAAAGTTCACTCATGTTAAGAACTTAGGTGGTGGCGAAATTGCTTTAGACCTTGCCGAGAAAGCTGTAAGGTCTAATACGTACGAGCTGATTGTATTCGATTCTGTTGCCGCACTCGCTCCAGCTTCTATTCTAGACGCATCGAACGAGCAGCAACATATCGGTACCCAAGCAAGAATGATGAGTCAGGCTTTGCTGAAGCTCAATAATGCAGCTTCAAAGTCTGGGACAATTATCTTGTTTGTCAACCAGCTCCGTGCCAACATCAACCAGTTTGGCCACGGGAAGGCTTATACTGTACCTGGTGGTAATGCGCTTAGGTACTACTCTAATATTGAAATGCATATGCAGCGTGTAGGCGAGATCAAAGAGGGTGAAGAGATCATTGGCCAGCGCGTTCGCATACGTATCGAGAAGAACAAGATTGCTCCGCCCTATAGGGAGGTTATTTGCAATCTGATCTATGGCGATGGGTTCCGCAGAGATGCAGACTTGATCCTGTCGGCCATTGACAAAGGTATTATCAAGCAAGCAGGTTCTTGGTACAAGCTCGGAGAAGAGACGATAGGCCAAGGCTTAGCTTCAATTAAGCAGTATGCCAAGGAACATCCCGAATTCCTGGACATGCTAGAAGAGAGACTATATGGGAAGCTGCTATCGGGAAATGCTCCGTCTAAGCTCAGCCCGGATGCAATTACAACAACAGGTACTTTGTCAGAGCCAGCAGAAGCTGCCAGCAACGACGAGTAATGTTGAAGATCGTATAAAGACTATAAAGCAGATGCTTCAGTTATATACTGATCTAGCTGATAGATCGGTACAGGAGCTGCGGCATCTGCTTAAGCTTAAATCAAAGTCAGTAAGAGAGGAAGTGTAAGACATGACTGAGAAGAAGAGAACCACTGAAGATAGGATTGTAGAACTAGAAAGTGCTGTGAACCAGTTAGCTGATGGCTTTAATAAGCTAGCCGAGGACGTATCTCACGACCTTACTAACCTAGCTGGCGGACTCCATAGGACCTACTCGGTATCTGTAGCGTCCCAGATTCTTGCAGAATCATGTGCAAGGTATATGGCCGGGTATAAGGCCGGTGACTTTACCAAGGAATTCGATAATGCTGTAGAGCATGATGAGCTTGAGACTCTTAAGATGACTGCCCACGGCGATTTTGACCTTGAACGCTTCCTTACTTTAGCTAAGGAAACAGCTCAGATCTTTGTTAAGATCAGGGAGTTGGAGATCAAGAAGCGCAAGGATGCTCAAGCCAAGGCTGAATCTAAGATCATCCAGCTTGAACAGCCCAAGATCATAATTCCGTAAGGAGATACCATGGCCTCAGGATTAGAACCTGTCTACTACGGAAGAGTACCTGTGTCCTACTATGCCGTTAATGGCTCTACTGATAACACTTCTCATATGATAGCAGGAGCCACTATGCCATCGCATCAATCAATGTATGTTCAACACTTTGGTTCTATCCCTACAGTAGATGTCCAGGGGATTGCCAAGGCTGCGGTTGAATCTATAAAGATAGAAGAGATTATCAAGAGGATCGTGGAGAGTCATGCGCGCTCTTCGCTAACCTCCTTGGGCGGGAAGACTGTATCTATTCCGGGGTCTCAGATTACACCTATGCTGGAGAGTATACAGGAAGAAGTAAGGGCGGAAATTACGAAGGCCTTGGATGGTCTTGGTACAAAGATCAACGAGATGGTTCAGAAGGCTGTTATAGAGATCCACAAAGATGTGCAGAATAGCCCAGACCCATTTGATGAGTGGAAGAAGATCTATGGACCGGGATCACCGTATACTATTCGTCCTATAGAGGATCCTCATATCATTAGAGCCGGAGATACTTGGGTAGATTCTACCACTGGTACCAGTGTAACTTATACAGCAACGAACAGCTCTACTGATTAAGCATTCTTACCTAATTCAACCCACATCCATGACGTGTTATTAGTTTGCCTTAATGCCCAGCGGCTCCAACCCAATCTATCAACCCATATCCACATCTCGCGAGATGCCTGAGAAGGAACAAATGTTCCTCTTATGTGTTCGGCATCCTCTTTATACTCGCTGTCTATATTGAATTCCTTTAGGGCTGTCCTCTTCTTTTCTCTCTTACATTGAATGAAGCGGACTTCATTCTCGTTCCAGCCTATGAGATCAAATAGGCCATGAGAGCCTGAGGCGCGGATACATGTAAAGCCAGAGTCTTGAAGCATCTTTATAGCTTCATATTCCTTTACTCGGCCTCTGATATAGTTCTTATTTGGCATCGTCGATATCCAGTAGTCTATCTAGTGACATAAAGCCATCCGCATCAGCACTAGCTGCATTCTTCTTCATGCTTTCTTCTGTGATCTCGTCCATATACTGAGCAATGTCAGTTATGTCACCATCAGCTAGAGCTTTAGGGTCGACAGGAACATTGCCATCTTTGACAGCATCATCAGGGAAGAAGCGTCGCATTTCCTCGCCTATGATATTGTTGGCATCCCGGAACAACTGCTTGAACTTCTCTTTATCTTTCTCTATGGGTATGGCGACAAAGCTATATTGCTCTTTGAGGTGGCGGGAGTCTTGACTGCAGAAGTCTACGTGGAAGGTTACCTTAATACGACATCTATGTTCTACTACATATTCTTTAAGACGCTCTATTATACTATTCATTGCTAGCAATTCTGGATCTGGACCCTCATCATCCTCATCATTATCGGGGTCCCCTGGCATCCTGTCGAGGGGTTCCTGCGCCATTGGCGTCTCCTAGACATTTCAATATCTTGGCACTTACAGTGTCAATATTTATAGGTTCGTCATACCAGAACTCTACCAATTTCCATCCTAGTTCTTTACATAGTTCCTTCTTCTTCTTATCCCGTTCTACCTGCTCTGCGAACCGTATGACAGAAGCATCTTTGTCACCATCAAAGGCTACAGGCCTTTCATGTTGTTCACCATGGACCTCTATAGCAAGGTTGATATCCTTGATAAACCAGTCCACGAAGTAGGGAGAGTCTGGGATTGGCCATTCCTGATTAATGCGTAGCCCACCAAGAGTTGGGTGCACTCTGAGGATATCGCCCAGCTTCCTATGAAGCTTGGAGGCACTCGCTCTATATTCCTGCTTCAAGCGCTTATAGCTCATTGAGTTCCTTCTAAGTAGTAAGGCCCGCCGGCGGTCTTTTGACCGGGCCAATCCAGCGGGCCCATACTAGCATAGAATCTACTTAACTTCAAGTCCTTCTTACGGGAATGCAACCACGTCTAGAAGGCTATTACCTGACGAAGCAACTGACCCGTCATCATTATAGACGGTTACCTTTGCATCATCAGCATTGAAGGTATGACCACCAGCTTGTGGGCAATAGAATAGAGCTGCGCCATATTCTACCTTGGTACCTGCCGCACCGTTACCAACTTGGTATTCGATACGCTTCTCACCCACGTGCAGGGGGCATTCCACAGCCCAGTTTACGGGTGTGAATGTGTGCTTAGCTACTCCACGACGCTTACGCATTTGTTTGTTCTCCTTCGTTTACTGGACCAGGTAAGGGTATAGAACACCGGGCAAGCCCGATGCCTGTACTCCACCTTCGATCACGACTTTTGGATATGCATAACTGGTTTGAGAAGCTGCGTCCCAGTACTGGGCGCCGTTCCCTAACGTTGTTGGCTGGCCACTGGTCAGAACAACGTTCTGAGCCTGTGGTAGCTCTACAGCCTTGCTCCCCGTTGTGGGATCCTCGTAGAAGTGACGCACTGCGATACCCGGAAAGCGGGGATCAGATGCGTGCACAACATGCACGGGAGTACCACTTGGAAGAGGGGCGTAGTTGTTGCCTAGTGAGGTGTAACCCATTGTTCTTCCTCTCTTTAATCGAACTGGCTATTATCAGGAACATTGTGTGGGTTTAGAACGTTCCCGTATTGGGAACCTGCCGGTAGCCCACTGCTCCATATTTCCGGGTACATAAACAGACCACTGCATTCATTGCAACCCCAGTAGTTCTCATAAAGATTAGTCTCGCTATAGTAAGTGACTTTATCTTTACCGAAGTATCCTTCGTTTGCCCAGGCATAATCATGTGTTCTTGCTAGACCCGATGGAGCTGGTGGCCAGTAGCCACTTGGCTCTGCCATCCCTGGTTCATACACCGGACGAACGATACCAGTTGGTACTGGAAGTCCGTCGTTTCCTAGAGGCCCCATAGGCTGAGAGAGCCCGCTAGGGTTGACATGATTGGGGTAGACTGGCCAAGTAATATCTGTGCTGTCACAGTATGGGCAGGCTTTCAAGGTATCTATTGGAGCGCCGTGCACATACGTTCTGATTCTATACTGGCCCATCTGGTTTCTCCTTTACAAGATCAGAGGTATCTGATCCCATACATATTTTAACAGTGCTAGGTGTAAACGTCATCTCTGGTAACGCGATTTATTCCAAAGTCAACTATTGCTTACTTTGCAGATTCGCTTGATTCTGCTTGCGTTTTAGGCACGAACTGATATATGTAGCAGTCATTAGCCACTTTGGCTACAGCCTTCCAGGGCATCTTAGCCCTTGTGGCCATGAGTCCATAGGGATAAATATGTGTTTCGAGCCAGGCTAGCCAGTCGGGTGTGACTTCTAGCGGGAGGTCCGGGCTCATTATGAATCCATATCTCTCATCCCCAAGATCTGGGCGAGGATGAATAGGGTCGGCAGGTACACTCTTAATAGTATAGTGGACACCTTTAGCCCTGAACCTAAACTTAGCAAAGTCAAAGTAGGGGTTCTGATCCACATAGGTAACCCTGCACTTTGTGCTGCGCGCGACTCGGAAGGCAAATTCCCCGGTCTTACCATAATAGTCTAGTACGTTGTTGATGACAGGTTTAGGGGTGTCAATGTATTTCTTGATCCACTTAATAGCTTCAAGCTGGATGACATGGTAGTTGTCACAGATGCCATAAATGAGATGGTCGTTCTGCATTATCTCATGGATAGTTTCCTGGGGACTCTGATCCATATACTGGGAAATGTCAAAGACGGAGGTGCGCAATAGCTGAGTCACCATGCGTGCGGCGTTCCGTTCTTCAATGCCCATGTACTTAACCCAGGTTAGGAAGTCAGGTTGTCCCATCTTCCAGTTGGCTAATTCTGTAATACCAGCTGCTCGTAAAGACATTTAGGCCTCCGGTCCTATCTCGTGTTTATAATATGAAGCATAGTCAGAGCAGTGCGCATTATGGTCTCTCCTACTTCTTAATTCCCCATACCCAACCGCTTATGAGATGTGCTTTGCCATCGAAGGACTCATCGACAGCTTGTCTAACGCTTTCCCAGCGATCACAGTAGTCGTGCCCCATTATGAAGCCTCCGGGTTTTACTAGCGGAGACCACATCGCGATGTCTTTCTTTACGTCGGCGTATTCATGGGAAGCATCAATGAATACAAGATCGAATAGCAAACCACGCTGTTTGACTAGTTCAGCTGCGGCGTTAGTGTTCATTCTTATAGCTTCTACTATATCTTGGCATCCTATTGCTGCTATGTTTTTATTGAACTCGACCATGGGCTCATCGTATGAGCCTTGCCTCCATTCTTTATGGCCGGGGACCTCGTTCCAACTGTCGACACAATAGAGCCTGCACTCATTCTCTTTGCATATTGGCGCTATTGTGGTAGCGGAGCGTCCCATGTATACGCCAAGTTCTGCTATAGCCCCGTTGCGTATAGTGCGAACTATTGCACGGTAGGCTCTGGCGTCCTCGGAACTAAAGTGCCCATAAACACTTGAGACCATATCCTTATTAAATTCAGCTTCTGCCAGTAATAGATCTTCCTTTGAGAACCAGCTAGCTAAGATACCCATGGGGCCTCCTTGTGAGGTTCTCTTAGTTTCCTTATGCAAGTATTTACCATGGTATCATAGTCAGGATGAGGCGGAAGGAGATCATCTATAAATACACATTTCTTACCAGAGAATAGTATGTTGACTTCTGATGGATCTGGCTTTGGGTTGCACTCTTGATATCTCTTTATTAGTAGCTCTCTGTCTGGATAAATGCAATTCATCTTTATTGGTAGACGCAGGGTTACTCCAGGTACTTTATATTTCTTGGGGTATCCATGCGATGATTTTGACTCGGTTTTTTCCTGGCGTTCTATATAGATCTCCTCTCCTTTCTTTTGGAGAGTGTATGTCACACCAGGGGCTACATTGGTGGCTCTTATCCAGTCGGCGGGCTTGACATGGTAAAGGTGCCGAAGACCGAAGCCCGAGGGCCAGTCGAGAAGTTTTGTAACGGTTCCGCCTGATAGGTCTTCGAGCACTTCCCTTACTGGTCGACCACGGTATGTCTCGGGGAGTACACTCTCTCTCGCGCACCCACCTTTAGAACCTATTTCTGGGAGAATGACAAAGGACTCTATAGCTAGTCTAAGGACTTTGCGAACTTGGTCTTCCCATGACTCTGTTGAACCCCACATGTGATGTAGTATGTTGAGCGCGAACTGATAATCAAATATATCGTTGTTGTTGTTGTACAAAGAATCTATGAGATCAGGCGTGATGTTCTTTTCACATATAAAGGCATTTGTAGTCTTAAGACTGTTAGCTAGTGCAAGTTCTTTGTATAGAAAGTCTTTGTCCTTCTCTACAAGCAATATAGTCGAGTCGGGGAAATCAGCAGCTAGACCGATGCCTACTAGCCCTTCTGCAGCGCCCCAGTCAATAGCTGAGAAGGTATCCTTCTTGATGAATGGCTTTATAGCCCCTCGAAGTTCTTCTATCATTGATGGTATTTGATAGTGAGACATTTACTTCTCCTCGTATTTGACTAGTCTTAGTTCATCATCAACCGATCCACTCCAGTGGCCATTGAAGTGGTTCTCTGCATGCCACTTAGCACTAGGGACCCAGGAGCCGTTCTCGGCTCCAATGTTCTGGGTACGTGCTAGCTTGGGCTTGATCTCCATCCTATCTTTACGGATAATATGGTTGACTGTAGTATCCCAGGATTGCCTCTTGCCCTCGTGGTCCCATAGGGGAACCATCTCTTGCCATCTGTCCTGCCATGTCGCCCAGCCCCAGGGCGTAAACCATGGGCTACGTCCTACATTATAGTACTCATCCGGCCTAGCATCTCCACGCTGATAGGAGCAGATATTCATTATCTGTTTATCATCCTTGTACTTCTCGCTGCCCCATTCGAAGAACTTCAAGCAGTCTTTGGCAGGCACGATATCATCCTCTATGATAATAACATAGTCTGATAACTTGAATCCAAAGTCTAGAGCCTTGAAGATATTTCTGTTACATCCAAGTCTTTGCGGATGCACACTTATCTCTTTGTTGACCCCTTGTACAGACATGATGGCATCGATGACATCAGGGAAACCAGGTTCAGCCTGGATATATATCTTATAGTCTTCGATACCATAACAGTTCTTAAGGCCTTCAAGGGCTCGTTTGGTATACTCAGGGCGCCGGTAGGTTGCCATTACAATAACTTTATTGTAGGCCATTAGGAGATTAACCTTACGACTGTGATTACAAATAGCACTCCAAGACTAAAGCCTATTCCTAGGACTGTCCACTCGCTACATCCGGCCAGGAAGTAGTATACCTTGTCTACGGCATTCTCTAACCACAACTTGATTTCCTTCTTCATTATAGCCCCCTTATTTAAGACTCAGATCTTTTCTATTCTTGATAACAGACATTACTCTATCTAGAGATATAGAATCTATACATCTGGTTTTGAGCACGCAGGTTGATACACATGCCACTGGCCAGCAACTAGGAAGCTTGGGCCTATCGGGTTCAATGTAGGTAATATTCTTTGCTACTGGCCCCATGAGGGGGCCGCAGCTAGAGTCGCCAGGGGTGGCAGATGTGGCGCCCATTATGGCTATAGAAGGAGTATTACAGGACTCCGCTACATAGAGAAGCCCAGAGTCTAGGCCAATAAATAGAGAGGCACGTGATAGAACTGTTCGGCATACTCCTGGAGCCATTCCTAATACCTTAACATCAGCACTGTTTACTTGCTTGTCTTTTGGCCCGCCTACTTGTACTATCCCGACCCCATAGGTACGCCTTAGTCTTATAGCCAACTCATTGAAGCTCTCTATGGGCCAGTCCTTGGAGTTCCAACCGGCAGTGGTATGCATGGCTACATACTTTTTGCCATCTAGCTTTGCTAATATCTCTTTGGCCTGGTGCTCTTCCTCAGCCGTATGGTACATATGTATATGCTTGTCTAATAGGGGAATAGATAGACCAATATCTGCGCGGCGTGCGTAGTAGTCGATGAAGTGATCGTTCTGAGTTTCTTTCCTGTGGTGCCAAGCAGTATCCATATTATTGGCCATGGCCATAGGACATAAGTGATCAGTAGGATTATCTTCTAGAAATCTATACACGTCCATGTAGCATCCATCCAATGTATGTGAAGAATGTCTACCATCTTCGGGAGCCTTATAGGCAATTATCTGGTTGATTTCCTTATTGCCTTTGAGAAGTGGAGCGTACTTCTCTCCGGTGTGGAATCGAATAATGGCGTCTGGATACTTCAACCGGATAGCATGAACAATAGGAGTGACGCAGAGTACGTCCCCTATTGTCCTAAACATAACTAGATCAATAGTCTTTAGAGCCATTGAGGATCAACTCCCACACTATTAGTTGACTCATAGTAGTCAATCTCGTACGTTAACATCCTTTTCTTTCCTTCACCAGGAGCAGGATCAGGATTGACAGGCTTGTATACTAGCACGTTCTTGATAAGCATCTTCTGCTTTTGCTTGTTCTTTCCATATGGACTTAGAACAGGCTCAACTGTAGCCGCAGTATCCTTATCTGGAAGTCCTACTGCTACATTTAGGATGACAGGTTTCTTGCCTACCAGCCAGCAGATCAGCTTATTGCGGATCTTATCTATTAGTTTCATTGTCCCTCTCCTAGGAATTTCTTCTCTATCCTCAGCATGTTATCTATAATGCACCTGGCAGAACGTTCCCAGGTAAACTTAGAGGCATCTAGTAGAGCCTGCCTTCCAAGTCTTTTAAGCAGATCCCCGTCTTCAACAGCTCGTAGCATCAGTTCTCCGAGATGTTGTTCGTCGGGCTCCCACCAGCTATGACCACTCTGGAGGGGTTCTCTGAGTAACCAGCGTACATCATCAATCTTCTTCTTAGTAGATCTTATTAGGAGAGAGTTCTTTTCATTACAGAAGTCCATATGAGCAGTTGCGTTGGTGACAATGACAGGCACTCCACTAGCCATAGATTGTAGGACTGGAAGATTCCAACCCTCACCCTTGGTAGGGATGACATAGCAGTCGGCGGCCCTATAGAGGCGAGCCATCTCTTCTTTGCTATAGTCATTAGCCATCAGCCACACTCTAGCATTTGAATTACATTGTTCCTTGATATACTTAATCCTTTTTTCGTGTCGCTCCACAAGTTCTTTCTGACCCTGCGCATGGTAGTATTTTGGTACGTATGTCTTAAGCAGTAGGACAACATCACTTCTGTTGTTGAAGTTCTTACAGAACGAACGTAGTAGGATGTCATATCCTTTGGATTCTTTTAAGTCCATTACACTTAGGAATACAAACTGTGGTCGTTTCTTTAGATGCATTGGTTCTACATCAGGGTTATAAGTCTTTAGATTTACACCCAGGGGGACAGTATATAACTTCTCTCTTGGGATACCTCCGTTGCTAAAGGTGTCCACGTTGAATGTAGAAGGAACCCATACTTCATCTACGGGGCCCTGTTTTACGATCTCGGTCCATAGCCACGGGATACTATCTGTCTCAAACATCGTAAAGATTATATTAGCTAATGCCGTCTCGCAGACATGTGTGTAATGTGGTGGCTGCCTCATTAAGACATTAATACAGTCCATGCTGTCAAGACTTGTTCTAGATGCTTCAGATAAGATCGCGCCCATCTCTTGATCGACCGAGCTAGGATTGAATGGTGGATCAGTAGGAATGTTGATAGGATCAATCTGCACTGGGACTCCAGCTTTATATAAGGCGCTTACGACTTCTCTTGAGGCCTGACTTAGCCCAGAGCTATCTGTAAAGCATCCCTTGATTCGTATCCCCACGTTAGTCATCCTTATATCTCCCTGTATTCGACAGCATCTTTCGCCTTCTGACTCTCTATATACATGTGGTCTATTAGCTTCTCCCATTGGGGAATCATATTAGTCCAGTCAAACTTGACAGCTGCTCTCCTGGCATTGGCGCCATGCTTTCGCACCCACGCAGGATCCTCGGCGCACTTATTCATGAGCTGAACTAAGTGCCTACAGCTTATCATAGCCCTTCTAATATGGCTACCATTCTCGACAAAGAAGTTGGCTATGCCTATTAGCTCACCGGCATTGTTATTCTTAACTAGCTCGGGAGCTGTTGAATACCCAGTGATTAAGTTAGGCAGGCCACAGGCCATGGACTCTACTGTAGGGATCCCAAAGCCTTCACCGGTAGCAGTATTGACATGCACATCCATGGTGGCATAGATCTTCCGGAGGTTCTCTCTGGAGATGCTGTTCTTTGGAGTAACCCCCGTATTGGTAATATGAACAAGGTCGGGGTTCACCCTGAACTCAGCTAAGAGCTGCTTAATGTTCCAGCCGCTATCTACGTTGGACATATGCAATAGGAGCCTTGACTTAGGGTGTGTCTTGTAGTGCTCCATGTAGGATTCAATAAATGCGGGTATATTCTTTCTTGGCTGGTTACGGGCGACCATACCAAAGACGAATACATCTGGGTCTCCAAAGAGTTGCTTCTTGAATTCTTTACGGTCGCTGACAGGAATGTCAGCAGACCAGAAGGGGAAGTCAATACCATGGTAGATCATGGGTGGGTCTACCTTGATATATTCTGCAGTTGCCTTCTGGCCAAAGATACTATAGGCAATGGGAGTATCAAAGTTCCTAATTGCGTCTATGAATACTGGCGGGATGGGGATGCCATCAATTGGATAGTAGCCGGCAAGGTGGAAGTTCTTCCTGGCTGGATGTTTACATATCCACTGGAAGAAGTATATATCTGCGAAGCAGACTACAATGTCGGGCTTGAAGTATTCTTCAAGCTCTGTGAAGTTCTTCTTTCCGTGGCGGTCTTCATGGCTATCCGCCTTCTCATCACAGCCCGTACCGACAAGGCGGTAGGGGACTAGTGCTGACCCCACTGACTGGTAGGGATACTTGGGGTTGTCCTTAATTAGTGGCTCCTGCCATCCTTGACAAAGGATGTCATACTTATCTAGAGCATAGAGTCTTTCTAGAATCTCTCGGGTAATAATCCCGTATCCAGTTCGTACGTTAGGGGATTGCGACATCCATAGTATCTTAGGCTTTGCCATTTTCTTTTGGACTCTCTTCTGGTTTCTTATCCGGAACCTTTGATACGATCTTATCGGCTAGGCCTTTTTTATTGGCCTGCCATACGTTGCCCTGATCATCAACAATAAACTTGACCTTACCATCTTTGGTTCGTCCTCTAACTGCCATGTTGAACTCCCCTGGGATTAAGATTGCAGCGGCTCATATATCTACAGTGAGTACATAGCCAGCTATAACGCTTATACCTTTGCTTGTTCTTAATGGCTGCCGCTACCGTCTCAGCTGTGGCTAGAGCTTCTTCAACCTGCAGTGGACTGCGATCTACTTTAAGGAGCTTATCTTTTGGTTGTCCATCGAGTACGTAGTAATAAAGGTCTCCGGTATCACCAATAATATGTTTCCATAGAGTGAGCTCAATCTCATTACCGCCCTGCAGGCCTTGTACAGCTGAGCTGTAATGGGTTAGCTTAATGAAGGAGGGGCGCCCATTTAGCTTGGCATGAATATCGAACTTGCCGCTAATACTCTCTCCTAGCGATAGAGGGATACTATACTGACTCTGAGTAGCTACAAGCTTAAAGTCTATGCTAGAGAAGTAGTGGACCATCTCTTCTAGGTTTCTCTTTGCTGTTGATACAGCTGATTCCTTTTCTCTAGTAGAAGGAGCTACAACTATACCGCTACTAGTCATAGCCATTGGTTCCATCCAGACTTCCTGCCAACGGTTAGAGATCCATCCCTCTCCTGGAGATACGCCATCTCTGGCCCATACGGCAAAGTACTGCTCGGCCACAGCAAGACTACATGTTCTTGTCATGCGGCTTAGAGTAGTACTAAGCTCAGGAGTATTATCTATCCAGCGGAGAGAGTAGTACTCTGGGCAACGGATGAAGTCTTTGATCTCTGATACTATGAGACTCATTTGATTATACCTAGTCTCTTAATGTATTCTAAGTCGTCTGGAAGGGGTGCGATAATACGTGCAGCTAGCATAGATATACGAAGGCTTAGTTTCTTGATACAGTCCCCAATGTGGCGAGATGCGGTAAGGCCATACTTCTGGCCAGCTTCAACCAGCATCTGCCATAAGGTATCGTCATCAACTTGCTTAAGACCTACAATAAAATGCCCGAGCGCCTCAGTCTTGAAAGCCTCTTCGATATAGGTTTTCCCAGACTCAAGCCCAATGAAGACAACGAACTCATCACCGCGGGCACGCATTTTACCCACAGCCATGAAGCGAGCGTCAGTCTCAAATAGAGAAGGTTCTCGGGTGAGCAGTTCGACTTTTAGTAATGACATTACCAGTCCTTATTACGTATTTCTACGCGAGGATTGATAGAAGGCCAACTGTGGCTAGTTAAGACGCTTTATTTGAACTGGCTGCCAGCCAGTACCACGGACCCTGAAATGGGTTAGGCGTCGGCTTTTACAACTGGAGTCACACTAATTGCCTGTGGACCACCTTTGCCATCACCGATCTCATAGGAGACTTCTTGTCCCTCTGTGAGAGTTCGGTAACCCTGCATTGTAATGTTGCTGTGATGGATGAAAATATCCTTGCCACCACCATCCGGAATAAGAAATCCAAATCCCTTAGATGCGTTGAACCACTTTACCTTACCTTTAAGAACATTACTCATTGCGATGTACCTGACCTTTGTTTGATATTTAACTACGCCCTCCCAGGCCAGAGAACTTCTTTTGTTCTCGTGCGTGCTTACGTTCGAGGGCTTCCATTTTAGGGCACTGTTTGAACTTACCCCACTCGGGGTAGAAGTAATAAAACAGTGTGTCTTGGAAGGCGGTTTGCTTATTCTTCCCCACCTTCACTTCGACTATAGGAGCCGGGCGTTCCGTTGGATCGCCAGTTCCGTCCCTATACATCATAACAAGGCCATCTCCTGTTTTCCCTCCCTTATCCTTCCATTCGTTATAGACATGGAGGATAGCGGAAAGGTCATATTCCATCTGTACGGACTCCGAAAGGTCTGAGTTTTCAGGCCTCTGGCCAGCAGGGAGCTTTGTATACTCCATGGTGGCTATGACAGAAACCCTGTATTTCTCAGCTAGGAGCTTGATCTGGCCAGACATCTTCTTGTACCTGATCCTCTCCTCGTTCTCTAGGAAGTCCTGAGACTTATGGAAGTTGTCGAAGATGACCAACATCCTACGGTCAGGATATCTTTCTTTATAGTATTTGATCATTGTTTCAGTGTAGGCAAGGGTTGTCCCGTGGGTAGAATCCTTCACCACAAGCCTTCCCTCATCCAGGAATCGATTGATGTTAACCGCTCCGGTTTTGATCTTCTCGATCGTAGCCTCACCTGCTGCTCGTGCTTGCCGGCGGTTAGTTACTTTGTTGATGTCTACTTCCTGATCGATCGCCACTAGGCGAGAGAAGATAACATCTCGCGGATCGTCAGTGGAGTGCATGAGGACAATGGCATCCTCATTGTTCTTAGCTACGAGGTAGCCGATAGTTGTAACCAGAGAGGACTTGCCGTGGTTAGGTTTGCCGCCCACACCTACGACCCTACTCTCCTGTAGCCCATTGAGAGCCTGGTCTAATTCAAGGAAGCCTGTAGAGAGACCGACAATTGAACTCTCACGATCTGCCCATTCCTTGTAGGCATCTTTGAAAGCGGTCTTGGTTTCGTCTATGCCAACGTTGTCGATCTTGGCAGCTTCTTGGAATTGTTCGATCATGGAAGTATACTGAGTCATGATCTCTCTGGCACTAGTAGGACTACGCTGTAATTCTTTTACAGCAGAGCGGACCATGGATTTAATACGTTCGGAGTTTCTAAACTCTTCCATACGAGCTAGCTGGTCAATCCTACTTAGGATTGCGCCCAGACGAACTCCTGTTTGGTCTGCCAGATCTTTAGCCATGCGCTCTCTCATAAGAACGTTGGGCTCGGTCATAATAAGAGGAACCATAGTGTCGGCAAGTTCTTCAGGGTTCTTATCGCCTTGCTTGATAAGGTCTATTAGGCGCCACTTGAAGCAAGAGATTACAGTGACACCCTTCCAAGAGGCAATGCTTTCCTCGGGAGGAATACTCTTAAGGTAGTCATCAGGGTCCATGCCATCCGGAAGGATCATAATATCTACTGGCATAGGAGCATTCGCGATCACAGAATCTAGCATCCTGCGCACAGATTCGTTCCCGCCATTATCGTTGTCTAGGCAGAGACTCATCTTAGTTATCTTGAGATTGTTAATGAGGTTGATATGCTCTACTGTTAGCGCTGTGCCGCCAATAGCAGCGCAGTTATGAATGCCACGTTCTTGCATTGTGACCCAGTCGGCATAGCCCTCTACGATAATAAGACCACGGTCCTTACTTACGTGACGGCTACTATGGAGGCCATATAGGACTTCACGCTTGCGATAGATCGGACAGGAGTCTGCCGTGTTAATATACTTTACCCCAGCTGCAGGATTATCCTTATCAAACAGAAGGTTACGCGCGGCGAAACCTACAGGCATCCCATGGTGATCGTGGATAGTAAAGATCATGTTGTTTGGATTGAAGAGATTCTTCCTGGCTAGGTCTATCTTCTCTAGATATGGAAGACTATATCCTTTGGCTTGCATGGCATCCATATACTCTTGATAGCTATCGATAATTCCAATGCCATATTTAACACCTACTCCGTCGTCCCATCCTCTCTCTTGAAACTGAGGACAGACCTTATCCATAGTAGAGTATCTAATGAATAGGGCGGCATCTTCATAGGCGCGCTGTACTTCCATTAGCTCTTGCTGCTCAGGAGTCAGTTCGATATCTGGAGGCTCGATCTCGAACCGCTTGCAGAGAGACTTAAGAGTTGTATTAAGGAAGCCGGGCCCAGAGGCAGGAAGGCCTTCTAGATAAGAGGCCGCATGGATGATGGTCCCACTGTGTCCACAGCCGTGGCAATGCCAGATAGTATCATGTGTGTTAGGTACTATATTGGCCGAGGGGGTGGAGTCTTCATGTTGAGGATTGATGCACTGGAACTTGCCGTCGCCCGCGAACTTTACGTTGTGGGCCTTTAAGTAAGGGATCAGGCGCTCTTTTAGATCGTCCATGACAGCTTCGAAGTTGCTGTTTATCATTTATTACTCCATGGGTTATTACGGACCTACCCGTGTAATCTATACCTCCACAGGTATAATGTCAAGTCCTACTTGACTTTTATACCCGAAAGGGTATTATATAACCATCTCGATATAGGAGAACCGATGGCTACGAAACGCACCCCACCAGTAAGTTTGCTGAATCAGATTGATGCCTTCATTACAAACCCTCTGCACTTAGACTCTCGCGCTAGACACTTCTATCCGACACAGGCTTCTTGTATTGACAAAGATGGAAACATGCATGGCTCTTGCCTTCGCGCTGTTGCCTATGATTGGTTTGAGGTTGGGAAGTCCAATCCTCTCAAGGCCGAATCACTATACACCTTTGGTGTTGGCAAGCATATTGAATTAATGCTTGTTGATTGGTGCAAGGAGATGGGTATCTTTGCTGCCCATAACGTTAAGTTCTTTAACCCTGACTTTGGTGTGTCTGGTGAGCTTGACCTAGTTCTTAAAGAATCTCCTGGCTCTCCTATCTTATACGGTGTTGAGTGTAAGACCTCTTATGGAGATTACTTCAAGACAGAGGTTATTACAGGTCGTGCTGGTAAGCCGCCCGCACCCAAAGAGGAACATGTTATGCAGGTAATGATGTACCTGGATAACTTTCCTACCCTTCCATATTTCCGCTTGGTCTATATCGGTCGTGATCGCTTTGATAGAACAGAGTATATTGTTCGTCTCAAAGAGATCGAAGGGGACAAGTATCCCGAGATCACCTATCCCGATGGCAGCAACATGGTCAACTTAAACCTATCCCTAAGTAGGATTTATAATAGGTATGTTGATACCAAGAAGTATGTTACTGAGGGAACTCTTCCACCCAGGGACTATACCCCTGAAATGACTGCTGAAGAAATCGCTGAGGCTGCTGCCGCAGGTAAGATTTCCAAGGCTAAGGTCAAGGCTTTTGAACGTGGAGAGTTAAAGACTGCCGACTGGCGTTGCAGATATTGCAACCATAAAGACCTTTGTCGTGGCATGGAAGATGATGAAGTGAAAGACTTCGTTCCTAGATACAAGAAGGGCGAGTTCTGTGAAGTGGATTACTCCAAGCCCAATGATGGCCGGAAGCCTAATAAGTTAGCCAAGCTCCTAGATTAATTCCAATCCCTAAATAGCTCTGTGATCTTCTTCATGGGATTAAAGGATGCAATCCATTGTGCTATTACTAGCACGAAGGTTACTCCCGTAAATACCAAGAGAAGCTTTGGGTTCATTACTAGGAACACAGCGAAGTACAGGGATACAATACCTACTACCACGCCTATGATCAGATTGGTTAATTTCTCGTCCATTAGAAACCTATCCCTAGTGTAACCATTAGTGGCTGGAAGTCAAACTTCCCCACATTGGATACCGCGAATGATTCTTGTCCACCCACCCAGATATTACCCAGGATATTAAGGTGGCCCCCTAGGGCCGCCGTCTTGTTATCCGCAGTCAGAGAGTTTGTTGTGAAGCCAGCGTAGAGCATACCCTTGTTGCGCTTAGTTACAGTGACCTTTTTATATTTCTCTAGTTCTTCTGTTAACGCAACTACTCTGGTCTTCAGCTGCAGGTTCTCCTGCTTTACAATCTCTGTATCTGAGCTTGCTTGGGTGGTGCTAGTATATTCCCATTCATAGATGGGGTTGCCGTGGGCGTCTAGGCACGGAGCATTCCCACACATCTTAACTCTCTTAGCCTTGTTGACCAACTTGCTATACTGAGTCTTTATACTTTGGTTCTCAGTGGTCAGCTTGCTGATCTCTTGATCCTTGGTAGTAATGGTAGTCTTGACCTTGGTTAGTTCCTCAGTAGTCTTCTTGAGGGTTGGCGCTAGCCATCCCACTAGGGCTAACAAACATACGATTATAGAGCCTATAACAACGTTCTTGGTATTCATCACATCTCCTATCAGATCGTCCAAATGCGGGCCACTGGGACGTTATTTCGAGCCCTTCCAGGGCCATAGGCTACGTATTTCTGCGGCTATTCCTATCGAAAGAGCCACTAAGAAGAGTATCACTCCTAATGGAATACTGACCCCCAGAAGGAATAGCTTAGTCTTAAGGCTGTACGGTTGGGGTTGAATTACCATCTGTAGCATCCTTTTTAGGGGCACCAATCTTCCCACTTGATAACCAACAGGCTATGGCTTCCATTAATGGACCCACATATTTTCTCATACACCAGTTCATCCAGGCCAAAGCATTTAACCCTACTACCATAATAACGGCAACATCTGAAGCAAGCTTGCCTTTATCTAAAAGATACCAGGTCATCCATGTTGATATCCATACGAAGATAGAAGCCTTAGATGGTAGGTCTACTAAGAAGAGTTGCTTTAGCCTATAGATGAATACCTTCCAGGCCGATACTCCTGGGGCGCCCAGGATGGGTTCGTGATTTGCTATAGTTGAATTGCGTTCTGTTTCTGTCATTAGATAAACTCCTCGAAGATCTCTAGATCAAACTGGTTCTTACCCATTTTGTCCATAAACTTGTCATAGGCTTGAGTTGAATTAAAGATACCCCACTGTACCTTGTTCCCATTCTTCAGACATAGTCTTGGCTCTATAACTGTTCCTAGCAGGATGCAGCCCTCTATATCAGAACAGAAGCCAAGCTTTTTATCTCCACACCAGTTCCCTTTATGAATACGTACCCCTGTTCGCCTATCGCTTTCAACATGGAGAAGCTGAAAGGAGCCTAATGGAAACTTCAGAGAGGTTGTGAACTGGCAGCGGTATACTCCTGCTGGAATGCGTGAGTACTCGGTATCTGTCCATCCATCCTTATTGATATCTCTGAACGGAAGTTCGCCTGTCTTGAGTGTAGTAAGTGGGTCGATAATGAGTCGCCCAAAAGTACCCTGGTCGCTTTGTCTTTCTCTTACCAAAGAGATAGTTCGTATTCCTATGCCCATGGTTAACTCCCGTAGGGCTATAGTAGTTGACGACTATATCTTAACTTGTTTTGATATGCTTTAACACTTCCTCTGGTTGGACAAAAGCTTCCGCATTATACGGTACATCTTCCCACATATTAAACTGGTCTTTTCTTATGTATTCCCGGCCTTTTAACAGGTTAGTATTTTCGGCATGTCCAAAGATAAGGGGGTCGCCGAGACCCCATAGGACGATGGCCTTGACGCCTATTGACCAGCAGAAGTGCTGTAGAAAGCTATCACAGCATATCACATGCTTAGCTTCTTTAAGCATCTTTTCCAGTTTATCTAGGGGCTCCTTGACTACTTCAATAATCTCGTAGTCCTTAGAGAGAAGCTCTATAAGCTTATCCCAGTAAGGGTAATCCTTGGCGCTACGGTTGCCGTTGCGTAGTTGTCGGACACCCCTAGATATAATGATAACTGGATTGGCCATTAGTTGTTAGACCTTGTTAACGAAAGGACTGGGCTTATCCTGATTGATTAACTCAGGAGTGTTACAGTCCCACGGTTTGTCCTCGTAGGTTCCATTCATAATAGCCCACTTCAGTTGACTATCTTGAAGGATTGCCTGAGGAGTAATAACTTTATATGAGTAGAAGTCTTTGACTGTATTCCATAGCAGCCAGTTATAGTTCAGCCCATCATTTGCGATATGTAGGCGAACTACTCTAGGCTGTTCTACTCTTCGGCTCATACCATAGATGAAGGTTAGCTCTGGAACTATGAGAGCTCCGAGGGCCCTATTGCCATCATATATCCTTGGCATATATTGGGCCATTAGCTTATTGTATTCTTCAATAAGCTGGACTCCCATCTTTTCCACAGCAGGGTCTACTTTCCACACTATGCGATGGTATACTGTATCGCGTTTGCGTGGCCCATAACCAATAATGGATCCAGAGCTACCACAGCCAGAGGGGCAGATCCCTTCATAGCCGTCGTAGCCTTTATATCCACTCCAGCCGCTTATACCGGAATGCCCGTAGTACACTTCTTGGACAGCGGTATTAGTTTCAGCAGCGCATGCTACACAGACGATATTACCTGTGAGGTAGGCTAACTCTACTAGGTTCGGGAAGTTATACTTATACTTGCCCAGCGCTTCCCATATCTTCTCTAGAGTAAAAGGCTTGGCATCAGATCCATGATTCCATAGTTCCCCACTAGCCAGGCAGCTAGTTAGAATATCCCTACGGTATGGAAGGATCTTCTTGACTTCAGACCCGTCGGCTAGCGTTAGCCGTCTTTCTACCTCGGGACCGAAGAGAGGACTTGAACAGACATTATGTATGATTTCAAAAGTCGGAATGTCTGTCTTGACCATCTTGATTATTTCGGGGTTAAGCTGTAGATTCCTTAGAAGCTTGAAGTATCTTACAAGCTTCGGAGACTTATAGTAGTATCCTTCTAGTGGATAATCCTTTAGAGCCTCCTCGGGAATCTTAGACTCAGCTAGCAAGTCTTCGATGACAGGCAGAAGAATGTTTTCCTCATAGGCAGGATATCCCTCGCTTGTATCGCGGATTACATTCTCCAAGGCGAAGAAGTAAACCGAGTTATCTATTTCTATGTTCTCTATTTTCATTGTACAATCCTCTTTAGGTTTTATTTATCTTTCCACTTTCCCTGAGAACGCACAGGGTCTAAAGGGATTGATGATTAGTCAGTTACTGCTTTAGCCGCAAGACATGCGGGGCAAATATCAGGTATGTCTTCTGTTGGGAACTCGGCTGGCCGAATCGGAACAGTATATTTAAGCCCTTCTTCTGTTGCTACCTCTGCAAAGCCTTTGCCACAAAGAGTTTTACATCCCTCAGCTTCACTATGGTTATGATTCCATGTCCAATAATAGAATGTAATCCTGTCTACTAAATGAGTCATATCTCTACCCCATACATCTTGTTTTAAAGTTACTATTCCTTTTACCGGCTTCTGCGTTGGCTTCTTCAGGCGTAGCAAACAAGTTACTTTCAATAGCAGATGTTGTACAAATCTCAGGACACATGCCACAACAGTAGGCTGTTATTTTATAGACGGGTTCTTCAAGCTCTGGCGAGGCATCGACGGCTAAAACTGCCCCCTTATACGATGCGTGGCCCCACCCCTCTTCACACTTGGCAATATGGCATACAGTGTCACCTATTTTAAACTTAGGTAGTCCTCGAGCCGGTTTTGAGTCACGATATACTTCGTCCCCACTTAGGCTGTTGCGTACTGAGCCAATAGTCGGGTTATTTACTTTATAGGCTTGCTTAAGTCCTGAACTTGGCCACCTGTAGTCAGTCATATCTCTACTCCGTACATCTGGGTATAGGCGTACTTGATTTCTTTATCTTTCCATCCTTTATCTATGCACCACTTGAAGATATTATGTCTCTCTGGGTTACATATCTTTTGGCCCTCGGCTAGACTAATGCATTTCTCTTCAGGGAATAGCTCCGGATAGCATACGGCTAATGTCACACTCTTATACTTTGCCTTTATCTTAGGGAGGATAGTCTTAAAGACTATATGGTCTCCCATACCAGAATCTAAATAGCAAACCTTATGGCCTTCGTATTCTCGTAGTGTCTCTTGATATGCTATCTCATCGTGGTCCCAATCTTCTTGGGTTCCCGATATTCTTATGCCTCCAGTAGAGGCCCTAAAATGGTATGTTACTGCGGCAGCATCTACCAGTAGTCTAAATCCCTTTTTGAATATCCCATAGGTATGCAGGGTCTCTTCGCGATGGGCTACCTGACTTAGAGATGTATCGAAGTCGTGGATGCCTTTACGATACAGATAGGAGCTATAAAGGTGCTCGCATCTTTTAACTCCAGACCAAACAAACCACTGGCAGTTTCCTAGGCCTGTATTCTCTATGGTGTTGGCAGGGAAGTCAAGGTGCTGGGCGCCTGGAGGAAGGACTAGGCCGGCGACGGCGCCTATGCCTTTATCACTAATCAGCCTAAGCTCTAGGATCCTTAGAACATCAGGCTCTGCTATTTCGTCATCGTCGATTCTCCAGATCAGCTCCTGTGCCTTATCTTGAATCATCTGATGTCCCCAGTGCTGCCCACGGCGATACCCATAGATGACTTCGTTCTCTATTCCCTTAAGAAACATAAGATGGAACATAACTGCAAAGGCAGGGTTCTCTCTGAGGTCAACTCGTTCAATTGAATCATCATAAATGATTATCTTATTGGGGGTGCGGGTCTGGTTAATAACAGACATAAGCGTTAATGGAAGAAGATGGTATCTATCTTTCGTGCATATGTCTACTGTAATGTGAGGCATGTTATGTCCCGTGAACAAATCTAGCGTACTTAGTAGTTAGGTTATCATAGATATACTTAGGGTAAGCTTCCTGGGTGATTGCTACAAACTCATATTCAATAGGTCTATCATAAAGATCCTTGCCAGCCTTGACTATCTCTTGTAGTCGAGCTCTGTCCTTAAACCTATCTTGGTTAAGATCCTGGTGGGCAGTAGATTCAATCTTACATATGATGTCATCTATACTACCCATATAGGAAAAGTGCCAGCCCCCATTGGAGAGAAGTTGTGTGCTTCTATCGTAGTTGGGGACGTAGCGGACCTCACACGGGGTCATCGCTTTCATTATGCCCCAAGGTATGATGCGAGTCCAGTCCCACTTATCCTTTGCACGAAGGTTTAAGCCATAGTAAAAGAGATCCATTGAGAATGCGTTGAGGCCTGTGGCGGGGTTATATCTGCGCACAGCATCTGCACTCGGGATCTCATCCGCATCGCCTATGATAATAACATCTTCGTCTTTACATATGCCTATAAGAGCAGTCTTGAGATGATCCCTTTGGCGGCGCTCTATGTACCACGACTTCTCGGTAGGCTCGGTCATCTCCTCAAGATCTGGATAGTCATCTAATACAACATGGATAACCTTGCTTAGGTATTTCTTGAACCGCTCTTCGTTAAGCTTAAAGTATAGGGGCTTGGGCTTGAAGCCGTGAGTTAGCGTGGCTTCACAGATCACAAAATGATCTACCACATCCCATAGCTCTTCAAACCTGGCTTCTAGTAGGTCGAGTTCATTATAGAAGGGAAAGCAGTCGTACACCTTCCCCTTCTTTGCGGCAATAGACTTAATGTCTTTCCTATTGCAGTACCAGATGGTTGTATTCTCACCTATATAAAAGAGGTTGAACTTCTCAGTTACGGCTCTGCCAACTCCCTCCCACGCTCCCATATCATGACCACAAAAGATGGTGTCATCTTCTACTAGTCGAGACCAAGCATCTATGTCAGTACTGACACCTTCGTACGTATGGTCGGCGTCGATAAAGATCATGTCGGGCTTGATACCCTTCTCAAGTAGAAGATCTGAGGCATTCTTGGAAGTCATGCGCAGTGGGATGATCTTCCCTTGTTGGATGAGGTCTAGATTATTTTGCAGGAATTCATAGAAGGCGTGGTCTCCTTCTTTCCACTTAGCAGAGCTATGGCTAGTATCCTGTTCGGCAGGACTTCCAGCCCAGGTATCCACACAGTAGATAACTCCGCCCTCCATTAGATTATCGCCTAAGACTCTTGATGATCGGCCATGCCAGGAACCTATTTCGACAATAACCTTTCTCTTCTTGGCTTCCTTGCCTAGCCAGCGCAGTTCGCTATCAGCCATATATCCATCACATTGAGAGGCTTTAGATAAGTCGATTGGGTTATAACGCTCTTTAAGTATTGCATCATTGCGAGCCATTAGCTCTGCCCAGCCCGTGTGATGCTTAAAGGTTTCGTTGCCGGCATGGTACATGGGGTAATCACTGACCATCCGCTTTTGGTCCTGATCTAGATAATCAAAGGTTGTTTTAAGGGGGACAGTCTTGAAGCCTGCGTCTTGAGCGCGGGCACAGTAATCAACATCCTCATCAAACCCTGGCGAGAAGATCTCATCCAGATATCCGATGGTATCAATGACCTTGCGCTTGATACAGACACAGAAGAAGATCAGGAACTGACGGTTGGCGGCGGCATTATAGGAAAGCATGGGGCCAGTGATACCAATAGACTCATCTGTTTCGAAGGGCTTTAGTAGATCATTAAGCCACTTGTTATGACCTTGACCTAGGTCGAGGATCTGGACATCGTTGTTAAGCGGGATAATATATTCGCCCGTTGCTATCTTCATGCCCTCATTAGTTGCCTTGGTATATCCAAGGCCCTCATCAAACCATAGGAGTTTGAATGGCGAAGGCTTCACAACATGTCCAGTATCGTCTGGATCTTCGATACCCCTTAGTCTATATTCTAGGCTTTGCACGTATTCTTTAGTATTATCTGTACAACCATTGGCAACAATAATTACCTCGACATTGGTAAGGTCTGTATATTTTATGATGGATTCTAGGCAGGGCTTGAGGAGGTCGTCGCAGTGGTTATAAGTGGGAATAACAATAGAGCATTTAGGCATAAGAAGATAGCTCCCAGCAAGAATTTCCTATATATTATATGATAAT